CGCGGCATCCGCAACCGGCATCAGAGGCGCGGCATCCGCCACCGGCTACGGCGGCGCGGCATCCGCAACCGGCATCAGAGGCGCGGCATCCGCAACCGGCGTCAGCGGCGCGGCATCCGCAACCGGCATCAGAGGCGCGGCATCCGCCACCGGCTACGGCGGCGCGGCATCCGCAACCGGCGTCAGCGGCGCGGCATCCGCAACCGGCGTCAGCGGCGCGGCATCCGCAACCGGCGTCAGCGGCGCGGCATCCGCAACCGGCATCAGAGGCGCGGCATCCGCAACCGGCTACGGCGGGGTGGCTCTGGCCTCTGGCCTCTATGGCCGAGCTTTAGGCGCTGAGGGTTGTGCCCTCTTCCTTGTGTCGCGCAACCGCGACGATATGTCAATTCGCCACGTGTGGGCGGGCGTCGTGGGGCGTGACGGCATTAAGCCAAACACTTGGTATAAGCTAGATGAGACCGGAAAGCCGGTTGAAGCACCATGAGCCAGCCACGCGGGCTGCGTGATGACGAGGTCGATGCGCTTGGCTTTGGCTTCCACAGGAGATGAATGGATGCGCAGTAATCTGGTTGATCTCGCAGGTGAAATAATGGCGCAGACCGAGAAAGCTATTCAATTCTTCGATGGCGACCGCAAGGTTTGGCTGCCGCGCTCGCAAATTGAAATCAACGATGACGGCACCATTACGATGCCGGAATGGCTCGCCAAAGATAAGGAACTAACCGATCCTGTGCGTTGACTTCGACGGTGTGATCCACAGCTATACGAGCGGGTGGAAAGGTGCGTGCAACATTCCGGACCCGCCGGTGAAAGGCGCACTAACCTGGCTCTACACGGCCGAATGGTGGTAAGGATGCAAAAAATTGACAGTCTCACGCCCGAGCAATCCGCTCGAATGGCAGAGTTTAGCGATAAATGGATCAAGATCGGCCTGTCAACGGAGCCGGCGGATCGCCCAAAGGCGGAAGCTGCCATAGCTATAATTTACAAGATTGCTGGTCTTAAAGCCCCTCGAATCATTTGGTGTTCATCACCTATGGCGATGGCCTTAACGCGGTTTGTTGTTCAAAAGGTTGACAGCGTTGGGGCCAACGTTTGGCCCAGCGTTGAGGCCAGCGTTCGGGCCAGCGTTGCGGCCAACGTTTGGGACAGCGTTGCGGCCAGCGTCTGGGACAGAGTTGGGGCCAGCATCGGGGTTAGCGTTGCGGCCAACGTTTGGGAGAGCGTTGGGGCCAGCATCGGGACTAGCATCGGGGCCAGAGTTGGGGTCAGCGTTCGAGACAGCGTTCGAGACAGCGTTGGCCCCAACGTTTGGAGCAGCGTTCGGGACGGCGTTCGGGACAGAGTTTGGACCAGCGTTTGGACCAGCGTTCGGGACAGCGTTCGGGACAGAGTTTGGGACAGCGTTCGGGACAGCGTATACGGGCAGCACGAAGCAAATTGGCTTGCTTTTTATGATTTTTTTAGAACTGTTTTGGGTCTTAAAAAGCAAACCGAGAAATTGGAGGGTTTGGTTAGGCTAGCGACCTCCGCCGGATGGGCGCTTCCACACTCGTCCGTCTGCTGGGTTTCCGAGCGCCATTGTGTAGTTCGTCAGGATGATCAGAAACGCATACATTGCGAAGACGGTCCCGCGATCCTCTACCCGGATGGCTGGGCAATTTATGCTTGGCACGGCGTGACGGTGCCTTCTGAGTGGATTACCGATAAATCATCGCTTTCCGCCTCTACCGCTCTCGGCTGGAAAAATATAGAACAGCGGCGCGCCGCTTGCGAGATAGTCGGTTGGGATCGCATCCTGGGTGATGAATTAAACGCTAAGACGATCGATAAAGACCCCGACCCGGAGATTGGGGAACTCATCGAAGTTGTTTTACCAGACGCGGGACCTGCGAGATTTATCCGCGTCCTCTGTGCGACCGGCAGACGATTTGCAATTCCTGTCCCCGTTACCCTAAGCACGGCGTTAGAGGCCAACGCCTGGACTTACGACATTCCCGCCCCACTGCTCACAAACAAGGAAAATCGGACATGAAAACAGTCACCTACAGACCGTCATTTCAGGGCGATGTTATGCTTCGTCGTATCGATACGATCCCGCAAACGGCAAAGCCGGCCGCGCCCGAGAACGGAAACTACGTGGTAGCGCATAGCGAGACCGGGCATCATCACGTCGTAAAAGAAAGGGGTGCCAAACTCCTTATCGACGAAACCAACAAATTCATTGCCTACCTTGAAGTGGCCGAACCAACCGTATTGGAGCATCTACGCTCGTTCGATACCCACGAGTCGTACATGCTAGAGCCGGGCAAATATGAGATTCGGAGGCAGCGGGAGCATACTCCGGAAGGATGGCGCCGGGCGCAGGATTAGAGCGATGTCACCGCCTCGATATACGGTCCACGCTTTGCCGGGGAATATCGGCAGACCGGGCGCGGCCGAATACATAATTTTTGACACTTTCGTCAACGCGCCGGTCACAGAGATGATTGATCCGCGATGGACCGCGCAGACTGCCGCGGCGCAGGCCAAGCGAATGAACGAAGCTTATGAAGCCGCGATATGTGGAGTGACTGGAGATGATGTTTCGGGTCATAGTTGCCCTGTGTATAAGTTCGTGGTCCATAGCGGCCCATTCTCAGACTATTGACGGAACCAAAAATATAATCGTAGGCTGGGATGCTGGAACTACTATAGCACCCCATGAGTTCGGCAGCGCGGCTGGCGCGTCTAGTCTCTTGAATGCTGCGTATGCTGGCAACGTGGATCGTCCACCGCAGTACTTAAAGATCGTTCTTATTACCATCTCTCTTAGCGGTTTTCTGATGTCTTGCATATTAGGACTCAAAGGCAACGGCAATGCGTTTTATCTGGTCGGCGGTTGGATCATCGCAGTCGTGTCCGGGAGTGCTGTCGTTTGGTGGTGGGTCTGACGTGTTGTCATGACAGGCTCAACGACAATCAAGGCACTGACAGTAGCAACTGCCCTCATCCTTTCCGCCGGTAGCAGCCTAAGCAATCCAGCCTATAAATGTTGGACAGATAAAGAAATAGAAAATAAGGCGCACGAAGAGGGCGGTATTCTTCATTTTCTTGGGGCACATTTATACTTGGAGGTAAATAGACAATGGTATGAAGATCGCGGGTGCTGGGTTCGGCTCGATGCGCCGCCAATAGGAGCGACAAGCTGGGCAGCAATGGCGGACAGCCACGATTCTGCGCTCGCTAACGCTGAGGCGTCCATTGAGCGCTCCCGTTTTTTGAGCCTGATTACCTTCGGCTTGGTCGCCATATGGCTATGCCTGCGCGTTTTGAGGCGTCTGGGTTGACGACCGGATGAAACGAGTCTTGCAAAAGGTGCGTAACCATGACTAATTACGATGTAATCGACAGCGCTGCTGTACCGATTAAGTGCTGGACGCGTGGCGTTCCGGTAGAGGACGTTGCGCTTACACAACTCCGCAATGTTGCAGCGCTTCCTTTCATTTATCGGCATGTCGCTGTAATGCCCGACGTTCATTGGGGGGTCGGAGCGACCGTAGGCTCTGTTATCGCCACCCGAGGGGCGGTGGTTCCCGCAGCGGTCGGCGTTGATATCGGATGCGGCATGGTAGCTGCACGCCTATCGCTAACGGCGAGCGATTTGCCCGACAACCTGTCTGGTATCCGAAGCTCGATCGAGGCTAACATTCCGCATGGACGCACCGCTAACGGTGGTGTCAACGATCGGGGTGCGTGGGGCAACGAACTGCCAAAGGCGGTCCTCGGTGCTTGGAGCCCGACTTGTTATCACCGCTTGCGAAACATTGTCGCCAAACACCCTAAGTTGTTGAGTTCGGCCGAGCGCGCCCCTCATCACCTCGGTACGCTTGGAACTGGAAATCATTTCGTCGAACTCTGTTTGGACGAGGATCAACGCGTTTGGCTTATGCTTCACTCCGGTTCGCGCGGCATCGGGAATGCGATCGGCCGCTACTTTATTGACCGCGCCAAAGAGCATATGCGCCGCTGGTTTATAAGCCTACCTGATGCCGACTTGGCATATCTGCCTGAGAACACTTCGGATTTCGATCACTATATGGAAGCGGTTGGCTGGGCACAGGATTTTGCCGCAGCCAATCGACAAATTATGTTGATGGCCGCTTTTCAAGCGGTAGTTGGCATTTTACAGCGCCCGGACATAATTTTCACCGAGGAAGCAATAAATTGTCATCATAACTACGTTTCTCGCGAAAACCATTTCAAAGCCAATGTTCTTGTTACGCGCAAAGGCGCAGTGCGAGCGCGCGAAGGAGACCTGGGGATAATTCCCGGCTCAATGGGAACACGCAGCTATATCGTAAGGGGCCGGGGCAATCCCGATAGCTTTACCTCCTGCGCCCACGGTGCCGGCCGGGCGATGGGGCGGCGTGAGGCGGAGCGGCGCTTTACCCTAGATGACCATGCAGCAGCTACCGCGGGCGTAGAATGCCGCAAGGATGCGGGCGTGCTTGACGAGACTCCGGGCGCCTACAAGGACATTGACGCGGTTATGGCTGCCCAAACCGATTTGGTCGAGATCGTCCACACTTTGAAGCAGGTTGTCTGTGTCAAAGGCTAGCTGCAAAATAACGCTTTACTTTAGCCTGCGATAAGCCTAGAAATCTCTAACGGATCAGAGAACGCTGGAGACGCCCCATGACCGACCTGAGCCACTTGGACGCCCTAGCCGGGAAACTGGCCGCCGCAATGAAGCCCGCACCCAAAACGAGCGGGCCTTTCGCGAGCTCGAGATTGCCGCTGACGATGGAAGAAATTCTTATGAGCGATGATGAATTGCTCGCGGAATTGAAGGAATAGGCGATGATTAAGCTCGATCGCACCATAGCGCGGTCCGTCGCTTTTGCTGTCGGCGACAGGCATCGCCGGGATAATGGCCGCATCAATCGGCCTTGGGATGAGTCAGATTGGAATGCGGCATGTGATGAATACGATCGGTTGATGGACATCATCGAGGCAGTCGAAACGCAGCAGGCTGGGCCTGAGCTTCCGACGGTTTTAAGCGAAAGACAGAATGAAAAACCAATTCTTGATTATATTTCTAAGTGGCCCGAGGGGGTGGATGGCTTTACCGCCGGCTATCTCGGCGGAGCCGAATGGGGTGTCCCCGAAGAATATTACCGCAAGGATCGCATAAAGGGCTGGTTTCCTGATGCTATCGAGCGGGCAAAACGCGAGTGTCGAGAGTTTCAGGTGGCCAATGTGGCGGACTTGGACCTTTACTACCAAATGGCCGGGCGTTATATCGGCCGAGCTGGCCGTAATTTCTGGCTCGCTCGCAACACTTGCATCACCGGCTTCTGGGAAGACTTTGATGCAACTAAATATCCCGATGGGCGAGCCATAATCGACAGGCTGACCACGGCTGCGCGGGCTACCGGCTCGCGCCATGTTTGCGTCGCTGAGAACGGCTACATGTACCTGCATTCTTTCTGACAATTTCGAAAGCCGATTGCATGCTGTGTGGCCCGCTACCTTGCGTTGGCTGGGGTCTGGGGCTTTCGGCTGGCAGTAAGGAAGGTTGCTGTCCACGGTGTTGGTTTGAGCCAAGCGTGTGGGTGAGTTGCTCGCCGGCGGCGGCGGTGGGGCTTCAAGCATGCGCGGCCTTTTGTCGAAGGGGGATAACCCATGACGAAGTACAGCAACCCGAGGCTGCGGGCGACGGTTGAGAACTGGCCGCTTGGCCGCCACAAGCGGGGTACGGCCGTGTTTTGGATCCAGACAGACATACGACGGGGCCAGCGGGCTTGCCGGATTACGACGGGGGCGGTGAAGAAGCTCGCTTACGCACGGAAAGTTCGGATCGTCGATGGCGACGACGGGCGCATTTATATCATCATGTTGACTAAACCCGGCTTCATAGTGGTTGACCGCAGCGACATGAGGTTCAGCGAAGAGGCTATTTTCCCGACGATCGGCTACGGCGACGAGAGATCTAACGATCCGCGGTTTGCGGAGGTTATGGCGCTGTTCGACGCGGAGGTACCCGCATGACGGAACCTCGCCCTCTTACGCTCGTGCAGTTCGCTCACGAGCGCGGATTGGTTACGACCGCTGATGTGGATGGCCACATTCACGCTGGGCTGCGCTCTATGCCTACGACCAAGACTTACGCGCGATGGAACGCAGCCGCTCTTGCGAAATTGCAGGCGGATAGGGACGCGACAACGGCCGCTTACAGGGCGGCCATTGAGGCCGGCGAAATACGTGAGTTTACCCGTGCGGAACGATTGGAATTGCAAGCAAACGGGCACCCGGACAACGAATCCACCCGCGCCGCTCAGCGGCTTCTGGCCAAAAGGAAGATGACGGAAGATGTTGATAGGTTTGGACTGTCTGCACAGAGCAATGATACCTCTCCGCCCCATGCGTTCCCACCAGAAAGCCGCATTTGATGCGAGTTGGGATAAACCCTATTGGGGCTATCTGTTTGACCCCAGGGTTGGCAAAACCAAGGTTGTCCTAGACGTGCTCGCGGCCAATTACCCGGCGCGTGTCAACGCGGCGCTGATCGTTTCCTATCCCAGCGGCGTCAATCGCGTCTGGGGAGAGGACGAAGTTCCAAAGGATATCCCGTCTGCGCTTAATCCGGCCACCGTGGTTTGGCGCTCGGGAAAGATGGAGTCCAAACTATCAAAACAAAAGCTATCTGAGCTTTTGATTTGGGACGGTCTCACAATCCTATCGGTAAATTGCGAGGCGATCATAACCGAGGGCTGCTGGAAATACGTCCAACGCTTTCTTGACAAGCGCCGAGTATTGGTCTGCGCCGATGAATCTAGTTTTATGGCGTCTCCTGGCGCAGCCCGCACCAAGCGCATGCTTGCGATCGGGCGTCATCCGAACGCTGTCATGCGGCGCATTACGGACGGCAGCCCGGTAGACGAGTCAGCCCTTGATTTGTGGGCACCCTGCGCCTTTCTGGGCGGCCGCGGCGAGCATCCTCTAGGCTTTCGTACCTTTTATGCTTTTAAGGCTCGGTATGCCAAGCTCGATAAGGGCTATGCAAGGGGCCGGCAATTTGAAAAGGTCGTCGGTTATCGCAACCTGGAGGAGTTGAGCGAGAAACTAGCCAGGTTTACGCATCGCGTGCGTCGCGAGGACGTTTCCGATGCACCCTCTAAGACCTATCAAAAGCGGCTATTTCAGCTTAGCCCGGTACAACGCAAGGTCTACGATCGGCTCCGCGAAGAGTACGTGGCTGAATTATCCGATCGCCAGCTAACAATTGCTAACGTGCTGGATCGTCTTACCAAATTGTCCATGGTCGCGCGGGGTTACTTTCCGCCGACGCGTTACAGTAATCCGTGCCCAGCTTGCAAGGGCGTGCAGCGGGATTGTCCAGATTGCGAAGGGTTAGGCGTGCAGATAGATCATGTGCCGCTAACCCGGATCGACCCCGAGCGTAACCCGGCACAGGAGGCTTTACGATTAGAGGTTGCATCGTGCCGCGGGCCTCTGATCGTTTGGTGTCGTTTTCGCCTTGATGTTGAGGATGCTCTTAAGACCGTGCGTGAGAGCGGCCGGCTTACCGGGCAGTACGACGGCACGATTGCAGCCGCCGAGCGAGAGGCGAGCTATCTGGCCTTTAAGGGAGGCGAGCTTGACGCGATCGTTGCCACTGTCGGGTCCGGGATAAGCCGCGGGCACGATCTTTCGCGTGCTTTGGACCTGATTTATTTTTCGGACGGATACAGCATGAGAGGCCGGCGTCAAACCGAGGACCGAGCCGAGACGATAAACCGGCAGGTTTCCACCGGAATAATCGACCTGATCGCTGAAGATACTGTAGACGAGGCTCGCTTAGAGGCTCAACGCAACAAGCGCTCCCTGGCGGAGATGATAATGCGGGATAAGCCGAGTAAGTGGATTTAAAGTTACTGGCGCAGCGCATCCGGGCGACGACGACAATGTGCATCGAACAGATATTGCGTTCGCCGATTCGATTGGGCTTCAAGCTGGAATGGGCGAATCCTCACAGAGTTTTCTTCCAGGACTGCGGCATCCTAGAAATAGACGCAGATCAGTGCCTCGGGGTTGGGCATATCGCCATAACCCCAGGGATGTTTCGCGGGTATATCACTCACGATGTGGATGATAGTTTAAAGATACTTAGAAACCAATTGGATTATTGATCCGATATCTCATCAGGAAAATCAAATCGTCCGTCAAATCCTACAAGCCGGAGAACGACACATGAATTATGGCCCCAAATGGCTGGTCCGGTGGGGGAGACAATCAATGCCCGATATGATAACCGTGTTTCAATTTACCGGCGCGGTTCTTTTTGAACTAGAATGTGCTTCGCTGAAGCTGTGTGTCGAAGCAGCTATTAACAGCGGCGTGGACCTTCGCGGCGCGAGCCTCGACGGCGCGAGCCTTGAACGCGCGAACCTTCGCGGCGCGATCCTTTGCATCGCGAACCTTCGCGGCGCAAATCTTCGCGGCGCGAACCTAGACGGCGCGAACCTAGACGGCGTGTACCTTCAGGGCGCTAACCTCGACGGTGCGTTCCTCCGCAACGCGAATCTCCGCAACGCAAATCTCCGCGGCGCGAATCTTGATGGCGCGATCCTCGACGACGCTAACCTCGACGGTGCGTTCCTTCGCGGCGCGAATCTCCGCGGCGCGAATCTCCGCGACGCGAACCTTGATGGCGCGAACCTTGATGGCGCGAACCTTGATGGCGCGAACCTTGATGGCCACAAAGTTAATGGCACGGTCGGTATCATCTGGGCCGGGCTCGCGTTCGGCTATGTTGATCGCGTAACACAACAACTCCGCGTGCGCGTCGGTTGCCGGAACAAAGAAATCGGCGAGGGACGCGCGTACTGGTCATCCCCAGATCACCCCGCTTTGGAAAAGCGGCGCGAGGTCTTGGCCGCGCTCGATTACATCGAAGCAGTCGCACGTCTGCGCGGATGGGGGTCGTAATGACGGACAGCTTGCCCGAACGAGATAATGAAACCTATTTGGGAGATGGGGTCTACGCATCGTTTAACGGGTGGGAAGTGAGGTTCCCCGAGAGGACGGCGATCACTGGATCGTGCTCGGCCCGGACGAATATCAGGAACTGCGTCTATCCCGCGCTTCACAAACATATGGAGGGATAGAGTATGACCGCGAATAATAACACTTTACTTACGGCTAAAAACCCCCTATAAGGGTTTTGCGTTTTAACCGGGGAGCCTCGATAACCGTATGACTGAATTAGATATCGAACCGGCCCCAGAGCCGAGCGATGCCGAGCGGGCGCACTGCTCAGAGTTGGCGCGACGGCTACAGGCGGAGGAGCGGGAGGTAATGCGCGCGACGGCTGCTCTCCAGCAGGCGTTGGACGCGTTAAGGATCACCCGTGAGCGCGACCTTCCGGAGGCGATGCGCGCCGCAGGTCAAAGCGAGTTTAAGCTGCTCGACGGCACTCCGGTTAAGCTGGAGGATCGCTACGATGCTGCGATGCTCAAGAGCGAGGAAAACCCCGCTGGACTAGCCTACGTGCTGGAAAACGAGGGCGAAAGCCTGATCAAATGCATCGTAACGGTTGACTTCGACCGGGATGACCGCCTAGCGGCTCATGCGCTCGCGGATCGGATCCGCGCGGAGAGCAACTCGGCGAAAGCGGTAAAGGTCGCCGAGTTTATTCACCACTCTACCTTAGCCGCATGGGTGCGGGAAATGGTCGAGGAAGGGCGAGACCCGCCTTTGGATACGCTAGGGGCGCATCGCACAACCCGCGCACGGGTAGGTGCTCGCGCTCCGAAAACTGTCGATTTAAAAGGTTTAGTACAACGTTAAAGAGGGAGAAACTACATGCCAACACAAAAACATCTAACACCTAAGCCCGATGAAGTTCCGGCGATCGACTACGGTGACTATGCGGCGGATGCCGGGGCCGGTCTGGAAGGGGGCCGGGCGGAGGAGTTGCTGCTTCCGTTTATCTACGTGCTGCAACCTCTATCGCCGCAATTGGATAAGACCGGCGCCGGGTATGTGCCGGAGGCCGACGAGGGAATGTTTTTTAACACCTTGACGGGCCTAGTTTACGACGGCGCGACGGGGCTTGAGGGCGTGGCGGTCAACCGTGAGTACCTCTACACGGAGTGGAACCCGCGGGAAAAGGGCGGCGGTTTCAAGGGCACGCGCTCACCGGACGATGATCTAGTGCGTCGCCTCAAGCGAGAGCAAGGGGCTTTCCAGGCTCTGCGCACGCCTGACGGTACCGACCTCGTGGAGCAGTTCAACCTCGCTATGATCCTCGGTCCCGCGCCGCTGTCGCTAGAAACCTGTTTTCAGGGGCTTATTCCGTTCAAATCGACATCGATCGGGGTTTACAAGGCGTTTTATTCGCGGGCCACGTCTTTCCGCTACAAAACTCCGAAAGGGATGATCACACCACCGATCTGGGCACACCGATGGCGCGTAACCACGGCCGCGATGAAGAACGATTCGGGCAGATGGTATAACCCCAAGTTTGAGCTTGTCAGCGGCCCCGAGCCGGCGCGATCGCTGCTGCCCGCAAGCGATCCGCTTTACGGCGAGGCCAAGCGGCTTAACGAGATGTTTCGCGCCGGCCAGGTCCGCACCGACTATGAGGCGGGTCGCGAGCCAGGCGACGACGTAGACGATATACCACCGCTTTAACCCAGATCCCAGGGATGGCGCCGCGGTTTCTCTCCCAGCCGCGGTCCTCTCCCCGGTAGCCGGTCGCGCCCGAGTGCCGGTGGGATATAGTCGGGCAGCGCGGACGGCGACCATTTATGAAGGTCGCCGTCCGCAGTTTTCTATCGAAACGAGGGATACGATGAAAATCATCCACCGATTTACCGGCGCGGTTCTTTTTGAACTAGAATGCGATTCGTTGAGGGTATGCGTCGAGGCAGCCATTAACAATGGCGTGAAACTCGGCGGCGCGAACCTCGGCGGCGCGAACCTCCGTGGCGCGAACCTGGCCGGTGCGAACTTGGACATCTCGGACTTACACGGCGCAGACATGCGTGATGCGAACCTAAATGGCGCGAACCTAAATGGCGCGAACCTGCGCGGTGTGGACCTGCGGGGCGCGAGCCTCGACGGCGCGAACATGCGCTGTGTGGACCTGCGGGGAGCAAATCTCGACGGCGCGGAGATGCGCGGTGCGGACCTCGACGGCGCGAACCTCGGTGACGCGAACCTCGACGGCGCGAACCTCCGTGTCGCGAACCTCCGTGGCGCGAACCTCCGTGTCGCGAGCCTCCGTGTCGCGAACCTCGGCGGCGCGAACCTCGGCGGCGCGAACCTCGGCGGCGCGAACCTCGGCGGCGCGAACCTCGACGGCGCGAACCTCGACGGCGCGAACCTCGGCGGCGCGAACCTCGGCGGCGCGAACCTCGGCGACGCGAACCTCGGCGACGCGAACCTCGGCGGCCACAAAGTTGACGGGACTGTCGGCATCATCCAGGCCGGCATGCCAAACAACTGGCACGCGTTCGGCTATGTCGATCGCGTAACGCGACAACTGCACGTGCGCGTCGGTTGCCGGAACAAAGAACTCGGCGAGGGACGCGCGTACTGGGCATCCCCAGATCACCCCGCTTTGGAAAAGCGACGCGAGGTCTTGGCCGCGCTCGATTATATCGAAGCAGTCGCACGTCTGCGCGGATGGGGGTCGTAATGACGGGATCGGTGGCCGGACAATTATTTGAAAGGGGCAACGGCGTGGAAAACCAGGGCGACGAGACCGGCGATCTGCCGCCGGGCGAGTATGCGACAGCGAGGCAAGGGGTCGCCCCATGAAAATCACTAACCGATTTACCGGCGCGGTTCTTTTTGAACTAGAATGCGATTCGTTGAGGGTATGCGTCGAGGCAGCCATTAACAATGGCGCGAACCTCCGTGGCGCGAACCTTGACGGCGCGAACCTCCGTGGCGCGAACCTTGACGGCGCGAGCCTCTACGGCGCGAGCCTCGACGGCGCGAACCTCGACGACGCGAGCCTCTACGGCGCGAACCTCGACGGCGCGAACCTCGACGACGCGAGCCTCGGCGGCGCGAACCTCGGCGGCGCGAACCTCGGCGGCGCGAACCTCTACGGCGCGAACCTCGGCGGCGCGAACCTCGACGGCGCGAACCTCGGCGGCGCGAACCTCGGCGGCGCGATCCTCGGCGACGCGAACCTCGGCGACGCGAACCTCTACGGCCACAAAGTTGACGGGACTGTCGGCATCATCCAGGCCGGCATGCCAAACAACTGGCTCGCATTCGGCTATGTCGATCGCGTAACACAACAACTGCACGTGCGCGTCGGTTGCCGGAACAAAGAAATCGGCGAGGGACGCGCGTACTGGTCATCCCCAGATCACCCCGCTTTGGAAAAGCGGCGCGAGGTCCTGGCCGCGCTCGATTACATCGAAGCAGTCGCACGTCTGCGCGGATGGGGGTCGTAATGACGGGATCGGCGGCGCGAACCTGGCCGGTGCGAACTTGGACATCTCGGACTTACACGGCGCAGACATGCGTGATGCGAACCTAAATGGCGCGAACCTGCGCGGTGTGGACCTGCGGGGCGCGAACATGCGGGTGCGGACCTGCGCGGCTCTAGGCGGTACGGCGCGGACATGCGCGGTGCGTACCTGGACGGTCGCGAACTTGAGCGGTACGAACCTGGGCGACTTGATCTCCAGGAGAGCACTTGAGTGCCGGTATTTCTCAAAATAGGACTTTATTTTATCGGTTGGAGTGCTTATAACTGGTTCTACCGAAAACGAGGAGACGCCGTATGAAGCTACTCGGATACACCTTCACTGAAATGACTGCCCAGGAATGGGAAATTTACAGGGGCGCCGAGCCGCACACGCTGATTTGTCATCTTGACGATCGCGATCTTTTATACAATCCGGCGTCCGGTGTCTTGTCCGAGGTCATGTTCGATCAAAGCGGCAGCATGGTCCAGCGTGACTGGATCCGGCATATCTAAAACCTATCGAGGGGTTTACCGACCCTTTCTACTCCAGGAGAAAATCTGTCATGACGACCTATCTTATCGTTTACGGCCTAAATCCCGCCGATCGCTTTGCCGCTTATAAGTTCGCCAATCGCCAGGACGCGATAACCGCGCGTCTTACGCCCACTGTCCCTGTTGACGGTTACGGCCGGTACCAGCCGGATCGGCCGGCTGAGGATGTAAGGCCGGGGATTGGCGGCTGCGCCTATGTGATCGAAAAGGACGAGGACGTTCCTTTCGCTTTGCCGCGCCTCGCGGAGGTCTTCAACGCGCTTACCGGGCAGTCGATCGCGCGTTTCCGGGACAAGCCCACGGGGCTGAAGCGCCTGTTTGCCGCGTTGGCGGAGAGGGCCGTAGAGCCGTCCTCTGAACTTCCGGTGGAAAACCCCTATGTCCCTTCGGAAAACGAGCTTATAAACGTTCCCTCTTCAGACCAAGAGGATGAGGGAATGACGAACTCCGAAGAAGTAGCGGCGCCGGTCCAGATGGTAGAAACCATCGATTATGTGGATGTGGATCTAGAAGCCGCAGAGGCAGAGGCACCGAAGAAGCGACGCGGCCGGGCAACCCCCGAGGGGCGCACAACGCTGAAAGAACAGCAGGAGCGCTATAATGCGCTCGCTCGCGAGGCGACCCTCCTGGGCTTGAAGGCCAAGGAGCATACCGCCTTGTTCCAGTACGAACGGGGCGAGAAGCAAATCGAAAAGCTCCGTGCCCGCATTGAGGAGGCTAAGGCTAATCCGCCGCGGCATCGTGAAGGGATGTCGAAGAAGCCGCGGCATCGTGAAGGGATGCCGAAGAAGTTGTCCGAAAACATGCAGGTCCTAGTGATTTCAGAGAGCAACCCCAAGCGTGCCGGCTCAAAGGCTGCGGGCTATTGGGAACATTATCGGAATGGTACAACCGTAGCCGAACTCATCGCGGCCGGGGTACCGCGCGCGGATATCGATTGGAATGCCAAGAAGGGTTTTATTACTCTTGGCTAAGCTCCGCGCCAAGGATCTATGCCGGGCTGCGGAGGCGATTAAACTCGCCTCCGCTTCCTATTTCACAGTAGTTCGTTTAATTGGACCTGCGAGATACTCCCGGAAAGAGTTTCCAAACCTAGAAACGGCACGCGCGTATCAAGTTCAACTAGGATGTGATGAGTATGGAAGGCAAGGCATGATCTATGCGGTCACGTCTAGTGGGGAGAGTATCTTTGTCCAATAGCAACAAGCCTTTGTTGTCAAACCACTCCGCTGCCTGGCACCATGAAAAGTTTGCTGAATTTATCGAACGCAAACTGGAGATTGGTGAGCCTAGTCCGCATTTAGCTATAATGGGCTATCTCACACGAAATATGTCTGAGATGGATCGGGTTTGGGCATTAGGGTGCTATGCGGCGACTTACTGTTTACCAAGTGCTCAAGTTATCTGGACATATTGGACTTACGCCCAGGCGTGCGAAAATAATGTTGAACTTGCCTCTTGGGTGCATGAAAACTGGCCTGGTATTGTAACGCGAACTGAGCGTCGCTGTGTGCGCTCTCCGCAAAAAATGTATGAGTGTCTATCTAGTCTGGCTCGTTGGGTAGAGTCAAACTTCAGCATGCTTAAGTCTTTATCTCCGGAATTAAATCCCGCCAATTACGATAGAGTTTGGGACTCTGTAAGTCAGATTAAATTTTTCGGACGCTATATTAACATCCGTTTCGTAGAGGGATTACGTCGTTACTGTGGCATTCCGGCCATGTTGTACGATATCCGCTCGATAGGCGGGTGGTCGCCCAAACGGGCGTTAGCTCTTCTCTATCCAGAACAAATAGAGAGGTTGCTAGTCGATGACTCAGAGGGAAATCTTCTTACTGAGAAGTTAGCGCGGGAACTTTTAGAAGGACTTCAACCCCGTATACCTAAGTTGAATGAATATATCCTCGCCGCAATGCTTTGCGAGTACAAAGCCGGTTATGAGAACTATAAACAGTATCCAGGCTGGACGATAGACCAAGAACCCTTGATGTATGATAAGGTCTATGCCTATTGGGGAGATCGGATAAATAAGAATTTACTCTGGGAAGCCCGAAGGGCGTTGTTTCCTCCTGAAGTTCTTGGTGAGTTGAACAACTGGAACGGCACGCGCTGGGATCTTACTCATGTACTTCGAGACGAAGGTTATATTTGGTCGGATTTAACATATGATTACGAACGGAGCCGTGGAAATTTGGCCGATCCCTATCGGAGAGTAAGTTGATAGAGCGTCGTCGTGGCGTCTTTAACGTAATTGTGCCTGACAGGCTCTATCAGCGTGGTCAAATACTCACTTGGACTCTAGAAAGTAAGCGACGCGCGTTTTCTGATGTCGGGATAACAGCTTATGTAAATTTATGGCCTAAGTTGGACCCAGACCTTGCACTACTCGATTTGGATTGGTATTTCCAGATACCGTGCCCCCGGTCTGAACAGGTATTGGAAGCGCGAGTAATAAGCGCTGCACGTAGCGTCGCGAACTATCTTTCGGATGATCTTACACGCCGCGCTCTTGTTCTCTGCGAAGCCGGACGTACGCGTTCAGTTTTCTTTTGCATTTTAGTTAAACAGTGTTTGCATAAACAAACCATGCTGGAATCTCGCGCGAATGTGTTGCGCGCCGTACCTGGGCATGCGCTGAAACGTTTTCACGAAGAGTGGCTTCAAAAGCAATAGGGGGAGAACTAATGGGAAAGATACGTGTCGCGCTCGTAGGCGTGGGTAACTGTGCCAACGCTTTGCTCCAGGGTCTTAGCTATTACGACGATCCGGGGCGTACAGCCGGTCTTATGCACCCTAAAATCGGGCCTTACACTGTCGGCGATATCGAGGTTGTCGCGGCCTTCGACGTTATTCGAGGCAAGGTAGGGCAAAGTCTGCGAGATGCGGCCTATGCCGAGCCTAACGATACGCTAGATTTCGCGTCCATCGCTGCGAATCGCGATGTTTTGGTTAAGCGCGGCCCCACGCTTGACGGTCTGGGCGTCTATCTGCGGGAACGCGTAGTAGAATCTACGTTGCCGAGCGTAGATATAGCTGACGCGCTTCGAGAGACTGGAGCGGAAGTAGTCGTAAATTATCTTCCGGTTGGTTCTGAGTTTGCAGCAAGGCATTATGCCGGCGCAGCGCTTGAAGCACACTGCGCCTTTGTCAACTGCATGCCGACTTTTATTGCTTCCGATCGCGAATGGGAAGCCCGCTTCCGTCGCGCGGGTCTTCCGATCGTTGGCGATGATGTTAAATCCCAGGTTGGTGCGACCATCGTACATCGGGCGTTAGCGCAACTTTTTCGAGATAGAGGAGTCGGTTTAGATCGCACAATGCAATTGAATGTCGGGGGAAATTCCGATTTTCTCAATATGTTACAGCGGGATCGACTAACATCTAAGAAAATATCCAAAACCCAGGCGGTTACGTCCATCGCGGGAGTCACATTCGCGTCGGGAGATATTCACGTCGGACCAAGCGACCATATACCTTGGCTTACAGACCGAAAATGGGCTTACGTTCGATTAGAAGGCCTGGGCTTCGGCGGTGCGCCGCTAAATGCGGAGCTAAAGTTAGAAGTTTGGGATTCGCCTAACTCGGCCGGTGTGGTGGTTGACGCTATTCGATGCGCCAAGTTGGCACTTGACCGCGGAGAGAGCGGCGCCCTGCGCGCAGTTTCAGCCTATTTGATGAAATCGCCACCCGAGCAAAGCGACGACGATAAGGCGCGCCATGACCTGGAATGTTGGTTACAATGATCATAAACATCCGCGGCACAAACGGATCCGGTAAATCAACAATTGCCCGAGACTTTCTGGGAGATGCGATCGTCGAATTAGCACCTTATCAGACTCCGAAGGGCGCTCGGAAAAACGTTATGGGTTATCATAATCGTGGCCTAGACCTTATCGTTGTCGGGCCTTATCGCACTGCTTGTGGAGGCTGTGACGCAATCAAGACCCAGGATTTAGTCAAGGAAAGCGTGCGCATCGCGGCGAAGAAGGCACAACACGTCCTATTCGAAGGATTTATCGTTTCAGGTATATATAGCGGTTATCGCGCGCTTTCCCAAGAATTAGGCGGAATTACTTGGGCTTACCTAGATACTCCGATCGAGGTCTGCTTTGCACGTATCCAGGAGCGCAATGGAGGTAAATCAATTAAAGAATACAAGGTTGTTGAAAAGAACAAGGAGATTGAATCAACCCGATTGAAGGCTAAAAGAGACGGGGAGAAGGTCGTAACGATCCCGTACGAAAGCGCGATTGAGGCTGTAAGAGGGATGCTTTCGGCATGATCATCAACATCCGCGGAACCGGCGGCTCAGGGAAGAGCTACGTTGTACGCACTCTAATGGATCGCTTTAACGCGCAGCCAATCCTTGACGCAAGAGAAAAGATTCTCGGCTATGAGATGGACATCATAAAGACTTTTGTGTACGGTCCCTATAAGGCTGATTCCGGGGGCGTCGATAATCTTTCAAAAGAAGTTAGATCACAAGACTGTATAGAAGAAGAAGAAGTAAGATCTAGATCTAGGGACTATCACGTAATTTTTGAAGGACTGCTTGTTTCCGGAATCTACGGCCGATGGCGAAATTTCGCGAAAACTGTCCCAGATTTCCGCTGGGTTTTCTTAAATACACCGCTTGAGCAGTGCATAGAGAACACCCGTGTGCGTCGTGTAAAAGCATCCCCCGATTTTAGTCTGAAAGCTACCGAGGATAAATACCGCAGTGTTCGCGCGCTCTACCATAAAACGCGCTACGATCGCCTAAACTCTTATGATGTTTCCTCGGACGAAGCGGTTGCGCTTATCGCGGGCTGGCTTACCACGCAATGATCATCGATCCTTTCCTCTATTGGATGCGTGAGCGCGAGGCGGTCCGACTGCGCCGTAAGAGCGGTCACCCGCCGCCTTGGACGGCGGAGCCGATCCTACAAACCTACCGATTTTGCAACGTTCGTCGCGAGGATGATAGGGTAACAGTTTGGATTCGTCAGCATATCCGCGAACCCTACGCCGATCATCCGGCGCTATGGTGGATGCTGTGTGCGGCGCGGATGATCAACTGGCCCGACTCTCTGGCGGAAATTATCGCTGCGGGCGCTTGGCCCGACCGGGCAAACTTCAATCCTGCCCAGATCGGAGAAGTTTTAGAGGCCCGGAAGCTGCGCGGCGATAAAGTTGAAACCGGGGCTTATATGATCTCGGCGTCATATAAAACCGTTCCTTCCTGGTCCAGTTGGTCAAAACAACGCTACATCGCAGAGATTGTCTTGGGGCGGCTTTGGGACAAGCGAGAAGAGGTTTCCGCAACCCTGGAGGCAAAACACGCTTTCCTTACCGAGCATCGCGGCTGGGGGCCGTTTATGGCATGGCAAGCGGTCGCTGACATGTGTTTTACCTCGATCCTGGCCGCTGCCCCGGATCGACACTCCTGGGCAGCGGCCGGCCCCGGCACGATCCGGGGCCTGAACCGACTGCATGAGCGCCCGGTAAAGCAAACACTCTCGCAGAAGAAAGCACTTGCGGAGCTTAGGGATGTCTACCCAATCCTGTTAAAAGAATCAGGTATTGAGTTTGACTGGATCGACGTGATGAATATCATGTGCGAAACGGATAAATTCCTGCGTGTAAAGAACGGCGAAGGTAGACCTCGCTCGCTTTTTACCCCTTTACTTACCTAACCTTTTCGCCTATAAAACTGCTTATGGGCATACATAAACGATCGATCGGTCGGAGCACACGCCACCCTATGTTTTCAAAGCCTTGAACTGCGAGGTTTGATCGCGATGGAATCTATGGAACATGTCTATCTTTGCCACAAATGCGGTGGATTACTTACGCGACACAACGCCGACCCGGCATTATACGGTTGCGGCTGCATGTCGGGATATATTCGTGACTGGCAGTATCCAACGCCAGTCACCGAACTTCGTTCTATTCAACTCGACGCTTGCCGTGAAACGTTAGCCTTATATCAGCGTCAAGGCCGCGATCCTGACGGCGACCTTATTCGCAAAACACTTGCGCGTATCAAAGCGTTGGAATCGGCTCGGTCCGGCTCAAGGAATTGCACTCGGGGCGAAAGGGCGTCTTGCGTTACGGGCGGCTCAAAATAACGACCTAGGGTCTTTGTTTGTACCGGAGAAAAGAAGATGTACGTAATCCGCAAGCGCAATGCCCACCGCGCATTACCTTATGGCCTGCGCCATCTTAACGAGGTCGGTCAACCGGAGGGAAGCCGCGACGGCGACGTGATCGTTGCGCCGGGGCCGGTCGCTACGGTCTATGACTGCCCGGTGGAGCGCGTTGTTTTTTGGCCTGAACGTGACGCTAATCCGTTTTTTCATCTTTTTGAGTCGTTGTGGATGCTAGCGGGGCGTAATGACCTGGCTCTGCCACAGTGCTTCGTTAAGAGCTTCGACCGCTTTTCGGATGACGGTGTGACGCTGCATGGCGCTTACGGACATCGTTGGAGGAATTGGCCGGGCGATCAGCTTGACCGCATTGTCGATTTGATGAGCGGCCATAGTCGTACTCGGCGCGCGGTCCTAACGATGTGGGATCCTGACCGCGACCTGTTCCCGGAGCAGGGCAAGGATGTTCCTTGCAACACGACCATCTATTTTTCCGAGAGTTATGGCCGTGCCAACGAACGCAATCGTCTCGATATGATGGTCTGCTGTCGCTCAAACGATATTGTCATGGGCCTTTACGGGGCAAATGCTGTCCATTTTTCTATGCTGATGGAATATATGGCCGCGCGTTTAGACCTTGAGGTCGGAACGATGACCACGATATCGAATAATTTTCACAGCTATGCACGCGACTACAACCGGATACGCACCGGCGCCCTCGCGCTTTGGGGACCGATTTGGGATGATTGCCCTTACGCTAGGGAGGAGGTAAAGCCCTTCCCCTTGGTGGACGACCCTAGTAGTTGGGATCAGGAGCTTCTTTTCATGCTATCAGCCGCTGAGGCCAAATCCGAAGACCGGATACGCACCGGCGCCATATGGAAAAACTCCTTTTTCCCTCGGGTAGTGTTGCCAATGTATTTAGCACACGAGGCTTGGCGGGCGGGCGACTGGCTGCGTGCCGGTTACTACACGCGGGAGATTGCCGCGAGCGATTGGCAGCTTGCTGTCGCCCAATGGCTACTCCGCCGTGCGGCTAAAGCTGGCATGACATCGATACCCGAATTAGTTGGGATTTGGTAATGATAACCGACGACCTTCTCCGCGCGAGTCTAGGTACTACAGACCGGCTCGCGCTGCGCCTGCGCGGCGGCGGGGTGCGCCGTTATCATACTCATCCGGGCGTTTCTCCGCAGTCCGTAGCCGAGCACTCCTGGCGAGCCGCGGTGATCGCGCACTATCTGTGGCCCGATCGATCGCACTTGTTGCGCGCCGTTATCCTACACGATGTTGCTGAGGCTTTGATAGGCGACCTTCCGGCGCCGACCAAGCGCATGGACGCCGGTGCGGCATTAACCGATTTGGAAACCGAATACGAAAAATATATCGGTATTTCCAGGTTTATGAGCCTTGATTCGGAAGATCAAACAAGATTGAAAATCGTTGATTACGCCGAGCTTTGTCTTCATGTGAAAAGCTGTCGAACCGAAGACGAAATCCTCTGTTACAACAATGCTAAGAAGTATGTAGTAGACCTGCTACAGAAACTCCCATGGGAGGAAGAAAGGATTAGAAAAATACTCGACATATAAGACCCGTATTATGAAGGGTATAATTCTCTTCGAGGGCGCCGATAGCAGCGGCAAGACCACCCTTGCACGCTACTTCGTAAAGAAACACGGCGCGCATTATATTCACGGCCGCGTACACAAAGACGCTTGGAAATGGCATAACGCCGCTATCCGCCGGGCGTTGCGTTTCCGGGAGCGGGGCGAGCTTACCGTTATCGATCGCAACTACATTTCTCATTTAGTTTATGGGCGCGTTTTTAACAATCAGCAATACGACGCGAAGGCTCGTCTTTTAGACGATATCCTGCGGCGCAACGGCGCACTAACGGTGCTTTGTTCTCCCGACGATCAACTCCGCCAAATAGCCCGCTGGGAGGAGGAAAAGGCGGCTGGGCGATCCGAGGCATTTGACAGGATCAAAGAGGTTGTCGCGCTTTACGCCGATCTGGCCCGCGGTAATGTCGCCCATCCGGGCAACGGTTATCTTGATGAAATGATACGCTTCGGAGATTTCTCCGAGCGGCAGGATGTTTTAATTTACGACGTTCATAAATATTGGGGAAATCCAGCCCCGGCAGCAAGAGCTATATTGAGAAGGCTGCATGGCTAGTCGCATCCAGCTTTCTTTGTTTGCGCCGCCTCTGCCTTCGGTAACGCCCGGAGAGGCTAAGGCTAAGGACTATTCGGACCCCTTCCTAGCCTACCACAAAGAGGCATTGGATGCGGCAGACAGCGACCGCTTGACCTTCGACAATGCAACTTGGAACCGCGCCGAGACGAGTGCAGTCGGGGTTGATGTTGAGAGCTACCGTAATTTCTTCCTGGTTTGTTTTACACGCTTTTCGGACAGCAAACGTCTGGCTTTTGAAGCATCTAATCGTTCGGAATTAAACCTCAAGGCAATTAAATGGTTGCTCAAGAAAAACCAAATCATAACTTTCAACGGTAACTGTTACGATCTACCGATGCTGTTGGCCGCGCTACAAGGCAGCAACCCACAGGAGTTAAAGCGCCTGTCGGATCGCTTGATTTCCGGGGAAGGCCAGCGTTGGTGGCAGGCCGAGCAGGACTTCGATCGGTTTGGTATAAAATTAGACCATATTGACCTGATCGATACAAATCCCTCCGTCCGCCAAGGTCTCAAGATGCTCGGCGGTCGATTGCACACCCGTTTTATGGTTGACCTTCCCTATGACCCCGACGCGGTATTAACCCCGCGACAAATGAACGTCGTTACTCTCTATTGCTTTAACGATATTGCTATGCTTGGTGATTTGTTCGCTGCATTGCGCGAGCCTCTTGAACTGCGTATTGCGCTCGGCGAGCTATACGGATTGCAACTGCGCTCGCGCAGCGACGCCCAGGTGGGCGAGGCGATCGTTAAGAAACGCGTCGAGATCGCTACAGGGCGCCGTCTAGGCCGCGCTGAGCCGCCGAAAGGATCTTTCTTTTTGTACGAGCCGCCTGCATTTCTTTCTTTCCAAGACGAAAGATTATCGGGCCTGGTTGATAAGTTGAAGACAACTTCATTTACCCTAAGTGGTCTCGGAAAGCCTGAGATGCCCGAGTTGCTGAAAAAATTCAGCTATACCCGCGGCATGACAACCTACAAGTTTGGCATCGGCGGTATTCATTCCCAGGAAGCCCACCGGGCGCTGCGCGCCGACGATGAATGGGCTATCGAGGACGTGGACGTTGCTTCACAATATCCTAATATTATCGTTAAGCTCGGGCTTTACCCTCCGGCCATCGGACCGATCTTCCTGGACGTTTATGGCGAGTCGATTACCCAGCGGCTTGCTGCAAAGGATCGTTTGCTGCGCGATGCAACAGTAAGCGAGGCCGAATGCCAAACGTTGAAAGTCCTCGTTGACGGATACCGAATCCAGCTAAACGGGGTTTATGGAAAGCTCGGCTCGCCGGGATTGCTTCATGCGCCCAACCTTCTTATCGCGGTTACGGTTACGGGTCAGCTTTCCATTTTGATGCTTGCCGATATGGCGGAGCGGCGCGGATTGCCGGTTGTCTCCGCCAACACGGATGGCTTGGTGTTTCGCTATCGGCGCGCGCATCGTTCTATTCTAAACGAGGTACTAGCCGAATGGGAATCGGCCACGGGTTTTCAGACTGAGCGGACGCCTTACGAGGAGATCTATAATTCTTCGGTCAACACTTATATCGCGCTCAAACCTGGCGGAAAAGCAAAGGTCAAAGGGCCGATCGCGGACCCTTGGACCGAGGGCGATCTGCGCGGGCAGATGATGAAAAATCCGCAAATGACAGTTCTGACGCAAGCCGTTTTGGCGCTTCTAACCAAGGGCGTGCCCCTCGGGGAAACGATACAGACGACAAACGATCCGCGCGCTTTCGTAACAGTGGTAAAGGTTGCGGCCGGCGCCCGTTGGCGCAACCATTATCTAGGCCGCGCAGTGCGCTATTATTGGGCGCTTGACGGCGACCCGATTATGACGGCCGACGGCGCCCGGAGAATAGGGAAGACAGAAGGCGCGCGACCCATCCAGGAACTGGAGGATCGTGTACCTTCAGATCTTGATCGGCTCCGCTACTACGAGGAAAGCGTTCGATTAGCCCACGATCTCGGGGTTAGCGAGGGGCAGATACGATGATAATCAATCAGGCTGTATTAGACGCCAATTGGGGGCCAGAGTATCTTGCCTCTATGGTTTTACTTCGTCGAGGTTCGGAACTTACTCTCTACTATTACAGAGATTTAGTTAAAATGTCCCGCGGTGAGATTTTGCCGTCTAGCGCGGCCGACAGCAAATCAATCCGCTCAATCCATATCGGCCGCGCTGCGGCAGCTTTGGTTCGGTTGCGCGAATTGCTAACCGTTGAGCAATGGGAGGCCTTAACAAAATGATCTTATCAGCGCAAAGCATACGCAAACTGTGCGTACCTGACCCTCTACCTCTAATTACACCCTTCTCTGAGCGCGGCGTCATCCGTGGCCGATCCTACGGACTATCGGCTTGCACCTACGACTGCCGCATTGCCCATCCCCTTGTTGTTCCGGTGGGGAAATTCCGGCTGGCTGTGACGATGGAAAAATTCAACTTCCCGGCTTGGCTATGCGGATCGGTGCTGGATAAATCCTCTTGGGCGCGGGTCGGGATATCAGCTTTTAATACACATTTTGACCCCGGTTTCTGCGGCTATGCGACGCTTGAACTAGTAAATCTTGGCCCTGATCCGGTAGAGTATTTAGAAGGTGATCCGGTTTGTCAGTTCATGTTTCACTTATTGGATGAACCGACCGAGATGCCTTACGCTGGGAAATATAACCAACAACCTAAAGAGCCAGTCCCGGCTCGTTACGAAGAGGAAATATGATCCTGATTTTCGACACGGAAACAACAGGACTTCCGCGTCGCGGAGAATCTGTAACTTCGCCCAACTATCCGCGTCTGGTAGAGATTGCAGGCATTTTGATCGAGGAAAGCGATAGCCGAGAAATAGCTAGCTTTGCGCTCCTCATTCGGCCGGACGGGTACGAAATCCCGGACGGGATGGTCCACGGTATAACCCAGGCGCAGGCACTTGCTGCCGGTGTGCCGGTGCGTGTCGCGCTCGCGGTCTACTCGAATCTGCGTCGAGTTTCCTCCGCTGTGGCAGGGCATAACGTTGAATTTGATAACGGCATCATCGCGAGCGAGTTTTATAAGGCTGGAGTCCATATTCCCGCTGACATTGTAGACCGTGAAACCCTCTGCACAGCCGAACTCGGGCGCCCGATCTGTGCATTACCGCCCACCGAGCGGATGACCGCGGCCGGCTATGGAGGCCAGTTTAAGATGCCTAATTTGACTGAGTTGCATACGCATTTATTCGGTGAGCCTTTCGACGGCGCGCATGGCGCACTCGCAGACGTTAGAGCCGCGGCACGCTGTTTGTTGGAGCTTAGGCGGCAAAGCTGAACCACGGCATTGAGGGCGAAGGAGCACGCGCATGGCGAACATGGCATCTCAGGCATCGTCGAGTGTCCGAAGTGCCGCGGCGTGCTTCACTACACCGTAGCCGCGTCAAACGGGCACCTGTGGGGCAAGTGCGAGACGAGCGGCTGCCTGGCCTGGATGATGTGAGGGAGCGGCCGGGGAGATCATGATGAGCCTATCGGCCAGCAAACAAAGGGGGGCACGTATGATCAAACTCCGGATAATGTCCGACCTGCATTTGGAGTTTGGTAAACTGGTCCTGAAACCTATCGGAGAGGACGTTTTGATCCTGGCCGGCGACATCGGAGTCTATACGGACGGCGCGCGCTGGGCTGCGCGGTATGCCCGGACTTATGGGGTGCCTGTCGTCATGATCGCTGGAAACCATGAGTTTTACCGCGACGATTGGCATTATCATCATACAATCGCAACAACTTTGCATGACATTCGGCGCATATCTCCTCTAACTTTTCTTGAGGACGAGATTGCTAATATTTGCGGAATTACCTTTGCCGGAAGCACTCTTTGGACAGATTTCGCCTTAAACGGCGATCCCGTTCTAGGAATGCGCGATGCTCGCGAAGCAATGAATGATTATCGTGAAATATTCTGGAATGAGACTTTACGTCTTACGCCGGAGCTTACAGTACAAAAGCATCAAGGGTCCTTGAAGTTTTTGAAGGAAATCCAAGACTCGGGAAAGCTAGTTATTATAACGCATCATTTGCCGTCGTCCCGGTCTATCGCGGGGCGCTACGCGGATAATGCCTACAACGCCGCGTATGCGTCCAACTTGGACACGCTTGTCGAAACGAGCGGTGCAGCGCTTTGGATACACGGCCATACACACGTCAGCCAGGATTATTGCATCGGTAACACGCGTGTTATCTGTAACCCGCGGGGCTATGCGGGCTATGAAGTTAATCCAAATTTCAATCCAGATTTGATCATCGAAGTCTGAGGAGAAAACCCCAATGAGTAGCAAGACGCCCATCGCTGACGAGTTCGATTACATTGGCGTTCGTATGCGCGAAATTCAGCAGGAGCGCAGGAGCATCGCCGACATCGAGATTCGCAGTAGCCGTCAAATTCTGATTAAGGCTCTCTCAGAGGCTCGCTGGGAACCTTTGAAAGACTTACGGCCCCGAGACCGTCATTGGATATCTGATGGCGCAACCGCGGCGCTTTATTTCTTTTCGTCCGTAGCCGACGATCGATGAAGCTCGTCATTTGTAACGGCGAAAAATACGAGGTCTGGCAGACGGGCGCCTTGCTCGTTCGGCTGCAAATGCGTCCGGGCGGCGCGCCGATCCGTGCCCACGGTACGCGGCTCGTCCAGGACGACGAAGCGCGCGCGGAGTTACGTGCGCTGCTAGATTCCGGGGCTTACGACCGAGAGTTTTAAGGATTTACTTATCGGGCGTAATCGCTTATAGTTAATCTTTGATTATCCAGGATTTGTAAAGGAATGTCTGACGTTCTTATAAATCTTAGCGATTATGCCCACATAACGCTGCCAACCCTCTACCGGCAACAGACTCATCTAACGAAATACTCTCGATGGCGGGATGATCTAGGACGCCGTGAAACTTGGCCGGAGACTGTTTATCGGTATTTCGATTTTATGGTACCGCACGCATCCCGAAATTTCGGCTACCAAATAACCCAAGCAGAACAGCAAACTTTATACGAGGCCATCTTAAATTGCGAAGTGATGCCCTCGATGCGAGCGCTGATGACCGCCGGCAAAGCGCTGGAACAAGATCATGCTGCTGCCTACAACTGTGCGTATATTCCCGTTGATACGCCGCTTGCTCATGACGAGGCGTTCTATCTGTCTATGTGTTCGGTAGGCGTGGGTTTTTCAGTTGAGCGCCAATTCATCAACCAAATGCCGGAGCTTCCCAGAGAGCTACATGCAGTAGAGACAACAATTGTAGTACCAGATTCTAGGATTGGTTGGACCTCAAGCTATCGCCAACTCCTGGGCATGCTTTTCAACGGCTTCGTACCGCGTTGGGACGTAAGTCGAGTGCGACCGGCCGGAGCACGCTTGATAACTTTCGGCGGCCGCGCCAGCGGACCAGCCCCCTTGGTTGATTTATTCAAACACGCAATTACTCTGTTCAAGGAAGCTATCGATGCGGGTCAGAGGCGCCTGACCTCGATTCAAAATCACGATCTTATGACAAAAATGGCCGACGTGGCAGTTTCAGGCGGCGTACGTCGTGCCGCAATGATTTCACTTTCTAATCCCTCAGACCAAAGGATGCGCGATGCCAAGGCGGGAGAATGGTGGAAAAAATCTCCCCACTATCGGCTCGCTAACAATTCCGCAGTATGGACCGATGTTCCTACGGCCGAATTATTTATGGAAGAATGGTTATCCCTTGTGCGCTCAAAGTCTGGCGAGCGCGGCGTTATAAACCGGCGAGCGCTTGTTTCCCAATGTGAGCGCTTTCGGCGTGTGGATGTTGAAAAGTACGCAGACCTATATGGACTTAATCCTTGTGCGGAGGTCATTTTACGCCCGCGTCAATTTTGTAATCTGACAACGAATATTATTCGCCATGACGATGGAATGAGAGATATCCTACGCAAGGTAGAGCTTTCTACAATTCTAGGCACCCTTCAATCTACCCTTACAGATTTTCGTTATCTTGGTCCGGAATGGAGAGCCAACTGCGAAGAAGAGCGCCTGCTAGGCGTTAGTCTGAACGGCATATTCGATAATCGCTACATGGCCGGTCTCGATTACATTCGAGACGGTACCTTTCTGTCCGAAAGCTTCAAGATAGATGGTGTAAAAGTTGAGCTTCCCGAGGCCCTTGCCCAGATGCGAGATGTCGCCGTGGAAACAAATCGCATTTGGGCGGATAAGCTGGGCATAAGACCTTCAGCCGCTATTACATCGATCAAGCCCGAGGGGAATAACTCAAATCTTGTAGATTGTCGCCCCGGACTTCACGGCGCGCATGCCAAAAGTTATTACATTCGGACAAATCGGGCAAATAAGGTGGACCGAATGGCGTCTTTTCTTATTTCCCAAGGGGTCTATGCGGAAGACGACGTTACATCACCCGACACTGCCTGGGTACTTTACTTCCCTATCCGCGTGCCCGAGGGGGCTATCAGCCGGTACGATTACACGGCTGTTGAACATATTAAAATTTGGTCGCTATACGCTGAGAACTATTGCGAGCACAAACCCTCTATAACGATATCGGTAAAGGACCATGAATGGTTTTCAGTTGGCGCCCTTGTCTACGAAAACTTCGATAGCATGAGCGGTGTAGCTTTCCTGCCGTTTGACGGGGGTAGTTACCGACAGGCCCCCTACATGGACTGCACGCTTGAGGAATTGGAAGCATTGGAAGCAAAGACACCATCCAAGATCGATTGGTCTCTATTCCACGAGGACACTGATCTAACTGAACATGCTAAAGAACTAGCCTGCGTTGGGGACGCGTGTTCGATATGACCCTCGCAAGAGCTTACCGCCCTCGTCATCCTTTATCGGGCATGCCCGAGCGCGCAAAAGCGGGATACGGTTCTGCGGCTTATCCCGGAGTTGGCCGAATTTGTACCGATCAGGAAGGTGCCACGGTTTGACGGAAGCCACCCAGATAAATAACGCAGTGCGACGCTATCTCGGGCCACTAGGCCGCTGGGTAAGGTTTGAATCTCCCGTAACGCCCGGAGCGCCCGACTGGTATTACCGCTTGCGCGGCGTTGCGGGCTGGTTAGAGGCTAAGCTGATCCCGGAAAGCCGGCGCTGCCCTCCGACGTTCACCCGCGAGCAACTCCTTTGGGGGGAGGATGAGGTAAAATGGGGTGGCCGCTGGTACCTGCTCGGTCTGACCCCGAGCCGAACTTGGCTCCTGCTCAACGCTATTGCGGCGCGGGCTTGGTTCGAGGGTTCGGCGGGTTGGACGCCGACGATTACGGCGCGGGGAGCTTTCCCGGTTGAAGCATTATATGAGGTGTTGTCGGATGTCCGGCGCTAAGATACGACCTTTTAAGATAACCTCGCCGGAGTATGACTTAACCCGCGTGACTGAAGGTGAACGTCTGCTGCTTTGGCGTTATCGCCAGCGGCGCAAAGCCGAGGGCACTATGGGGCGCAACGGGAATGCACCGGGGCAAGCCGAGGCGGCCGCGGCGCTAGGGGTATCTCCGGGCGCTTACGTTAATTTGGAAAGCGATCGGGATGCGGTGCTCTCTGCCGGAGAGGCCGCGCGCATAAGCGCGGCGATTGCAACAGTGCGCCCAACCGTAGCGGAGTTGTGTCTGCTAGCTCGACGGCGCTCCGGCCGCCCCCTGGCCGAGTTAGAGGACGAGGTAGGCATAAGCCGCCCGACCTGGCACGCCCGAGAGCGTTGCGGCGATCTGGTCTCCTATTGGGAAGAGAGCGGTTTTAAATTTCCTGCTTTAGACCAATGACAATCCTATACGAAGATGGCGACTAATTACGTAGTCGTGTTGGCTGAAATTGATCGTCGTAAGAGAAATGAGATTTAATAACACCGACATCCCCGGAATAAGCGGTATCAGTTGAAGATCACAGGTTGTTGCTGCGGGCACACGCGGGGTGAACCGTTACATGGTCGCTTATAAAAAGCATCAAGATGCGGCGCATGAAGCGATGCAGCAATTTAAGGTGCTTTGTGATTATCCGGTTGCGCGGGTACCCGGCATGGATACCGTAATCCGGCTCGCGTGGCGCATTGAGTGCGGACGATCCATCCAAGATGCTGCCTTGCTGGAATACCTCTATCGCATGAACCTCGCCATCGATCGGTGGCGCACCTTCGGTTCGCCATCGCTGCTAGGACAATGAGCTAAAATAGGGCTTTACTTTGGCCGCTAAAGCATCTATAACGCTTCCTACCGAAACGAGGAGAGCGCAGATGCTAACAAACAAGTTTGCGGGGACTTGCCTGTCGGCAGGACCGGCAATCGCCGAATATACGCTATTAAGCGGCCATCCAGCCTCGCCATATCAAGCCGCGATTTTCGACCACTTTCGCAATGGCCGCGGGTCGGTCATCGTCGAGGCGGTCGCCGGCTCCGGTAAGACGACAACCATAAAGAACGCGCTACGTTATCTGCCAGAGCGGCTATCGGTCCAAATGTTCGCGTTCAACACCGAGGCCGCGAAGCAGCTTAGGGATGCGGTCGCGGAGCTTATCGCGTTCAACGAGAAAAGCTACCGCGGCGTGCGGGCCGGCACCTTTCACTCCGTAGGCTTCGGCGCGATTGCGCGTCATCTGAATCTTACCTCCCAGCAACTTATGGAGCGCTCGGACCGCGACGGCAAGTGTCGGAAGCTTTTACGGCTCGTCCTCGGAGAGGACGAGTACAAAATGTACGGCTCCTTCGTGCTCAAGCTCGTCGGGCATGCCAAGCAAAACGGCTTGGGCGCGCTTGTGCCGGACCTGGAGGAGCGTTGGTGGGAGATCGTTGAGCATCACGGCATGTACTTGGACGCGGAGGATGCGGACCCAGGCGAGGCGATCGCGATCGCGCGCGATTTGCTGCGCCGCAGCAACGAGGCCGCGAAAACAGGTGTGATCGACGGCGACGATATGGTCTATCTGCCTCTGCTTTGGAAGCTGCGGCTTTGGCAAAACGACGTTGTAATCATGGATGAGGCTCAGGACGCAGCACCGGGCTTTATTGCTTTCGCGCGGTTGGCGCTGCGCCCCGGTGGGCGGCTTTACGCGGTAGGGGATCGCAAGCAATCGATCAACGCTTTTGCCGGGGCATTGCCGGACGCGATGGACGTTATTAAGCGAGAGTTCCGTGCTCGCGAACTCGCGTTATCGGTGTGTTACCGCTGCGCCAGTTCTATCGTCGAACGTGCCCAGACCTGGGTTCCGCACATCCGCCCGACGCCCGGCGCGGCTGAGGGTGTTGTTGAGGACGATATCCCGCTACACGCCGCGATTTCATCTCTTACGGGCGACGACGCTATCCTGTGCCGCAATACCGCGCCGCTGGTCGAGATCGCTTATGGGCTGATCGCCCGCGGGCGCCCCTGCCGCATTCTAGGTCGGGAAATCGGCGAGGGACTCGTCAGCCTTATAGAGCAGATGAAGGCCCGCGGTGTAGACCGCCTTGTCGAAAAACTTGAGGCGTTCCGGGAGCGCGAAAGTGCTCGTTTCACGGCGAAGGGTGAAGAGCAGCGAGCCGAGGCTGTTGCGGACCGAGTCAACTGCGTTTTGACAATCGCGGCCCGGCTGCCGGAAACTGCCCGCACGGTACCCGTGCTTATCGAGCGTATCCGGGCGATGTTTTCGGACCGGCAGGAGGCCGGCCTTTTGACGCTTGCAACCGCGCACAAATCCAAGGGCCGGGAGTGGCCGCAAGTCGCGATCCTGCGGCCCGAGCTCATGCCCAGCCGGGCGGCGCGTCAGGAGTGGGCTGAGGCTCAAGAGTATAATTTGATGTACGTCGCCGCCACCCGCGCCAAACAGCGGCTAGTTTACTGCGCCGCTGAGGATATGCAGATTGATAAGGAGGTAAGCCGATGAAAATGCACAAATCGATCACGCTTGAGCGTGTTGTAGAGGCGATCGGACGCCGTGACACAAGTCTGGATGATCCCGGCTTTTGTATCGCTTGCGGCGAGGAAGCGTCCGGATGCGAACCGGACGCTTGCGGTTATATCTGCAAAATCTGCGATGAACCCAAGGTTTACGGAGCCGAGGAACTTTTCATAAGGATGATTTAGGTGATCTTCGACGCCAAAAGAAATGACGATGTTTACTCCCAGATAGACAGCCTCGCGGAGCAACCGCCGCCGGTGCGAGAGGAGTTAATTGGTCCTGAGTTTTCGTTTGGGATCGCCTTTTTAACTACGATCGGTCTTTGGGCCGCGGCGCTGGCGACTGTGCTCTGGCTGCAATGGCTTTTGGATTGAGGAGAAACCCCATGAGGAAACGTAAGCTTCTATTTGCTGCTGCATTTTTAGCAGGGATAACCCTATGTGCAATCGCCAACCATTCAAACGGGGCCGGCGACCGATCCTCTGACAAAATTGCCTGCCGATCAATGGGTTACGCTTGCTAAGCATCTTGTTAATGGAAATTCGGTAATCGGAAAATCCTGGGTTTTTATGGTTAATGCAACCGGGGAGGAGCTTATTGCGGTAAACTGTGAGGGGGAGGTTGCCGTCCTATGAGGAAACCATGGGGTTAGCCGCGAAATTTCTCCGGTCAGGAGACGAAGCCGATTTCTATTTCAGCACGGACGCGGGTGCGCCGGAATTCTGGGAGCACGTATCTGTCGTGACCGGAGCAAGTAAGCGATGTGGCAAACCCACGCTACCCACCCCGCACCCCGTGACAGGCTTATCGAAGTCACTAACGGTTATGCGTGGCACGCTATGGATGGTGTTCTAAAATATGATTGCGAACACGTTCGTAGCTGGCATCTACGCGGGATGATCATACTCGCTATCTTCAATCCAGACCCTGGGCCAGGCTGGAAACCTTGCTTTGTCGCTGCTGAAGATCGCAGACCAATTCCACCTTTTCAATTCTGGCGCGAAGCCGTCAACCCATTACTGTCACTGCCGCCCGACCCAACACTCTCCGTTGAGATGCTTCAAAACCAACCTCCCGGCGGGGCGCTCCACACATCGACCCCGTTTACCCCGGACGAAATACTCGCTCGACTTTCAGTAGTAAAGTCTCTCGGCGGCTTGGCTGCGCGCACCGAAGCGCGCCGTTTGGAAGCCAGGCTCGCCGAACTAATCGCGTCTGCGAAAGGCGGCGCGTGATGGCTGACGGTACAAACCTCGAATGGGCGGATGCGCTCTTTGACGATGTCTCGGATATCGACGCGACGATCGCGACCTGGAAGGGCGGCGGTCTCGACCCCGGCGAGGCATGGCTGGCGGTGGCCCGCCAATACCGCCGCGATGTCGGTTGGCCCGAAGTTCGCGGCTTCATACTCGGCTGGCTCGGCAACCAGCCGCCGCGTAAAAGGAGATAAAACACGATGAACTATCATGAAGCTTTCGCCCTCCAAAGCGCCATGAATAACGTGGCGACATTGGCCTATAATCTCGACTCGCGGAAATTGGCATGAAAACCGTTGTTGATTGGGGCAGCAAGCCGGAGCCGTGGCGCTCGATCGGCCCCGAGTTCAAGGCCGAGGTCGAGGCGATCGCATCGACGGAAGAGTGGGTTCCTGCACTGCGTCGGAGGATTGCAGCCGCTGGTCTAACCCTGAGCCAAGCTGCGGAAATTGCCGGCATAAGCCAGCCCAGCCTATCTCAGCTGCCCGAGCGAAAGGTGCCCCCGCGCTGGGACATGCGCCGCGCCGGCACTGCCAATGACGGCCGCCACACGGTCTATGTTATTACCGAAGCCGGCAAACTCGCTCTTTCAAAGGTGCACGAGTATTTCGAGGAACAAGGGAAAATCCGATGAAAAACTACCTGCTTACCACTGTTGGCGTGCTTGCGCTTCTGATGCCTCTTGAAATGAAAGCTGAATCAAGAGGCGGCGGTCCGGAGGTCTCTAAACCGATCATCCGGCTTTGCACCGGCCCTGACGGAGGCAACTACCAGCTTGCCGCCCAGGAAGTGACGAAATGGCTGCGGGACCGACTCGACGTACGCCTTGTCGAGACGAAAGGCTCCGTCGAAAACCTGGATCGGCTAGGCGCCAAAGAGTGCGATGTGGCCCCGGTGCAGGATGACGCTTTCCGGGTTTACAAGGTCAAGTATGCGCGCAGCGCGGGCGATCTGGAGCGGGCCGGGCCGTTATATCGCGAGTATGCCCACCTTGTTTGCAACCGCGCATCGGGGGTTAGCCGCGTTACCGACCTAATGAGCAAGAGCCACGGCGTCGCTATCGGCCCCAACGGCTCCGGCTCCTCGGTCACTTGGGATAGCTGGGTTTTGGCGGACAAAAGATATGCGGAGGCGCCCACCTTTCCGCTTGCAGGGCAGCGGGCTTTGGAAAAGGTCCGGCTGGGCACCGAGGTACAGTGCATGATCTTTACCGCTGCCCTGAACTCTTCCTTTGTGCGGGGCTTCGTCAACGCGGCTGGCGCAGAGGTCCACCTAGTGCGGGCTAACGACGGCGATTTCGATAATGCCAAGGACGAAAAGGGCAAGCCGATCTATCAATATGTCGATATTCCCGGCGGCACCTATCCCAAGATACAAGACGGCGCATTCAGTTCGTCGGTCCGCACCGTTGCCGTGCAAGCCGTTTGGGTTGCGCGCACCGAGTGGATCGAGGCCAATGAGCGCCCCTACAACTGGTTTCTGGAGGCGAAAACGCGGGCCGAGCCAGCCATTCGCAAGATTGTTGATCAATGAGCCGTCTTTACGCTTACCTGGGAAGGTGGCGGCGAGGCTCAACCTTCCTGCTGCTGGTATCGTTAGTGGGCTTCGCGGTGCTTATGCACCCGAGCCTTACCGGATTTTTGCTTATCGTGGCAAATGGAGGGTTTTTATTCGTCATCCGAGAGGTTGCGCGGGCGGAGGGCGCGGCCGGCTTTACGGGTCCGTGGACGTTGCTCATCGCGCTCGGGGTTATCGTCGCATGCGGCTTTGCAGTTATGTCTATCCCTTGGGTCGGGGTTTACCGATGATTCGACGATATTTGTTTGCGCTGTACCGGCTGCAAATTGGTTAAGACGCCGCGGATCGGGCAGCTGGCCCCCGGTCGCGAAACGCACCGCGAGGGGATCGCCCGCAACGGGCAATCTTTGCGCGTTGCCCAACATGAACGAAGCTGGCAGTTGACGCTCAAAGGCGTATCGGGCGTGATCCATGCTTCCCGGAGTGATTGTACCCGGAGAACGGGACGATGATGGTTGGCTTCACGCCGACGTGATGTTTCGTGACGGCATGGCCGGATCGTCGCACAAGAGGCGAGGCTGATCCAAAATGAGGTTGCGCCACGCCCAGACCCGGTAGCACTCGCGAAATCGAATCAATGACTTAACACCGCATAGCCCTTTGATCTCAACACCCGGCTCGCCGGGACAAAAGCGAGAGGCTGCTCAAAAACCAATAACCCAAAAGTCAGAGGCTAGATCGGCGCGCAACACGTACTCAAAGGGCATTAGAAAATATCCCTTCAAACCCCAACCGGCTCCCCAGGAGTTCCGTATCAGAAAATTGCGCTCAGCAAGGTCATATCCGACGATAAGGACCGCGTGGCCGCCCAGAGGGGCATCGCCGGGCGCCGGTAGCGGAACGCGGCCTGTGCGCGCGACTTCCGGAGAGTCGAAAGCAGGGTAGACTGTAAAGCCAAAAATCACCGGGTCGCCAGCAGCAAGCGCGCCGCATATTTGTTGGGTTGCTTGCTGAACCGCGGAGTAGGTTATAACTCGGTCGCGCACCGCTGCCGTGTAGCAAGCCGGCGCGGGCTTCACGCTCCAGCTTTTGGGGTCGTAGGGCCAGCCGTCGGGGCCGTCCTCGTAGCAAGCGCCCACTGAGGCCGCAAACTTTATGCCGTCCCGGAGATAGCCGCCTGCGTCGCTTGAAACGGTGCCCTCCATCTCGCGCTCGCCATAATAGATCATGAGCCGAGAGGGCACGCGATCAGAGTCCGACAAATTGTGCCGCATCCTCTCATATTGCAGCGCCCCGGCAATCGCATTGCCGGTGCAAGAGCCGATGTAGCCTTGATCGTAGATCGGCGGCATTACTTTTCGCAGATCTACTAACGAGGGCAGCGCGGCCTGCATAGCGCGAGGCGCGGCATAAGCCTGGTCGCGATGATCCGGGAGTTGCGGGCGCCAGCCCAGGCCGCGTGTTGTCACCTAAATCTTTCCCGCGATAACATCGAGCAGGATGACCCGAGCTACGTCCGGGGGCATCCCCGACGCGGCGGCAGGGATAAGGATGCCGACCGCCGCCTCGATAACCGGCAACAGAGCCGACGCGGCCTCTAGTGCTAGAGAGACGCCCGAGGGGAGAATCCCGGTAGAGGAGGCTAATGCCCCGACCGCGGCATTCACAACCCCCTCTAGGAGCTTGACGGTCGGCTGCGCCGCATTAGCCGACGCGGCCGACACGATTTGCGCTGCCAGCGTAGCCGCCTGCGCCGCATAGTTGCTGTACCTTTCGATAGTTGCTGCCGATAGGCCGGCGAATGAGCCGAGCGTTCCGACGAGGGAAGTCAACGCTTGGGCTAAGAGTTGCGAATCCTGTGCATACTGCGGCAATACTTGCGGAAGCGGTGTTGAGCAAGCCGCAAGAGCGCCTGCAATAGCTGATGACATCAACAATTGACGCCGCGAAAGGACATTCATGGCTTCAAGCTACCTTCAAGGGGCGCCCGGCATTGGCCGAAGCGACGGAGTTGGCGTGATCAGCATGGGCGGCCTGAAACTTTTGGTAAAAGGATAGGATCACGGAGCCTAAGACCGAAAGTCCTCCGGCCACACCCCAAAGGACGCTAGCATCGGAAAGCGCCGAAACCGAAACGCCAAAAGTCCCGAGGATGGTTAGAAGGGCGCGTAGAGCCGTGTAAACAAGGGTTTGGATTGAAACGTCCGGCGTGGACGGCACGGGTAGATCGGGCATTTATGGTTTCTCCTCCGGCGCCGGCAGGAAACATCCCGGCTTGTCCCCGCATTTCACGGCGTAGTCCTCCAGGTCCTTCACGCGCTTTTCACGCTCGGCGAGGCGGGCGTTCTTCATCTGCACGTCCTGCAACAGCGCTGACAGCTTTGCCATCAACGTATCGCGCGTGCTCGAATGCGCCTCCCAGGCGGCCCCCACGTCGTCGGCCGGGCTGCGCTGCGGGGGCTGCTGTGCGTGCGCAGCACTTGCCGCGCCGAACAACGCCAGCCCTGCAAAGATGTATCTCCAACGCGTCTCGTTCATCTTCCCCTCTCTCAGCAGCTAGTGACTATTCCAAGAAAAGTAGTAAAGCCTGATGTGGGAGACCCCGAGCATGATACCCCAGCTATGCCGTTTATAGTAAGGGGCTGCGCCCCTCCGGAGTCAATTTGAAACGCAAGCGGCCCGGTGGAAACATCTATTTCCAATCCAGCGGTAATGCCCGATGAGCTGGTAATGTGATTTTTTAGGCTGAGATCATCAACATACAGTTTAAGATACCTAGTCGATCCTCCCGACGTTCCAAGTGTAAGCTGAGAGAAGACCCCGGATCCACCACCACTATTTATGATTGATACCTGTTCATTCCCGCCGCTTTGCGTGAAATTGAACTGCGACGCACTGCCCCCCGAAGATACAAAGTTCAGTGGACCAGCGACCGCGCCTATGTTAAGCGACGTATTTGCCGATCCCGAATTTAGGTATACTCCGGCCGCATCAAGCACCGCTAGATCGAAATAAGAATTAGCGGTTCCTGTAACGCCGAGAATGTCAACTTTTGAAGACGTGGTTGCATTAGAAACCTCCAATCGAGTTTGGGTGTTGGTGCTGGAGGGCTGAGCGAAGACGAATTGCGGGTACATTTGCTGCACCCCGAACGTTGCCGCTGGCGAACCCCCGGAGGTAAGCGTAGGCGAGTTGCCGAAACTTATCAGCGATGAGGCCGTCACTCCCGATGCAAGCGTTGAGCCGGTAAGAGTACCAGCCGCAGCGGGCGGGGTGCAACTCCCGCCTAGAGAGCAAGAAGTTCCGTTTATCGTGATCGAGCCGCTTGCCGCAGACGCACTACCTGCGTAGCACGTCCAGGGACCAGTCGAGGACACGCCATTCGACCACTGAGCCTGTATCCCGTTACCGGGCGTCAGCGTAGACGGGCACGACACGAAGGGCCATGGAGGATCGCCCGAGGCCGGCGTCAGTGTTAGCGAGCTAATGGTAACATCGGACTGGATTATCGCGTTTTGCCCCTCGCTAGCCTGCGGCATGGCAATCGAACAAGATGCGATCGTACCGGAGCCGTGAATAAATAAATAGGAGGTCGGGCCAAACTTTTGCATCGTCAGGCCGCCGCTGCACCCTGTCGTGCCGTTTACCGAAATTAGATACCCGCCGGGATAGTTTAGGGTAGAAGCTTTAAAGTTACCTGCGTCCCAATTTGTGATCGCTCCGGTGTTGTTTGATCCGAACGTCTCGATCGGAGACGCAAGGGTCAACACGTTTCCAGTACCAACGTAAACCGCGGGGGATGCGGATACAATGCTGTCCTGACTATAATTCACAATCTGTGTTGTACCAACAAACAAACTCGCCCCTGCATTGTCGGCTAGATAAAGGGCCGATCCACCCGTCGCCAGCGTACGCAGGTTGCTGATCATAATCGACGCGACACCGTCCGTGCGGACGGCCTGCGAACCAAGTATTTGTTCGCCGGCAAGATAGGCGTTACCGATTTGGATAAAACTCCCTCCTGCATTCGATCGAGAGTGAATACCGTAAAGGCACTCGTCGCAACCATAATTCGCGAACGATAATCCTGTTGCGCTTCCGTTCACGGAAGATGTGAGATCAATACCGGCATAATACCCGAAATTGTAGAACGTAGTTGCCCCGAGTCCATCCATGCGCTCCGCGGTAAACGGCGTCCCGTTGCTAACCTGCCAACTTTGCACCGCTGAATTACTTGACCAAACCGGCCAAAAGATCATGCTTCCGTCGAGGCGTGTAGAATCCTCTTGATTATCAATAGTAACGAAATTCTTGAAAGGCTGACCGAATATCTGCCCGGTAAAGGATAACCTGCCGCCGAAACCTACAGCTTCCATGAACTGATAAGAATTATAAACATAAACGTCGCCGAAGATAATGCGACCGGTAGTGTTATTGACGCTGAAGGTCGGCTGATAAACAGTCGGCGCCCAAAATGAAAGATAGAGCGTCCCGGAGCCTAGAGAATTGCAACTTGACGGAGAGCCGAGCGTCGGGCCGGGGCACTGAATATGAATCTGTGTCCCGCTATCGATCGACGCGATTGTCGCTCCCGTCTGCACTTGGGTGTAGCTCGGCACCTGCGCAGACATCGCAGTTGAACCTATCGTGCCAAGATTAGCAGAAAGGGTGAATACCGTAGGACCGCCGCCCGTAATGGACACGCCGGCCGACACACCGGGGATAACGAGAAATTGGCGCTCTAGGATTGTTCCGGTAACGCCGCTGACCGTGAGAGTGGTTGTTGAAATAGACCCCGTAAACGTTGCCGTCGTCGCGCCGCTTGTTGACATCGACTCGGACGAGATCGTACCGAGATTCGCGTTAAGGGTCCAAGTCGATCCGCTCCCGGAAAGAATATAGGTGTTGCCGACACCCGCGCCGACGAGTTGTTGCCCGACCAGGATCGTGCCCGCAACGCCGCTGACCGTAAGCGTCGTTCCAGATACGGAACCCGTGAAACTGGCCGCAGTAGTGCCCCCGACGCCCATCCCGACGGCAAGGTTGGCGGTTGAGGAAAGTCCCGAAATGATTGCCGAGCCGGCTGTCGTAGTCCCGAACTGATCGTTTGCGGTCGGCGAAGAATGATCTTCACACATGCTAAAATTAAAGAAACCGCCCGTACCCTCCAAAGAGCTACCAGTTATGGTTATAGGTTTGAAACCTGTGCTCGCCGACTTGCGATGATACCAAGTACCGTGCACCTGGGAAGCAGGACTAGGGCAAGCAGCACCTTGATTATATTCATTGCCGCCAGTACCTACAAACTTCGGGAGATAAGTGTTCAGCGTATTAGCCGATGCCAGCAGATAAACACCATCGGGTTGAGAAACGAGCGGCACACCGGAGGTCGCGGCAGCAAGAATATACGGCACATAATCGGTAGTGTCGTCCGGCGTATAGCCGAATTCCCGAATATCGAAGCCTCCCGGAGCATAAACTGCATTAAAGCAGCCGCCCCCGGACCCCGGTATTTGCGTCGCGCCGTCACCCGGTGCGTTTATCGCGCCCGATGAAACGTTTTGAGAAATATTAACGGTCCAAGTGTTCCCGCTACCCGAAAGAATAACAGTGCCCGGTGTTACGCCTGCACTGGAGATTACAAGACCGGGACGCACAACCCCAGATGCAAGCGTGCCGATAGTTAGAGTTGTGCCGGCAATAGAACTCCCGGTCGAGGTAAAAGTGGTTAAAGAGCATGTTGTGCCCGAAGCATTGTATTGCTGACAAGGGGCATCGCCACCGTTGGCCGCGAGGTAGCCGCAACGCTCTACTACGGTGCGTGCTGCCACAGTAGCAAGAGCCATCGCCTGATTATTTACAAACGGACCCGCCGCGGCCGTACCGCCAAGATTGGCAAGAGCGATCGCAGGGTTGTCAACGTCACTTAGGTTTCGGGCCGGGTTAAGCGGAATATAGCCTAGCGCTGCGACAATCTGATTAAAAGTCAGATTAAGTAAACCGACAATAGTCGGATTGCACAACGTGCCGTTGTTAGCGTCAACCTTAACGGCAAAATATTGTTTCCAAACGCTGGCGATCGATCCGAAAACGCTCCCAGAGGGGTTTGGGAAAGCGGGAGACGATTGAGTGGCGCATTGTGCAAATGCCGGGCTTGCACCCGCAAGCAGCCATATTGCCAGAGCGAAGAATGTCTTTCTCATGCCGTAGTAGCTCTCTTTTGATAGGCCGCTTCTAGCTTGCCGTCGTAATCGTTGTCCCGGTAGCCTGCGCCATTGTAGCGGAGCGCGAAACGCGCCCACTGATGCGTGCGGAGATAAGTGTCGAGAGCGTTGGCCCGGCAAAACGCGACGAAAGCGGCAAGGTGCGCTTCTTCACTCTTGACGAAAGCTGAAACCATATCTTGCGGAGTAGCAAAGCCACAGACAGCGTGGTTCAGCCCCAATACTTGGAACATCCCCCAGCTTGCCGCTTCTAGCGCGGCCGTCTCGTCGAGCTTCATTGCCTCCGAGAGACGATCGTACTGATGCGCGCCCGGCGCGCCGTAGAGAGATCGGTTCCAAATCGGAGATGAAATATTGGGATTAGATTTGTCCCATTTATGGGCCGTAAGCCGTCCGAAAACCTGTGCCTCGTAAAGGATCTTGGGGCGCTTGTCCGGTAGAAATCCGCCCCCCGCAGCCTCAACGTCGCATACAGCCCAAACAGCGGCCGGCTCGCATCGCAGCGCATGGGCCGCGGCGCTCACAGCGGCAGGAGTTAATCGAATTGCATCGCCAACGAAATTGATTGTCAAGGTCCGATCCTGAAAGCTATGAATATGCCGCCGGAAGCGCCCGCTGTTCCGGGCGCTATCGCGCAGTTAGCGCCGCCGCCGCCGCCCGGCCAGATAGCTACCGGAGTCCCGGCGGCATTAGGCGGACTACCACCTTGCCCCCCGCGGGGTGCGCTTCCGCCCGCGGCAGCCTCGATACTCCCGTTAGAGTAAGCGCCGGTGCCGTTGCTGACATCCGTGCCGTTACCGCCCGCGATGCAAAGGCCGCCCATAGGTCCGCTGCCGGCGGCGCCCCCTTGCCCCGGCCCGGCGGCGCCCCCGAAGGCCCCTCCGGCCTGTAGAATGTTGCCCGTAACGCTCCCCGTAACGTTTACCTCGCCGCCGTTACCGCCCGCGGCGGGGTAATATGCGCCCACACCGCCGCCGCCGTTTGTAAGAGTGAGAGTTTCGCCCGGAGCGACCGTTGCCCACCCACCCTGATAGCCGCCGGCGCCGCCAGCGCCGCCAGCGCCGCCCCCGGAGATACCGCCGCTGCCGCCGCCGCCGCCGCCCCAACCCTCCATCCATGCCTGATTACAAAAATCCGGAACGATTGCGGTCGATGTGCCAGGAGCCGAAACAACAACATATTGGAAACTACCCCATTGCAGCCAGTTCGCGCCGCCTGCGTCCGGGTTAGACAAATTGTTGTCTATGGTTGAAATCCAAAATAGACCAGAGCGCGTCGCGGACGGTACCATAGCGCCGCGCGGATAGCCCCCTATTGCGGTCGAAAAAGTCCCGTCGTAAGGGTAAATGCCGCCTGCCTGGAGCCAGCGTACCGCCAAAGTCACCATAAAAAGAATGCCGTTAGCGTCACTTCCCCAAGGGGGTATACCCCCCGAGGCCACCGGCACAGAGTTTATAGGGCCGAAGCCCTCGGTAAAAGAGGCGTGCCCCTGGGGCTGCGGCGTGTCCGGGATCGGATTAGTTATATTCCCGAACGGAGCACTATTCCCCCACGGGATCGAAAATTTCTGAGGAATACTAGAGTCTTGCATATCACGTCACATATTGGACGGAGACTGAAACGCCAACCGGGCGCGGCAGCACGCCACTAGTCGCTACGATGGCAACCTCAAAAGGCGCTAATTGGTAATCGAATTTATAGATCATCGTCATGTCTAAATTGTCGATAACGTAAGCGTGACCGCGATCCGGGAAAAGAATATTAGTAAGGATGTAATTTATCGCCTGTATGGAGCCGTTGGTTATATTGGCGGCTGCCTTCGCATAGATTAGCTGACGAAAGGCATCGTCCGTAAGCGAATAGTTCGAGGTTGTCGGCTCGCCCTCGTACCAAGGCGCGACCGTGAAAGAATCACCCGAGGCCGAGCCGGGAGATCCCTCAAAGCCGAGATATTCGTCGGCAGCCACCGTTAAGACACGGACGACACCAACAATCCGGCCCCAGACATCGAGGCCGTAACCTACCGCGGTAGCAATGTTCCATATTGAATCGTAAAATACTTCAAAATTGGCATCTTGCTCTAACCAATCGTTAATAAAGCCAAGCAGCGCGGTCAAGTGCGCACTGTCGGAATATTGTGAGATGACGGTTTGAGGAAAATTTTTCAATCTAGCGCCAAAAAGATTGTACCGTCCGAGACGGTTGGTAGTTGATCCAGGTTCATTTGCACGTCGTCGAACATATTGACAGCGCTAAGCGTGCCCGGTGCTAATGTCTGAGAGCCGGAAACCAAGTATGTGCCTGTTAGACCCGTCCCGGAGATCAGCCCGGTTATCGTGGTGGGCGAGGCTAACCCCGACCCTCCGAGTAAAAGATCCCCGCGTCGAAGATTACCCGACGCAACGGATGTTACCGTCATCGTTGACCCCGAGATATAGCCTACGATAGACGCCGTTATCGTCGTACCAACTTTAATTGAAATTATGTTGTGCGCCCATGCGCCGAGCGCCATGACCGGCCCGTAATAGCGCGAGGCGTAGACAAGTGAACCGATCCGCGCGCGCGGGCCGCCGTCCGTCCCGGCAAAGGCGTTGATGACAACCGCCTGGACTTGAGTTAGCGCAGTTGACGGCACAGTGGGCGCATTGGTTATCGACACTAGCACATAGAAAGGAACCGAGGTTGGGCGATCAAAAGTTACCGGGTAGCTCGGGCCTAGCGTACCGTAGCTCGGAGAGGGATCGTAAACTACGACGGTAGTATTGCCGGTGTAACCGCAGCCCGGTGCCTTACGAGTCCAAATTGCAAACGCCACCGAGGTGTCCGAGCCGCCCGCAACGCAGACGTAAAGTGAGCGCGGCTGAATTAAGACGCCCCCTACTATCAAAGGGCCTCCAGTGTAATTATCGTAAACAAAGGCGTCCAGCACGCCCGAAACGGTCAATACTGCGCCGAGCACAGACGGCAATGAGCCGATAGAGTTGACCGCGGTAGCGGCCGCGCGGCGTTGCTCAAAATCGGCCCGCGACTCTACATCGTTTCCCAAAGCGCCGTCGTCGGGGTTAGTTATCGTGTCCCAACCGAAGATCGCCTGAGTGATCTTGATAAGAGTGCCCGCGGAGCAAGGGATCGGGCCGGTTGCAATGTTTTCAAATTGACCCGTGCCGGTGCCGCTAGGCCCGATCGTTATGTCACCGTTAGCGAGGTAACTATTGCCCTCTGTGTCCGCTGCCAGCGTGCCGTTAGGAATCACTACATTAGGCAAGCCGGTTACAGTGACAGTGACAGCGGTTGGAAGCGCCGGGTTGCGTTCGATGAAGTAGATGCGCCCGATAGCATCCTGCATGCGGCCGGACGAGGTAGCCGGATCAACGCCCGAAATAAACCAAAGGAAAGTGGCGTTGCTATCGCCGATTATGGCAGCCTCGGTAGAGGCTAGCTGCCCTTGAGGTGTGCTTAAACCAGGGTTGAGGTTCCCGCCAAAAGCATTATTTATGTCGGCAAAGACACCCGCTAAAATCGCGCTTTCCGGCGGCGCAACAAAGCCGTTATCCCCGAACTGCGGCGGCGGTACGCTAGTATCGGCCATTTAGGGGCTAAAGGCTCCGTCCGTAGCGCCCATAACGTACCAAGGCGCGCCCCCGAAGAAGACATCAGATTGTACAGCCCCGACAAAATTGCCTAGATCATCAAATATTTGAAGTTGACCCCCAAGCTGGCGCGTGGCTTTATCCGGCCCCGTCAAATAGCAAGTTATTGACGTGACATCGGGCACTGTCTCGCCGGTCGTCACAAGCTGATATTTTATGTATTGAACCGGCGGGTTTTGGCCTAATATCTCGGCTCCCGATACGTTTGTACCGCGCAGCAAATAAGGAATCCCTTGAGACAGGTCATACCAAACTTCATCGCGGAAGGTACGACAGGCTGAGGCTACGTCCTGTGCGATGGCATACTTCCCGGTTGCTAAGGCGATATTTCCGTTGACGACAGTCAAATCCCAGCTATCCAAGTCTAAAAGAAGGGTATTCATCGAATAACCGTAGCCGTGTAAACGATGCAATAGGCCATAGCTGCCGAAAAGATAGCCCTAAGACCTAATTCCCAACCGATACGCACGATAAGGTAGCTTTGCGAAAGGAACAAGCAAGGAACCAAGTGAAGGTAGGCCCCGGCCATCAACAAGAATAAACCAAAATAAGAGGTATCGATCTGGCTTGCGGAAAAGAGCACGTTTACCACAGCGTTGATAAAAATTATCGAGATACCTAATCCAGCGATGGTTATTCCTAATACTAGATATCCCATATTGTAGTCGTTTTGACGCAAGATACGGGGAGACCAAATGGCATAACGAACCGTAACCTCTAGTATGACTAGAATTATCATGATCCTGATTATCGTGGGATAGAATTCACCCGCGAACATCTTCACCGGAGGTTAGCCCCCAAACGGTTAAAGGCTTCAACCAACTTTTTTGCTTCTTTCTCTAATCGTCGCGCTGAAACGACAGTCCTAACTACATCCTCGATAGGGGGTTGAGCGGATAAATTTCCGATACCGAAAGCCCCGCATAGTATCTTCATCATTTTCATAATTCCCGTCTCGCCGCGAGAGCACTCAAGAAGCCCCGCATCTCGGATAGCGAGAGCGCCAACGATTCAAACGCTTGTATCCGCGCATGGGCATCCGCAGAAAACTCGGCACGTTCCTTTTCACGCGCTTCGTTTATACGATAATTAACCCAAACCAAATAAAAAGCGATCATCCAGCCTATGATCGTAAGGCCGCCGCATTGGGAAAAAACCGCATCTGCGATCCTGTTTACAACTTCTAGCATTACGGGTTTTGGGGTTGCCCTACAACGCCGCCCTGTGGGTCCTCGTGAATATGCCGCGCGATATCGACATTATTGTAATTCAAAATCTTGTCGGTAAAAGACGCCTGCGCGGTGGTAAACTTTATCCCATTGGAATTCATATCGATCTTGTTACCGTTCTTATCAGCAATTGAAATACCACCTTCGGTAAAAGTAATATACTGTGAAGGGTTAGCCCCTCCATTGACGACGCCCAGGAAGATACCGTCCTCGTATGCACCCCGACGGCGTGAACCGGGATTAGCCTGCCCCCCGGTCGATTTTACCGAGGAAATATCCTCATGGGCAATAAAGATCATCCCAATGTCACCGATAACGGGATCATTGATCACTGCATTCGCGCCGCCCTGATAGCGGGTATAGGGAAGCTGAAAAACATTGCCGTGCGGCACAGCGTTTCCCGAGCCGTCGAGTTGATTTACTAGCGGCAACACGTCCACATAGCCCACAGCGCCGGTAGCGCCGGTCGCTATATTTTGATCCTGTGCGTCATACGGCGCACGCACTATCTTGGCAAGCGTCATCACGCCGCGTCGATTCATCACGCGTTCAGTAACGAATTCTAAAGCGGAGGGATCGCTGGTTTCCGAAAAAGAGTCGGCGGCGCCGGTTTGATCAGCCATGTTCTTTAAGGGAGAAACGCCCAATATTGCAGCAAGAAACGCGTGCCCAGCCCTGGGATTATACCGGCGATAGCTGTGGGAGAACGTCCCTCCAGGTAAAGCGGATAAGCCCGCTGCTCGTCGTTACGCAGGTCTAGCGGCGGTAAGACGGTCGGCACGCCCTGCGCGTCCTCGCTAAGCTGAGTGTCGGTGAGTATAAGGTCGCCGATGAAAGCGCTGTACGGGGCGCGGATAATCGGAACGTTGTTCAGGCAAATACAACCGCCCGCCACCAAAGCGGTGCCCAGGTAGAGATCCAGAAACACCGGGTTTATGTTGCGATATGTCGGGGGCGCTGTAGGGATCGATCCCGGAGGGGTTATCGGTACGTTTATCGATTTGGTATAAATTCGGATCGTACAAACCTGCCCTCCGAGCGTAACATTGATTGTTTGACGCGGTGCGGTTGTCAGCGGAATGATGAAGGGAGCCGGGACAAAGAAGCTGCCGTCCGGGTTGAAAACGAATATTACCGGCAGCCCCGGCATAGGCGCACTGGTCGCAAGTTGAATGCTGCCGTCCCGCGCGACTTCTATAGTCCGGAAAGTTGGCGAGGTAGAGGTCATATGGGCGGCGGAGTCAACGGAGACTCGGGATAAGTCACTGTGACATTACCGCTGGTCGGATCGGGTGGGCTTACATTGGCAGCGGGAGGATCGTCCGGGAAGGCGGCTTGATGATCGATGATGATCTGTTGCTGTTCGGGGGTTAGAGCGTTCAGCGGATTTCCGTTATCGATCGGATTTCCTTTATCGTCAAAGATGGTTAAATTTTCAAAACCAACATCATTATTAACTGTGGTCGGGCTTGGTGATCCGGTTGCGTAGTTATTACCCCCGTTATTAGTGCCCCCGTTGCTGTCTCCCTGACCGCTAGCCGGCGCGGCCTGTACGTTACCGGATTGTGTCGAGTCTGCCCCGTTGGGGCTAGCGGTATCCTGCCCGGTTGGATTAGACGCGGTTGCCTGCGCGGTATTCGCAACAACGCGAACTTCCTGGCACCACACATTAACGATTATGAGGGTCTTACCCTGGCTTGCCGTCCGACGATAATCGTAGTGGACAAGATTAGCTGAGGGATAGCGTATCTCCGGCGTTACTACCGTAACAAGATTGAGCGACGCAATCGCCTGCTCAATACTATTGAGAAACGCCTCGCGCGAAGCCGCAATAATGAAGCTGAGTTTCGCGATGAAAGGAACCTGAACCTTGTTATAGGACTGAAAGGCACCTTGCTCCTGGGGATAATCCGAAATCTGATAGTCGCGCGCGTAATCGACCGTGCTTACCGAGTCTGATTGTAAAATCGTATTTCCATTTTCGTCGTAGATTCCCCACTGCGGCGCCCCGAAGGCCCGCGTGACCGAGAGCGCATCGGCAAGTAGCAGGGCCGCCACCTACTCGACGCCTGTGTTCGTGCTATAGACATTGGCACGGATGGCGTTAGCTACTGCACCCCCGATCGCCAGGCCATCCGATCCAGGGGGAACTGTGACATTAATTCCGCCATGAAAATCAAGATCATTGTGAGTATTGCCAATTGTTGAGCCAGGAACAATAGGGTTACTATAAGATTCGTTAATACTCATTTTAGAATCATTATAGGTTTGAAGTGCTGGCCCATTTGGACCGATTGATCCTTCAGGGCCTTCAGCGCCGCGCGTTTTTCCGCTGTCGCCTCTCTCCCTTGCTAGCGCAGCGCTATAACCCGCGGAACGAGCGGTATCCCATTGTCGAGTGGCTCGCATTGCGGCCATCGCGGCATCAATATTTCCACCTTTTAGATCTGTTAGAAGGTCTCGGCCCGTCTGCCTTTTATAGGCAACTACAGCATTATTCCAACCAACCCGGTCCTGATTTTCAGGGGTAAAAGGCGTATCTAGTGGCAATCCCATTGCTCGGAGATTGGATCTCCAAGTAGAGGAAAGCATTTGATAGCGTCCAGCCGCATCACTAGGCCCTTCTGGCCCCGATTCGTGTATATTTGGATGCCGGCTAAAATCCGAAAAGGTTTTTCCAGGCCAACGGGCGTTATAGGAACCATGCGACTCCGGTCCCGCGATCGTATCTAAAAACGCGCGTGCCTCCAGCGGTAAAGATCTATTAGCTGTTGTATTAGAGCTTACAGGCCCCGAGCCTGTAGCATTTTCGGGAATTGGGGCCACCACTCTACCATTCCACCTATCCTTAATGCGCCGCCAAAAGCTACGGTTATCGGGGATAGCGAATGCTGGCCCCTCTGGACCGATTGATCCTTCAGGGTCTTCAGCGCCGCGCGTTCCTGGATCCATTCCAGTCATCCATTGGATAAGTCTAATAAGCCAACCAAAGGATTTTCCCATCGGCGGCGGCCCGGTCCTGGGTGGTGGTTTTCCGGGAGTAATTCCAGAGAGCAATTGAGCAATCGCCATCCAGCGGTCATAGTAGTTTGTGATTGATGATATGATTTCAGTAAGCGCGTCTACAAATTGAATTATCCAAGGGTTTCCCGCAATCAATGTTTCAGTAAGACCCTTTATAGCTTCTTCAAATCGATTGATGGACTGTTGAAGAAGCTCTAACTGCTTTAGATCCGTGTCTTTCGCCGCATATGATCCCGCCCGCTGCATTTCGCTTGCGATCGCAGTACCACCTTTAGAAAGACCCGGCGCTAGCTCTCCAAAACCAATCAATCCAGCTAATTTGTAGGCTGCCGCGCCGTCCGCTCCCTCCTTTTGCATGGCGTTAGGAAGAGTTTCGGTTAAAAATTTCTCGATAGAGAAATTTTTATCCAGGAAATTAACATGAAGCTGCTGCGCTGCCAGACTGATCTCATCGGGAACTTGGCCGGTAAGCCGGTATTCCGCGATATTACCCGCCGCCTGCATAAGGGCGCCTTGCGTGGCAGCGGGATCGACATTTCCAAGAACTTTCATCGCAGCTTGGAAACGGTTTAACCATCCCGCGTTGACGTTCGCGGCATAGGCTGCGCGATTAGTCTGAGCGCCCGCAGCGGATTCGGCGCCGAGTGCCTTTAGACCGCCTTGCAAAGCCTTGATCGCGCCGAACGCCAAAAGAGCTTTGGCCCCGAGTTCGGTTATAGCCGAAACAGCCGGATCGAAATTCCGCGCCATTGAGAAGCCTGTGCGGCGCGTTTCGTCGGCGAGGTTACGATGGACCTGGCTTAATTTCGGCTGTAGCCGGGCGTAGGAGGCCGCTAGATCGTCGTTAGCTTGGGTAAGGCTTACCCGGCGCGTAGTTGCGTATTGCTGCGCCTCGCGGCGCGCCTGCGCGATAAAGGCCGCCTCTGCCGCTGCGGCCTGTTGTAAGCGCCCGTAGTTGTCGGCTCCCTGCTCCGCAAGCTTTTGGAGAGATGCGCGCGACTGATCAAGCGCGTCCTTGACTTGGCTCGCGCCCTGAATCTGTAATTCAATGATCAGGGAGTCGATAAGAGTGGGCAGACTAACCCCCCTGACCCGACCCGATGGCAGCGGCAGTTAGTGCCAGTTCCCAAGGTCCGCCAGGGGTTTCGCTCGAAAGCGAAAGATCGATGCGGCTCGGGGTCCACTTGCCGTTAGCCGCGGCAAGTGGGATCGTCGGCGTCAAGTTAGCCTTGACCGTGACATTCGTGCCCACAGAGACAGCCGCGAGTCCCGGATCAAAGCGCGTCCTTACTCGCATCTGGTTCTTGGAAAAGGTTGGATAAGCGATCATACCAGTCGCGGCAGAAATCTCCAAATTAGCAGTAGAAGTGCGCGCTCCCGGCTTAGGCCAGACAGCCAGGACGCCCTTGGTCGTGTCAAGATAGCCATAAATGTTGGCTGCTTTCAAAAGACGAATAACCTGTGACCAGGGCGAGCCTTGGAGGTAAGGATTAGAAAGCTGAACCTTTACGCCATTATTCTCCAAAGTTAATCCGAAGGGTTTTATAACTTGTTGCAACGCGGTCGCCGCATCCGTACCACCCTTAAAAGATAAGGGAGCAACTGAGGCCATTTGAATGTTATAACCGTCCACTGAATACACGTGAAACGAAACATTTGGCTGCTGGGAAAAATTCGGCTCGGCCGCTAAGATGATACCCTTATGAACGATTACCATCCCGGTCTGATCATCTCCGGCATGGATTTCAATCGTGTTTTGCGGTCTCGTATCCCACAATAGCCCGGCATAAGAGAGTTGATTGATGTGGCTCGGCGTAAGCCCATAGATGACTGTATTCGCCGTGCCACCGGCAACCGGAGACGGAATCTTGGATATCTGCGTTGCGACGCGCAGACCGGCCAGACCGAGTTGGGAATTACCGCCCGAGTTCACGCTGGCCGTATCGAAAGAGCCATTAGCCAGCGTGAATATAACGTCTATCTTGCGCCGAGCATAAGGTGCTGTGGCAGAATTAGTTTGCATTTTCCAAGGCTAATCGCTCGTTGGTGCCATCCACCGCTGCAATTTCCAACAGAGTGTAAAGATCCTCTAAACCATAGACCGTTTGAAGATCATTCAGGCTGGCGAGCCGTCTGCCGATAACGGCGCCAATGGCTCCGGTGGTGTTGGGGTAATCAATGAACTGTATTGTTGCATAACGCCGGACACCAAGGTTGAGAGGGCGCCGGCTAGAGAAAAACCCGTGTGTAAACGAAATACCTCGCTGCGTAGAAAGGATATCGTAGATGCTTCCTCGATATCGTCATGTGCCTTGTCTAAAGCGCGCTCAGTGTCCGGCTTTGCCGGGTCCGGGAGGTAATGCACGCACCCTAACATTTCCTCTAAGAGCGGGCGCGCCTGATCGTAAGGAAGATTGAAGATAGAGCGCAGACCAAGCTCTAAAAGGCCCGCTATGCCCGAGTTGGGCGGCGGCGAGGGCACTTGTACGTTGCCCGCGCCCACCGCGAGCAATGCTCGCATAGCCCAGGACTCAGCTTGAAAAGCCGACATTTCATGGAGCACGAAGGTCTTGCCGTGATCCCGGCCGGGCTGATCTATGACGACGGTTTCAGTTTTACGCATTTAGGCTAGCGGGGTATAGGTGATTGCGGGAATCGTGCCGCTCGGGAGCCATTGGATATGGAACTCTCGATTTTGGAGTACTTTCCGTGCGTCCGCGAGAGAGGAAACGCCCATCAGGGAGCCTTTGTAGCAGGTGTAGGAGCGGCTAACCGACGGCAGCCGAATATTGGCATTCGCGTAAAGAACCTCTTGCAACTGGTCCATCTGCGCAACCCAATTTTCAAAAACGATCAGGCTGGCCGAACTAGCCAGCAACCGGATCGTCATCTCCGGCGCACGAGGAATATAGCCGGCGACGCCATAGCCATCGACGCCGACCTGCGTCTCAGTCGCCGGAACCTGGCTTGTGGTAAACGCATCGTCAACCCCGAACTCTTGTATCTGCACAGGGGTCGGGTAGATAGAGTCAATACCGAGAAGCAGTACCGCGTTAGCTGAGGTTATCGTGAGTGCCATCATAGCCTCCCTTTATTGAATTTCAATCGAGGCTATATTGATTTCTTGTATGGAACCTCCGTCGCAATATAGTAAAGTACAGGGAGGTGAACCACGCGCTGCTCGGACCTGTGCAGTGGCAGGCACAACTTGAAAAAGCCAACCGCGTTGAAACAAGATATCCGAGGCGTTAGGTATGTTAGTTAGGTTGCCTATTTCAGCAATCTGCGCCTGGCTTAGTTCCACTCCGGCCCGGATCGCGCCGAAGTTCACAGCAGCGTTGATCGGATCAAGAGCCGCCGCCTCGATCAGAGCATAACCGGCCTGGTTATACGGGATTGAGCCGACGTTATCGAGGAGAACCATCATTGCAAGCTGAAGTTGATTATTCAGCCATATTTGATTGACATAGCTATCTTTCCAAAGGAAAGGACCAGAGATCGCGCCGGGATACCACCAATTGAATGCCTCGTTGGCAGTGGTATAATCACCGTAAAAATTCATCCCATAGGAGATCAGGTAATTGGCGATCGTCCCGGAGAAAACCTGTGGTTGGAGTCCGGTCTGACGCTTGAATGCCTGGGTTTGGCGCCCGTTCAAGCGTGTAAAGTCTAGCGAGGCGGTCCACCCCATGCCGAAGGCTGCTAGCTGTCCGGTGGTGTCCACGCTCGGATTGACATGAATCATGTCAATGCCCGAAAGCTGGCCGCTGTTGATAAATGCGACCGGCGCTGACGGACCTCCCGAGGAAATATTGGCCGCGGAAGTGTCCCACATTTCATAAACGTAGCGATTGTTTTGGGAATTGTTCCAGGTAGCGAACGCCTCCTTTTCGGCGTCAGTGCCCTCCCAAAGGGTCATGAACGACGCCCAATCCTGGGTAATCGCCGTTATAGAGGTCATAAATGACCCCGGAGAGTAGGCCGCGGCGCCCGGAGAGATAACAGCGCCTAGTGCCTGCGTCATCAGCAATTGATTGGCCAGGGTACCGGAGGCATAAGTCACCATGGAGTTATTGCCAGTTGTCGCCGAGACAATGACAAAGCCGCCCGAAATAGAGTCATAGCTGACGGCCGGCGCGTAAAGCGTCATCGCTTCGCTAGCCGCCATTTGCGACGTGCTAAGCTGATAGACACCCGTCGAGCCGGTTGTGCCGGAAATCTGCTGCACAACATAGGGCATCCCTGAGACGCCCGTTCCAGTGACCACTGCCGCGGACGTAACCGTTCCCGATGTGACACCCGTAACCGTCATCAAGGTGCCGGAAATCGAGGCCGTAATCGTCGCAGTCGGCGTACCGGACCGAATGCCCAGCCCGGCCCCGATGATCTCCGCTGCGTTCGAAAACGACGTAGCCGCAGCCAGAGAGATCGTCGCCGTGGTAGGCGTAGGCGAGCCGTCAAAAGAAATTGAAAAAGAACCCGAATAGGTTTGAAGAGTCGCAAGGGGTACACCCGCCAGCGATGCGCCGCGCAGATAGGCCGAAACAGCCGTTTCAGCGTACTGCGCAAAAAGCAAAGACGCGGGTTTTACCGTGCTGTTGTCCGGGCCTAAGAAGTAAATGGATGCGAGTGCCGCCTCTTGGCTCATTGTGCCGAAATAACTGCCCACGTCGGTGGCGTCGGCAAAACTTAGAACCTGCCCAATCGGAGGACGCGTGTTTTGTGTCACCATCAGGCCGATCAGATCTAGGGCGTTCCCCCCGGCTGAGAGGACGGAAGGGTTGACCTGAACGATTTGTGAAGCCGGAATCGCCGGGCGAACTGAGATGCTCAAAGCTCTTTACTCCAATAACGCGTCCGCCTCGACCAGATCGATTATTACTTGATCAGCGAACTGTTGCCCGGTGCGGACAATCGGGTTGACCTGCAACACGAGGTCCATTCCCCATCGGTATTCAAATTGTTGCTCAGCGTTTATGAAGGGACGCTGCTGAGCGTCGTCGCACCATAAAGGTGCAATCGCATAGCCACTTTCCCCTAAATCATCCACTGCAATCTCAGTTCGGAAAAGTCCGACGATCGTCTGCGCTGTCCCGGCCGAGTTGGGTCCGTGAATGTCTAATTGCACTGTCCACTTCGTTTGTGTTTCATCGTTGCGCGTTCCTGCATAAAGCGTCCCGCTCGCAAGTACCTGGCTCCCGGTAACGGCATAAGCGCCAGTGCCGCCAACAACCGACCCCGATAGCTGCGTGATAACTCCGGTATTGGCCGCTATAACCCCGACAGTGCCATCCGTAAGCGGCGCGCCGGGCTGAACCGTGCCGCGCGCCAATACAGTCACATTCATTATCGATCCGGCAATCGACGCTGTGACGATCGCATCATTGGTCGTGTAAAAATTTGTCCCGAGTCGCTCGATACGCAACGGCGTCATAACAATGAAGTCCGCGCCTTGCGGCTCCGGCACGCGATTTATCTCAGCGCGGATTACGTCCGTAGTAGACGGCACAAGGCCGATCAGCCAAGCGCGCAGCGCCGTAAATTGCTGGACCTCGGTCTCAGTTAGGTATGGAACCAAATTACCCGTTATTCTGTAGCGTGCAAACTAGACGGCACCAATCGGGCCATTGTTCAGTGACCATAGCCACAAGCCATATAGTACCGAACGGGTAAACCGTGCCGTCCGCAAACACAACTAGATCCCCACCTTCGGAAGTGGGCCGATTTACACTGTTAAACTCGCCGTTGACATAAATCGCGCGGCGCTCGCCGTTTATTACCAACCCCTCGATTAGCTGCATATCCTGGTAGCTGAGCGCCTGCACCTGCGCCGTCACCGGCGTCGAGATATAAGTTGGAACCCGAGTACCATCCGAAGCCGTCACAGAACCCGATGAAACCATAATCGTCGCGGGCAGGAAAGGGTTTACTGTATTTATTGCACCCGAAACAATCTGATGAAGATTCATCTAGGCCGCCCGACGCAGAGCCGGCGCCACCCGGCCGACAGTCGCGTCAAGCACGGTGCCCAAACAAGCCTCTGGCGAAAATTTCTTTCGAAAAGCTGCGAATTGTCGCTCCCAAGCTTCCCGCCAGCGGGCGCGTGTCAGCAACGCCACGCCAATAAAATCGCTCTCCGAAGAGGTAAACTTTACCACGTCTTCCCAACCTTGGGAAAGATCGTGCGGCTCGGCGACAACGGGTCGCCCTAAGCAAAGCGCGGTGTTGCACCGTGAGGAGGAGACTAAACCCATTTCGTCAAACTTACGAACCTGTAAAATAACCTTGGCCCGGCGCATCTGAATGTCGCGATCTATTTGCGACTTGAAGTCCATGACAACCTTTACAGCATTGCGCGTGCCGGTCGCCTTGGCGAGCTTTCGTAGCAACGCCTCGCGCCGGGGCGACATCGAGCCGTAAAAACCAAACTCGAAATCCGGAACGACTCGCGGATCGGGCCGATAAAGGGAGGGCGCGTACCCAAGCTCCAGGTAGGCGGTCGGCGCGTATTGCGAATACCAGTCACTAACGCGCTGCCCAGGAACAAGGTGCCAAATAGCGTCCAAATATGGCGCAACCTCGCAGAACTTTTCCTGCCGTCTAACCATCTCGGGGTCTAGCCCGTGATTGAAACCCGCCTGAGTAGGTTCCTCGGTAGCCAGGCAAATAAACCGCGCTCCCCGCTCATGGGCACGACGTAGAACTTCCACGGACCAATCCGTAAAACCCTCGACAACAACATTGTAGCCCTTGTCCGCCGCCCAATAGGTAATATCCGTCTCCGGCGCAACGCCGTCTTTCCAAAGGATATCGTTTTTCGGGTCCCAAACAGCGTCATGCCCTAGCGCACGAAGTTGATGACCAATAATCCCGATTACATCCTCCAGGGAGCGTTTGCCGATAGCGTTGTGGTTAAAGAGATGGAATAAAAAATCCAAGGTCAGTTTTCTCCCCACTTAGCAACGTAGGCGGCGCGCAACCGAACGACAACAGCGGCTTGAAGAGCCTCTGCCGCGGTCTTCTCTATTGAGTTGCCCGCAACACTCTCTGTCCAAAACGTAGTTTCCAACCAGTGACGATTCCACTCGTCGCCGTAATCGTGCATTGCACGGACCATTCTTTCCTCGTCCGTCTCCTCACGATCCGGGTCGCGCCAAGGGTTTTCCGATGTATTGCTGGTTTCGATACCCGACATCATAAGCTCGGCTGATGATGTGACGAGCTTTACTTGCTCTAAGGAGCTAAGCGCGCGACGCGCGAGATCCTGGTCTGCGCCTCCCTCGCACCGCACGGGACCGTCGGGCACGTCGGGATAAACGAACAAAGTCCGTAGGTGAAAGCCTTGCGACCCGTAAGCGTCCAGGCTCGCCGTTGAGCGTGATAATGTCCATCCCTCGCCGTCCGGCGGCGGCATCGCGCCGCGCATAAGCCCCAGGTGCCAGCGCGAAAGCTCAACGGGCGAAACGTCGATGATACCGCCCGCAAGGTAGTAATTAGCGACGCGCGCACGCAACTCCGGCTGTAGCCGATAGCCTAAGTGCAGCACTGCGCGGTAGCCCGCGGCGCAGGCCGCAACAATAGTTGTGCCGACCGTGTTTCCGGCAACCTCGTCGGCGCAAAGCGGCACAAAACCCGCGTCCATTTCGTAGGCAAGTGCAAGCCCGAAATTGTGGCACTCCTTCATCGCCGTGCCGCCGCCGCGCTCGCCGAAGTTTGCCTCCATCCGCGACCCCATGTCGATGATATGTATTTCCGCATAGCGGGCAGCGGCTTGTAAGGCGGGCGCACGGCGTAGCGTCTTAGCGTCGCCGGAAACCGTGTAGAGCACTAAACGCACCGGGCCTAGGGTAGCCAGGGTCGGCAAATTATTATGCGCCAGCAGCGACGGCAGAAGGCAGGATAGAGCGTGCGCAACATAAGTCTGCCCCCAGACGGGGAGGGCTAGGACCAAGCCGTTCACGAAACCTCGTGCGAAACGGATTGCAACATTATTCCGTGGTCGATCAAAGGTTTAGAAAAGCCCTTCCGTTTAATTGTACTCGGCTTCAGCGGCGGCGATTGAAGGTCTACGATGCTCTGTCGCAGTTGTCCCGCAATTGCTGCGCCGATCTGGTCGAGCGACTTCGGTACGTCGTAATTGTTCGCTTTCAGATTCGCGGCGATCGATGCAGGCCAGCGGGGGCTTTCCTTAGCAACCATATTGCGAAAAAAGGGGCGCGGCGGCTGGCCGCGGCTCGGGGCGCCGAATTCATTAACAGCGGCAACAAGGGCCACCGAAGTTCCGTCCGGATAGGTCGCGCCGGAAAGAAAGCCAACTTTGACCGTGCCGCCGCGCCCTAGCTGATCGCCTATTTGGGCGAGCGCTGCGGTTAGCTTTTGGCCGCCAGAAATTTTCACAGAAGGCATTATCGAACCCAAACCCGATTAAGTCCCAGGTAAGGCGGGAAAGATCGGGCCGAGCCGGGGCCGGGCACGTAGGTTGCTCGGCGCCAAGCCGAAGTTGCCTGCCAAAAAGCCGCGCCATAGCTGGTTTGCAAAAACCAAGCATTTTCCGGGTTCATCGGGAACTCGGCCGCGACCGAAACGGTTCCTTCGCTGGCGCTGCTGATCCTCCCAACCAAGCCGCTCGGGATGCCGCCCGTAGCCGGCGGCGCAAACAGCTTAGCTAAATGCGCCGTCAACATATTCAACAACGTAAGCTGCACTGTCGGGTCAAGCACAGGCCCCGTGCCGTCATTCCGCAAATACAACGTCGCCATGTCGAAATAGGATTGAGCGAGCGGCGCGGCAATGTAGGCAAACTCCGGATAGGTCGCTATCCAAAGATCGTAGTTGAATGTTACTTCAGCGCAAGGCGTCATGCTGCCTCGCGCTCACCCTTTTCGATTTTCTTCATAGACGGATCGTGTAGCTCCGGGCGACCTGGGTCGATCGGTTCTAAACCAGATCGGGTTGCCCCTTGCGCCGCGACCCAGGCGCGAGCACGCGCACTATCTCCTGCATCAACCGGCGGCGGCCCGATTAGTCGGTTACGGATCAGCATAGAGGACGGCTGGTTTGCTTCCCACCACGAGCGATAGAGGTCCAACGGCACGCCCTCCGTAATGGCATAGCCGTAAGCGCCGCCAACGATGAGATGCTCCGGCATGCGGCCGGCCACGATATCTTGTACAGAGACCGAATTACCGCGCAACCGGAAAGGCTCTCCAACCGCTTGGGCAACCTTGACCACCTTGTAGCCGTGCGCTGTTGCCTCGCCGGAATCCACCATGGAGTAACCCTGCATAATGATTCCGTGAGGATGCTTCAACGCGACGGCAACTGTTGCTGTGCCCGTTGAGGGGGGCGTAGGTGTCGAGATCGTGGTTGGATTAGGATTAGGTTTTGATTCGTTGGGCATGTTTTCAAATACCCACCATCGCTGTAAGGCCGGCAGGATAGCGAATCACACATCCCCAACTGCCGCTCATACACTTTTGTTGAAAAGCGCTCAGCAACCGAATGATCGGAAACGCTCGCATCTTTTCGGAATACGCGCAAAAGCCGGTCTTCTGGCCTTCGACCTCGTCAACGATCAACTGCATCGAGTTGCCCGCGGGATTACCCTGGGGGTTGGTCGAGCTTTGTCCGTTATATTGGACTGCTGTCTTGATCTTCAAATTTTTGAAGTTCTTGGTCAGCAAGTCCCGGACATTCACGTTGAACGTGTTTGTGGCGCCAAGCGCGACTTCGGAGGAAGGCCCGAGCGCGAGCGTCAGCGGCGACTCCATGTTGACGAGACCAGAATTTTGAGTAACAAGCTGCTGGTAAGTCGCCAGAATGTCGTTGTAGATCTCGTTTGCCGTCGCGATGATCTGGCCCGTCGAGTAGTTCAGCCAAGCGGTGCCGCCCGCGGCCTTGGTCGCGGGAGTCAACGCCGCAGACAGGAACGGGTTATTGATCAATCCATAGTTCTGCAACGCCGACACACCATAGAAGTATGTCAGGTTGAGGAACTTGTTAAGGTTGATGGCCGCGGCCTTGTCGATCGACGAAACCCAATTGATCCGAGCCAGCCCTGCGCGTTCAAGCTCCCGCTCACCATACTGCTTGATAAGCTGGAACAAATACGCCTGGACTTGGGGCCAGTTCGTGTTAACACCGGCCCGGCCATTGTTGGAAAAGTCTCCGTAGCTGGAGACCTCGCCCGTGGCTTCGGCGACCGGGAACATGGTCGTATCGTTTAGCCACGTGCCCTTTTTGACCTCGCCCATGATCTCCGCGGCCATGTTCGGAGCGAACAAGACCTCATAGACCTGCGGATCAATAAGAGTTGTGAGCATCGCCGGCACGGCCGAGTTCGGATCGGTCGTAAGGGTCGGGATGTTGGAAACCGCATCGAGGGCAAGCCGGTAATCGCGGCGCGAGCCGTCATCCGGAATGTAGCCCACAGGGGCCGCGCCGGGGGCATACGAAATGCCGTACTCCTCCAGCATTGCCTGGTCCATCGCGAAGGCTGCAACAGCCTCCGCCATCGTCCCGAAGCGGAGCGGATTGGTAGTTATCATATCGAGCTATTCCTTTTTCCGCTCGGGGTTATGGACCGACGTTGACGCGATCAGACATCTTGACTACTTCCCCCGCCTGCCCAGAGGACAAGGCATAAAAACGAGTCTCGATGGTATTACCGAGCGTCAATGCCGAGGATGACATCGCCTGAGTAACGTCCAGGTAATACGTGCCGGTGCCGCCGGTTCCAAGCTGAGTGATGTGCGAAAACGGCGGGCTTGCAGCTACGCCGGTACCGGAAACCAGAGCACCATTTTCGATCGTGCCCGAAGATACAGCCGAAACCGTCAGAATACCGTAGCTGAGCGATAGTGTACCGGACAAAACCAATTGCTCGGGGATAGACAAAGCGTATGTGCCAGTGCTGCCCGCAGTGCCGGAAAGCTGCGAGACGATCCGAGTATTGGCAATAACGCCAGACCCCGCGACAGTGCCGTAAAGCAATGCGCCATTGACAACCGTGCCCGATGCCACATTCGTGACCGTAAGCACATTGCCCGCCACCGAGCCAGTCAGTGATCCGGTGCCCGCGGCGATCGAGCCAGTCACTGAGGCCGATCCCGGAGAACCGGTCGGGGCAAACGAAACCTTGCCGGTGGCAAGATCGGCGTAAGCCTTCATGCCCACCAACGCGGCAGTTGTGCCGTCATTTTTGACCCAAAAGCCGCCCGAAGTGAACAGCGTCACCCCGAAACCTTTAGGCACAACCATACTGGCATCTGCCAGATAAGTCGTGATCAGCCCCTGCTGTTCGCGGGCGATAAAGCCGGACGGGGCCGCGCCCTGATTGCTGAAACAATTGACAACTGTCGGCGCGTTGTCCGGGTCGATCCCTTGATACGAGGTCCAACCGAAATAACCAACCGTAACGCCCGCGCTGCCCGCTACGAGGCCGCCCGGACCTGCGTCGAGGGTAGAGCGCGGATTGAAGTCAGAAAAGTCACCGGGAATGCCCGGCGTGGGCAAGGTGCCGACCGAGGTCTGCCACCCGCTGTTACCCGTAGCCATGAATAGCCTCCTATCTCACGGGTGGTTAGGCAAGGTCGAACTGAGTGCGCGAGGCGCCCGGAAAGCGCGTAGCGAAGGTCGAGCGCGCGCCTTGCGCAGCGTCGGCTGCTAGCCGCTCCGGCGACGCCGCGTGCCGTGCACCGGGGCGCGGGGTACGCTCGATCAGCAAACGCAACGCGCTCGGATCCTTGATCGTTGCCGCCCCGGTAATGCCGAGCGCGCGGCAACCGGCGCGAAGCACGTCCTCCGCCGAGTCGGCTGCAAGGCCCGGTAAGCCGCCTACCCAGGGGCGCACAAACTCGCGGGCATCGTCGATCGCGCGCTGCTCGCGGCGAAAATCAGCTTTCGCCTCTGCAATCGCCGCGTCCATCGCCTTTTTGTCCATTGTGCCTCCGGGCTTGGGCTGGCCCTTGAACGGAGGCGGCTCGTCAATCCCGCCGCCCTTAAATTCCTTGTTCGGGTCTTCCTCCTCGTCGTGAGCTTCCTCAGCCGGCGCCTCGCGGTGCATAGAAGCACCGATGGCCTCGTCAAGCCGGGCAAGCTCCTCCGGGGGCAATTTTCCCTTAAGCATCTCTTTGATGCGCGCCACGATCGCGGCCGGATCCTCAGCATCCTCGTCCTCACCCTCGCCGCCCATCGTAGCGGCATTCATGTCGGGATCGTCTTCCATGGTGTCCATTTCCGGCTCGTCGTCGCCGACGCGGGCGATAGCCTCCAGCATCTCAGTCACGTCGCTGATGTCGGCATCCTGGGCCAACCGGCCGCGCGTCTCGCGCTGTAGCGCGGCAACAAGATCGGGGATCTTGGAGGCGAAATTTTTCTGCGTAATCCCTTTCAAAAGGGGTGTAACGCGAATCTGCGCATCGGCAGCGAGCCGGGGCGCAAGGTAGGTACGCAGCGCGCCCGTAGCCAAAATGGCGGTGGGCGAGACGGTAGACTTAAACATCGTCTTCCTCTCACTATTTCCGCCGTTGGCGGGGGTTGCAAGCAACTTTGAATCCAGACCGAGCTTTTGAAGCGCCTCAGCAGGAGTCTTAAATCTTTTCTTTAATGCGGCCACGAGACGGTCGCTCACCATAGCCTCCTCCGAGAGAAACCGCCTGCTTTAGCTGGCGGAGGGATCTCCTTTTATTTAATCTTTCCGTGTTCACGGCCGATAAAAGCGGCTAAAGCCGCGGGATCGTGGACGCCTTTCTTGTGGGCCAGCGAGTTTTCTAGCTTACCGAAAGATTCGTCCTTAGCTCGCTTCATCTCTTTTGCCCAAGCATCAAAAGCGCGAGCTAGCTTGTCCCAACCTTGGGTGTTTTCCTTCATTCTAACCAACTACTCCTGAGCGCCGCGGCAACGTCGTCCCAGCCGTAAGCGCGCGACATGGTGTCAGCGACTGTAACGTCTTTTCCTTGGCGCCCTTCTTCGACCTGGGCGAGATGCTGGAAACGAATACTGCACATTAAACCATCATAATGCTCGCCGTCCGGCGACGTGCCCGGTTCCATTTTGGCAATATATCTGTAGCCTGGACTCAACTCTCTTTTAGAATTGGCCTCTACTTCATCGATAGCCTCTTGGGGCCAAAACACAAGTGAATTAGAAATAAAGGGTGCATCCCACCGGGCGTCAGTGCCGGTTGATCCAACAACAAGTTGTGCGTTCTTTGCATGTGTCTTTGCATCAACCCCTGCATGCTGCCCTAAAATCGGGATATTGTTCGCTGAGCGAACCGTCTCCGGCTTAGACAACTCTTCTGCCGATCGATAAAGCATGTATTTCTTGTCAGGGTCTAGGCCCAGTTCTTCACTATTGGGGATTTCGTGACCGAAATACGGATCGACCCTCTCCATTGCGAGGTTGCTTCGTTCAACATGCAACCTTCCCTCAGCATCCTTAGAACGAACAGTGTCCTTATCCTGCCCGATATCCGCTCCGAACTCCCTCTCTCGGATACTATCCGCACGACGGGCAAGATCTCCACGACCCTGGAGGCGCGCACGGCGCGCCGCGGCTAAGAGCAGGTTGCGGGTATATTTCCATTCGCCGTCACGTTTTTCCTTAACCGGATATTTTCGCTGACTTGGAATGAGAAACGCGCTTTCCGGCATATCCTCGCGGTGCGCCGTACTGTCAACCTCCTCGCGGGTTGTTTTCGAGAGTTTGCCTGTAGGATCGGAAGCGTCCTCTGCCTCCACATTTACCGTCGGCTGCCGGCTCTGCTCGCGCATTTGAGCAGCCGTGACATTGGTCAATCCACCTTCTTTATCGACCAGGTTCGAACGACTTAGATCGACGAAAGGCTGCAAGACCTTACCGGGACCAGTGCGAAACTCTACGTCAGCCGCATACCGCTTCGCCGTTCCGGCTAACGTTTCGCGTACCCCCGGATGGAGAGGGTCCGGCAAATCATCCAACCCGCGCCAGCAATAAGCGCTATGCTCGGCATTCAATTTCGGCTCAAACTCGTCGTCTACCGGACACAAAAAGCTCGTATGATCCCAACCGTGCGGAGTGCGCGTTGTGCCTAGATTGATCCACTGCCCGTCGTCCTCCGGTACGTGTCCGATTTCCTCTTGGCTCTCACGGCGCACTGCGTCGTAAGCACCTTCTTCGCCGTCGCATTGGCCGCCCGGCCATGACCAGGTATCGGGCCAGTTCTTTTCATCCGAAGCGCGTTTTACGAAAAGAACACGTTTCGTTTTAGGCGAAAAATAACCCACCGAGGCAGCTCGGCCTAACGGCGGGACGCCACTATTAGGCGAAAGGTCATCTTGAGCATGTTCACCTTCGCCTTCTTCCTCGGAAATAAAGGTGATAAAACCTTGAAAGAAACGCTTTAGGTCGCCCAGCCAAGACATGCTGGCGGGGCTATCCTTAGCCCTGGCGGGTATCATCAACCAATAAATCCCTTGCAAGGCAAGTAATCGTATACTCCGGAATCAGGTTTACGACAGGCTTCCTTACGCTTGCCGCAACGTTTGCACGCCTCAAAACTCTCGCCTTCTTTTGTCACTGCGCCAAAGTCATGGTTTACGCGTGTTGCTAATTCCCGCACAAAATTGTCAATTTCCGACGATTTAGGCATTTACGCTGGTACCAACAAACCGGCCGGCGGCCACGCGAATGCCGTACCCAGCGGATTGGGTGCTGAGACGGTGCGGATGTCGGTCGAATGCCGGCAATCGACCATTACTAAACCAATGGGATCGACCAAACCGGCAATGGCAGGAGCGCGGCCAGCAGCAAGCATAGCGGCGTTGCGCTGCTCAGCGGTATAGCCGGCGACTACGCTGCCCGGCAATTCCCAAGCTGACCACTGGACCTCACCGAGGTCACGGGCAAATATCATCCGCTCGCAATCACCGCGGATGTCTGTCGGCGCAATGTTGTAGTGCATCGACACAATGCAATCGAGATTAGGCGTCTGTGCCACGCCGTTGACCGAGCACGGCACCGGCAGGGTCAAGCGCTGATAGGTGGTATATGCCGTTCCAGTCTGCGGTGTAGTTGGACATACAATCGCCATGCCGCCCTGCTGTGATCCTCCGATCGGCGTCGCGTTCCGCAAGGTACCATCGACATCGTTGAGCCAGTTGAGCCAGGAAGGTTTCTGACAATCCGGGCTGAAAAACCAGACGCCATTGACATCGGCAGCCGAACCGTCGTGGGTGTAGAAATCACCGACACCGTGCGCGACCGATCCACTCGCGAGTTGAATGTCGCTGACCCGGAAACAATCACCGCCATCGTCCGGCGCGTCGTAGGTGAACCATGAACCCTGCGGATAGCTAGGGCCACCGTAATCGAAGGTGCGGATTGCGAATTGCACACCGTTGCGAGTGACAAGGTAACAGTCGCAGCGCTGCACATCCAAACCGGCATCGAGCTTGTACCAGTAGATTGGGTCGGCTTCGGTTTGCGGACGGGTGTAAAGGTATCCCGGATCAAGTGGTGTCAGTGTCGGATCAGCCCCGACCCCATGCACGAGGTAGCGCAGCATGTCGGCATCGGCCATACCGATCGGAACCGGAGCCGGAGCCGGCGGCGATGGTGTAGGAATGGGAGCCGGCGTCGGGGTCGGAGCCGATGACCCGCCGCACCCGGCGACCGCCAATGTGGACAACAGAAGCCCACGTCGCGATATCACCTTATTTTCTCCCGCGTTGCGGCGGCCGCCGTGGCAAGAGATTGGATGGCGAGATCGCTCATAGGCATCGACTATTGGCAATTGTGATTAAACGCCTGGACCGCTTTATCAAGCATAGACGGGATGATCTTCCGCTGCGCCCAGATATCTGGGTCGTTTTTCTCCATCCGGGAAATCTCAGTATCCATAAGATCGCGGATTTCCGGCGTGATCTTGTAAACTGGCTGAGGCGGTGTGTCGCCGATCTTGATCAAATTACTTCCTCGGACCGAAACACCCTCGCCGATAGCTATCACGCATCGCCCCTCGGCGTTACTATTTGGGCCAATCGCAAATGCAAATCCGGTCGGCATTGCGTCGGTAGCTGAAACCGGAACGGCTAGAGCGCAAGCCAGAGCCGTCGCCCCCAACAAACGAACGATCATCATTTCCCAACCCCCACATAGCGGCGAAGCGCCTCGACCTCGCGCTGCTGATCCTGCATGGCGGCGACAAGCACGGCAATCGCGTTCAGGTAGCGCACCTTGAGCGGCCGGCCGTCATTGTCGTTCGCGACGAGCCGGGGATCGATCTTAGCGACTTGCTCGGCGATCAGACCAAGTTGCTCGCCCTCAGCCTCGTTATCGTTGTACGCGAACGACACCGGCGCCATCGCCATGATCTCACTTAGCGCGCCTGTAAGCGGCTGAATTCCGTGCTTGAAGCGCTCGGACGAGACGAGGCAGGTGTTTGTGTTGTCGTAAGTTAGCAAACCGGCTGGGGAGCTTCCTGAGCTAAAGCAAACACTACCGGTTTGCGCGGCGGTAGAATTAGCCATCCCTGACACGGAAAGAGTGCCGCCGATCGTGGTAGCAGAAGTGCTCGGCGTTCCGGTACCGGTTGCCTTCCAGACACCCTCGATATTTATGGTATTGCTGCCACCCGATGTCAGGCTCGACTGTGTTCCCACCACAATGGCGTTACTATCGCTCCCGCCACCGCAGGTAACATTGCCGTCAGTACCGATAAAAATCAGCCTATGACCATTGGTGCATGTGGTAGTGCCAATGGTTGAGCCAAGAAACGTCAGGGCGAAGCCGGTAAGATTTCCATTGCCGGAAGCTGCTCCGACTACAACGGAGTTGTTCGGCCCCCGAGCACCGGAGGCCCCGCCAGTCTGGTTTCCGCCGATAATTACCGAGTTCCCAGACGTGCCGACTACATTATCAGCCTTAAAGCCGATAATGACATCGCCATTCGAGTTTACTACTGAGGGAGCAACCCCAGACCCAAGTAAAACAGATTGGGTAGCGGAGGTTAGATTGAGAGTGGCAGCTTGGCTCCCTATGATCACGTCATCGGTGCCTGAAATATTCTCAGCACTGCCCGTGCCGACGATTACATCACGTGCGGCCCCACTGGCAACATTTCTGCCAGTATCAGTTCCAAAGCACAGCATAGAGCCGCCCGATGTCCCGGTACCGCCGACACCGCAAGCATTCAAGCCGAGAGCTGTATTGAAATTACCGCCGCGTATTCCACTGCCTGCGCTATATCCAACAAATGTACTTTCAGTCCCGGAAAACCCTGGGTATGTCAGGCCGGCATTGAGGAACAGATTTCCTTGACCGTTTGAAAGGGTCGCATATTGCAAACCAGCAACCAACTCTCCGAAGCTGAGAGTGTTAAACGTTGCCCCCGTACCGCTCCCCGTTGAAGACCCCTGGCTGATCGTGCCGCTGGGCGGAATAGAATATATGCCGTTTGTAGTTGTCTGATACTTCAACGCTCCCATCGTCATCGCAACTTGTGCGCCGCTGAGGCCGCATCCGGTTACTGGCTCATTCGGAACAACTCCTGACGCTATTCCGGTCGGGTTTGTTGTATAGTCTCCGGCTACTGCGACCGTCAAAGCGCCCGTCAAAGCGTTGCCGCTTACAGTTCCGGCAAACTGTGCCTTGGTTCCTAGTCCGGTCGTAGCTGTAACAGTACACGCACCATTTGTTCCGCCCGACCCACCTGCGGCCACCGTACCGGATATTGCCTCGATGTCCGTTACAGCGAGCGTAGCTTGAAGGGTTGCGGTCCCGCCGGTGATTGTGATGCCGTCCCCGACAGCATATAATGTTCCTGGAGCGGCGGTGTTGCCTCCACTTCCGACAAGTCCATAACTGAAATTAACGCTATTTAGGCTCGGGGCCGTGATCGTCCCGCCCAGCGTGTAGGTGCCTGTCGCCGTGCCGGACAGCACCGGCGACGCAATCGCCAGCCCACTAGGCAGCGTCGAGGATATCGACGGCACGCCGCTGCCGTTGGTAACAAGAACGCCGCTATTGCCCGTGGCAAGGTTTCCGAGGACACCGCCATTGTCATACAAAAGGCCATTTGGTGTGTCACCGACGATATTCGTCTTGCCTACAGCGATTGAGGCTGCCGAGCCAATCGACGAGATCAATCCGTTGACGCAATTCGTGGTAGAACCGTCACACTGGACAATACCCTTGCGAGTATTTGTTGCGGGATCGGTTTGCGCAAAGGCTAACGGCGACCACAGGAAAACTACAGCAACAACCAGGAGCCGGCTAATGATCATACGGCCTCCCAATGGATTCCCTCTGCCGGGATCTCCATGTTGGCCGACATCAGAGAGCGCCAGATTACCCCGGCACACATAACAAGCTGATTGAGGGCATAGCCGCCTAGAGCAATCTGATTGGCGCGAGTATGGACAATGGGCAAACGATTTAGCTCCTCACGCTCCGGGCAACATCCATGTCGGCAAGCGCGCGGGTAGCGGCGTCCTTAACATCGATCGCTTCCTTGCGGGTTGTGCGACCCTCCCGCAGATGGCCGATCGTACGTTTGATGTCAGTCATGATCTTTTCGGCCTCAGCGGCCTTCGGATTGGCAGTGTCAGCGTTGGTGGTTGTCATCTATCGGATCCCTGGCATAAATATGTAAAGACCTAGTAGCAAAACCGCGACAAACGCGAAGAATATGTTGCTAGAGGAAAACTGTACGAGCGGCGGAAAAGGTAAAATCGTAAGTAGCCATAGAAACATGACTACAACAAAGAGGATTTCTAGGATCATATGTTAAATCCTGCGACTACTGGACGGCTCACACATCGACAATTTATTAAAGAACCCGGAAAAACCCAATCTTCTTCGACTGGGTCCCACCAACCAGTGGAAAGATCAAATCGAACCTTATCGCGCCCCGCCTTTACATGCGAGGGCCGCGGAACTTTGCCACCCGCCGAATGAACCCAAACAGCTTCACGGATGCCAACCTCCATCGAGCGTATCCGCTGTAGGTTGGCGGTGGCTTTGTTATTCTGATCTCGGCTGATCAGCGCAGCCCGGCGCTTCGCCACACCGAACTGCGTCTGTAGCGTCTCAGCCAACGGCCCCATATCGCGACCCGCGGCCACTGAGCGCATAACCGCGCCGCCGATCTCCTCGAAATACCGCGAGGGGATCGATCGGATTAACCCCACATTTTCCTCGACGATCGCGTTCAGAGAATCGCGCATCGCGGCAGTCATCTTGAATTCAACCGTCATGCCGCCTTTGGCGAGGGATCGGCGTAATGCAGCGTCGCTGCGTTTTGCTGTTTCCTGAGCAAAATAAGCCGCAAGGTCCAGGGCTAACTGGTTAAATCGCCGTTGCCAGCGTCGTTTGAGTCGATTGACGGCGCGTCGCAACGCGGTAGCGGGTAGTTCATCCTGTGCTAGCAGCGCGACCTCGGGATTGTTAGCCCGATAGCACGCCTGTAACCAATAGGTTACAGAGCGCGACATCTCCTCGATAAGATCGTCCAACCGCCTTCTATAGCGTTGCTGTATGGCCGCGGAAGGACGAACCGGCGCGGCTGTTTTAAGTCGAGTGGTCGCCACGATAGTAGCTCTTTACTTCCGTGTAAGCCGCGCCATACGCGACATCGAGAGCCTGCTTTAGAGCGACACGCTCGCGGTTTAATCGCACGGCATAAAGATGTTCGTTTGTGGCAACTGCGTTTTCAGACAGGGAAGCAGGAACCAACGTCTCAAGTAAATCGAAAGTGCGCAAGTGCAACGCTTCCAATTCCCCGTAGAGCGCATCGGCCTGCGGGTTGGCGGGAAGAACGCGCCGAAGCTCGGTAAAGCGCTGATATTCACGCTCGATAAGCGCACGCTCAATTGCACCCAAACGAGCGCGCTTAACCGCGAGCACAGCTAAACGGTCCAGGACATCGCCGGGGGAAAGCGACGCCTGGACCGTTAGCACCGGGCCGGGGGACGCGGTCCGGGTTCCTACGGCGAGCAATGCCGCGATAACCTCTTCATGGTTGTGCTCAGTGAGCTTGAACTCATCGGCGTCGTAATCATTGCCCGTGAACTTGGTAACATAGGCGTAAGGGTAAGTATCGAACGCCCAGGGGTGCTGCTTGCCCCCATCCACTGACGGCGTAACAAGCGACTTACGACACGGGAAAGCAGCCGCTGTCAAAATTGACATTACACCGCATTGCGGGCCGATTACCCAATCACTCGCCGCGGCACACGCGAATAAGTCGCCCAAAGACCAAGCTGGGTTATTTCGACGCGTGCTATAGCCGGCGCGCGTAAGAGCATAGTTCAAATTATCCCAAAACCAGGGCCAGTGATTAGGCCAACTCCGGGCCTCCGGTACCAGCAACACAGTGCCCGGATCGCGCGGCGGCGTCGGTAGATTGCAGGGCGCTGCTAGCGGCACGTAATGCGGCAAGCCCAGAAGCACGCGATACATATCCGCCTGGCTAGCGTGGTAATGCGCAGTAAGCTGATCGATCCGCGCACCGGAACGAACAAAGCTCGGGTGAACGTAAAAAGGCCGCTCATCCTTTAGAAGGACGTTCTCGTAAGTGCGCTGAAAGTCCGGGTGGTTTTCAGCAAAAATGACGAGATGATCGTCGATCGTATAAGTGTGATCGAATAAATCCGCGATCGGCGCGTCGTGAGCCTTGACGACTAACTCGACATCCAAGCGATCATGGTATTGCTTGAAAGACTCCAAAAGCGCACAAGCAAGGTAAACGTCGCCTGTACCAAACATTGCGACGAGTCGGGTCACAGAGCGAGCGCAGCGCCCAAGCAGAAATCGGGCGAAAAGCGCTTTCGGAAACGATCCAGTTGCGCGCAATAGTGATCTTGCCAGTCGTCTTTGACTTTTCGTACATCGTTATAGAAAGACTCGACCGAATCGGAGAAATCGATCACCTCCTTCCACTCTCCTGAATGCACGTGCGGCTCGGCCACGACTGGCCTACCCATATGTAGGGCTGTAGCGCAGCGAGAAGATGAAATAATACCTTGCGAATCGTGCGCTCGGATCTGCGGTATTACACAACAACGACGCATCTCAGTATCACGCTCAGCGGCGCTTAATTTAATAAATGGAAGTATGTACCAAGTACCGCCAATTTTATTGATAATGCTTTGCCGGCGCGGCGTTAACTGGCCATAAAAGCCATAATCGAACTCAGGTACCGGATAGTCTTCGCCGACGAATAAGAGTTCTTGGGCAAATCCTAACTCCACATAAGCGGCCGGGGCAAACTTTCCGTACCAATTTGTAATATGAGATCCGGGCGCCAGGTGCCAAATCGTTTCGGCATAGCGTGCCGCGTCCGGAAAGATCGCCTGACGAGCGTCCATAGCATTGTCTAACCGGCCATTGAACGTGCCGCTTGGGGTCGGTTCCTCGGTGGCAATATAAATGAAACGAGAACCTAGAAAGAAAGCGCTTCTTATCATTTCAAGCGTAAATGGATCGGCGAAACTCTCATAGAGAACGTTTAAAGTATCCGAGTTTTCATCGGAAATATCCTCGTATTGCGAGGATTCGGAAGTCTGATGCCCGAGTTCGCGTAACTGAGATGAAAGAATGCGCGTCAAATCCTCAATGCAACGGCGCCCATCCTCACAATGATTAAAAGTATTGAAGTGAAAATTCATTTTATCGTATCAACAATCTCAACAAATCCCGCGTGGCAGTGTCAGTCGGATAACGATTGCCCAGACAACGCGCCTCTAACGGCTCGATCTTATCCCAAACGTAAGCCGCTGGGCGTTCAGAAATCCCCCACCGAAACCACCAAATACCGCGCTCTCGACTACGAGGTTTCAGGCCCCGATGCGGACGCATCGTATCGGAGAGAAAGACCGTTCCCGCAGGGCCATAAATACGTCGAAGAATGTTATTGGGACCAGCCAATTCTTGAGGTCCGTCTTCGTCCGTAAGCACATCAGTCAAGAAAACGAACATCGCTAGAAAACGATCGTCGTCTTGGTCGCAATGCAACTCTTGAATATCCGCACGCGTTGCAGCAGGGCCAGGACGCGTCCAAAAAGCATTCATGGAGTACGCAACTGACCGTTCGACATCGAGATATTCAGCGGCAAATGGTGTATATTCTAGCGCGATCTCTAGAAGATGTGGCGCGCGAATCGCGTCCCATGTATGGACGCAAAGGCACTCGGACGTTTGAGCATCATTACGGCCTACCGGCCCGCGATGAAGATTACGCGCTGTCTGTGGCACATGCGCGTCAGCATAAACCGGACGGCTTAAAAGAAAGGTATTAGTCTCGGCGATCTTTTCAGGCGAAAGCTGAGCCACGACCGAGTAGCCCTGAGTTCGAAGCTCGTCTAAAATCAAACTTTTGTCAAACAAGCGATATCAACCCACTCGGGTCACGGCGGAACACCCTCGTCGTAACCGTATTCATACTCGTCAGTCGCTTCGTCATATCCGCGCAAGTAGTGAACCCAAGTCTTATACTCTTTAGACGGGTCCGCAGTATTGAAGCGAAATTCGGTGGTAAAATGCCGACTGCAAGCCGTCCCAGTCAATCATCCCGCCCATTCTACGTAACCTCTTGTGAGTAAAGTATCCTCAAGCAACTGGATTAGTTTCGGACCAATGTGGTTGAGTGTGGCGTTCCGTGGAACATTGAATATGTCCGCATATTTCACAAGCTGACGCAGTCCCGATATCAGCTAAATAATCCACTTCAATTGAAGCGCCTCGACAGCGCGCGGCGCGCACTTCAAAAGCAAATATTGCAGTTTGTAGGGAAGCAATAATAATATCGGTTTCCGCGCAGCTTTTCTGCCCCTTCATGTAAAGGGCGCGATCCAGGCAAGCGCGCAATACTTCTTGGGTCAATACGCCAGGATGACTGCCGACATTACCAGGATAATTACGGCCTGCGCGTTTGACGAAAACTAAACGCTGCACATAAGTAGTATCATCAATACCTTGCAAATCGTAGACATGACCGGGGTCGATAACTTTCAATACGGGCCTCCGCCGGAAACTCAGAATCTCAGGTCAACCGGGTCGCCGTATTCGCCGAGATCGGCGCATGACCCCAATCGGCAGGGGTAAGACCCTTGAATTCCGGATGGATTGACGTGTCAACCGCTGTTTCGCCGAGATATCGCGGCACTGTTATCCCCCCGCGGACATATAAGCGGTACCAACCTTATCCCCAACGATTGTCAGCCCGGAAAGCTCCGCTAAGAACCTATGGACCTGTACTTCGGGATAAGCCGAACGCGGCAGTGCGTCGTGGAAAGCGATTATGCCGCCGGGGCGCACGAGCCGAGCATAAGTGGCATAATCAGCGCGAACGTCGTTGTAGCTATGCCCTGCGTCGATAAAAAGCAAATCATAGGGCGCGTATGATTCAGCTAACGCAACGGCACGCACATCATGGGTATCGGCACCAATTTCCGGCGGTAGATCGTCTATTAGAACGCGTCCAAGATCAATCGAAACAACACGATCGAAGTACAAGCGCCAAAGATCGTGACTAGCAACGCACGGACCTATTCCAAGTTGAAGGCAACTATCAAACTTTGTCGATGCTTTGATAATTGCCTCGAACTCTGCTCGAACCTGCATTACTGCCGGCAGGTAATTAGGAGTACCATCGGCCGCAGCATGATCGTCATGCCAACCCCAGCGTGGAGAATATTTCTGCGATCTCAATAAAGTGTCGTAGGTGTTCATCACTTTAACTCAAACAACGAACACCCCGCGCTAGGGGATATGAGTCCTGCTACCAACTCGCATCCATGCGGTGAAAGAAAGTTTACGCAAACCGCGCACCGCTTAGTCGGATCACTAGAAAGATAAACGTAATGTACATCCTCCTTCGCGTCTTTCTCTTGGTTCAGCATAATATCGGGAGCAAAACCCCCACTAACCGGCTTTCCGAAGTTGGCAGCCTTGCTGGAAAGAGAACTCGCGAGACGGTTGGAAGGATCACGAGGATGAAGTTCGCCGCCCGGCGTCAAAGTTTCCGTGCCAGGATGCCCAACGGGATCAATACCAGGCTCAGACGTTGGTAACGAATCAGAAAGATCGATAGTTGAGAAAGGAGATTGATGATCTACGGCTATTTGTTCCCGGACCTCCTCCGGCGCGACAGCGCCCATCGCGACAGCCGCGTCGTAGATATCCATCTTTGTCTTCTGAACGCCTACCAAGGCAACCTCATCCAACTGCCAAAGCGGTTTGAACTCGGCTACAATCTCCCGATCAACTTCACCCCAAAGATGCAACATCAAAAAGCCTAGGCAGGCGTGCAGATTAGGACGAAAAAGCAATTCCTGAAAGGCAGCAATCCAATCGTAAAAGGTTCGAATTTCCCCCTCGGACGAAGCATTCAGCCCGGCGGGCTGAATACCTAGAAGTTTTACTAAAGGAATGCGTCCAATAGCAGCCATGTGCTCCTGCGTCTGGGCTTGGAGCGCATCCAAAGAGGCTAGCGACGCAGAAATGTTCTTGAATTCTTCAGAGTTCTTGTCTATCGCCAGGACGCCGGAATTGTCGCGAAGAATATTGAACAATTCCAGCCGAGAGAAAAGCTGTTCACCCCCAACCTGGAGAGTGGACTGCATGTCCGTCGATAGAACAAATACCGAAAATGAACGAATGATATCCGCGACAGCCTGCCTTGTACGCAGCCAATTATCTACATAAGGTTTTGCCATCTGCGACATCGCCAAGCCGCCGAAAGCATAGGTAGGCTTTAGCAGGTCCGGCGCCTCTCGCCCAACAAATGTCAATAATGACGAGCGGTGAATAGCGTTACCCATGACAAACCATGTCACAGGCTTATACCAATCCTCTTTCAAAGGGTTGGCCGCATCATATTGTGTCGGGTATGTCCAAACCGGCTCGATTGGCCGAAATGCCTTCAAACTGCCCTTTGGGACCCTCATACGGGATAATTCATTCCATCCCGTACCGATATCTAATGGCAATTCCTCCCGATCGTCCGTGCGCCCGGTATCAATGTAGATATGCCCGCGGCCAAAGAAACCGTCGTAAGCCGCACATTTCTGAAACGCGCCACGAAGATCGAACTCTTCCATGGCGTCGTTAAGCTGCTTGATACGATCAACCTTCTTGTCAACCGTCGATGTAGATTTAAGCTCTATCCACTCCCGTGTCATTTCCGACGCGATAACCTCGGTCAGGGCGCGGTACTCCGGCACCTGAGCCAATTCGCTCAATGCCGCATAGCCAAAAAATGTGTATCCCGAGTTGATAGACCCGGAGAGAATTGACCCCGCTGTCCAAGCGTTCAGTTCGCCGAAAGCGGAATCCATCGCGAGCGTTGGCTCGGCCGGCTTAACACCGGCCGGGAAGTCAGGCAGACGCAACTTGCCCGGAGCAGCGACGGCGACAGACGAGCGCCGATCGCCCGGCAACTCTAACCAGCGCCGCAAGCGCCCCCCGCGCGCGCCGGCAACTACGTCAGGCGTAATGCGCTTCAACCAGGACTGAAAAAATGAATACTGTTCGGGCATTAGCGCCGCCGGGCCATCGCACGCGCGCGCTCTAAGACCGCCGAATTGATCGCGAGGCCACCGCCGGCAAGCTCCGGGCGCGGCCCCGGATCGACCGGGGAGGAAGCTAGAAAGCGTTGCATTGGCGACGGCACAGCCGCACGCACAAGCACGCCGTTGGTAATAACGATAGGCTGCGGCGCGCGCGCAAAACGGATCATCGCCGCGTCTGCCAGGTTAGGAGAACGCGAGCCGTCCGGTTTCTTATCTATCAAAATCTTCCCGACGCCGTTTACCGAGTAAGTGGGTTGCGAAAGTTGCGAAGCTAATTCCATCTTTAGCTCGCAACCTTCATGGATCGAAACGATATCGTCGGGATGACACGGAACACCCTCTACAACCCAGCGATAGACGTTCCGAAACCGGCGACGAAGTGCCCACCAACCCTGAGCCTTTCGATTAGCAAAAAAGTCCTTATTGAAACGTCCCGGCTCGTCCTGTTTATCGGGTTCAAAAGGTGCCTCAGAGCCACGAAACGGCAAAACTTCCACCCGCGGACGATGTTGCGTTAGCCGACGCTCGTTAATAACGCGCGCGTCGCCCCGGACACCGGCCCCGAGGCCATCCGAATCGAAACGATATTCCGTAACCCCGAGCGTGTCACAAAGGTCAAAGCATCGCTGCGTGGTGCCGAAAATGTCGTCACCTTTCCCCGACCATTCCGCGATGTGCTGTACTTCCACCCCGAGCGTGGCAATAAAGGCGTTGCGGTCCATCCCCTCGTCAGCGACATCGAGGGCCGCGGCGAGCTTTCCACTAGGCTCAATCCCGAGCTTAGCGCAAGCGCCGATAGCAGCGAGCACCCAAGGGCGCGGGATAAGGACGCCCTCTACCGAGGCGGAGTAATCGATATCAATTTCTTGAGCGACCACAGCCGCGGAAAACGCCTCAGAAACCTGCTTGTTGTACCAAGCGTCGTCTTTTCGAGGATCGTCACGCCAATGAAAAGTAAAGACCTTTATGCGTCCCGAATGGCGGTTTTGCTCGAAAGGATTACCTAAGCCGGCCGCTGTCGAAATATCATGCCGGGCATAGGTCGTTGACATCAACGACGCCTCAGCTAGATGAGGCCGCTCTAAGTGCGCGGCCTCGTCAACAAAGTACAATGCCGTGCGGTCCGACCGACCGATATTGTCGCCCCCGTCACCCGCAATAAACGAGCCGGTGCTAGGAAACGTAATACGCATGGAGGGGGCCATGCTACGATTCCAGCCACCCGTCCACTCGTTCGGGAGATGCTCCAAAAAGAGCCGCCCTTTTTCCAAGAGGGACTTAGGCTGCCCAATCGTATCCACATTGCGTGCCAAATTGGAGCCGAAACCAGCAGACATCTGCCGCGAGAATAAGCAAAGCGTGCATGCTGTTGCAACCGCCAGCCAGGAAACTCCCGACTCGCGGGATTTTTCCGTAAGCGCGCGGTTTCGACGGCGCCACGATTCTATGGCAAACTCTACCCAATCAACCTGCCGGGGAAAGAGAAGGAATGGGATCGTAGCCGGCAGACCGATATCTAGGTTACGCGGCTCGAACGTAGATCCCCAATCGGTTATGAATTCAGCCGGATAGTGTAAATAGTAAACCTTAGCAGGCTCGATTACACTAGGATCTTCTCGGATCCTTTCTAGGGCAGCCTCCCGGTGCTCGGCTACTCTGTCGTAGTCAGGCGCTTTCCAATCAAACTCAAGCGCATCCGGCCCCCGGATATAGGCAACAGCGTCACTCGGCGACCATACGTGGCCGGATCGTGCCAGGGACCGGCGCCGGTATTCCCTCTCGGCCAATTGCAACCGGCGCGCCTCCATCGACGCGCGTAAACTGGCCCTCAATTTCTACTCCGTTCGCTTCAAGGTCGGCCTCAAGCTCCTCGTCGGTCATTTCCTCGATAGACTTCGAAGAATATTTGTTTGGGTCCGGGAGGTGCTTCGCCAGTTGTACCTCCGCAAACTCCTGATCGCGCATCAAAACTTCAAAACCGCCGTTGGCAAGGCGACGCACTCCCTTGTACAACGCGCGACCGCCCGGTGATAATGACCGCGTATCATGAAAAATTGGCGTTGCCATACCATGGCCGTGACACTCCGGGCAGGAATGATTCGAATTCGCCTCAACAATCTGCCCATGGGCTTTAGCCATTTCAACGAAATCCGGTCCGCGCATCGGAAATCGATTGATCGAGTATCCGGCGCCCCCCTGCTCGTCGAAGTCCGTCCGATCCTGCGGCGAAAACTCAAGCATATTCTCTTGATGTGCGCTTCGCGCCGCACGAAATTCGCCATCCGTCATCTGGAGACTGTGATCTATACCCCAACAATAGCGACACGCCACCATCCACATTTCGGTAAGCTCGCGCGGATCGGCGTCAACGAGCACTTTCCAGCGATTGATAACGTAATCCGCGTGAATTTGGACGCGCGTTGCGCGACGCGCCCTGCTGAGCGCGATAGCTCTCTGAATTTTACGGCGAGAGAGAAGCCTAGGACCGGACTTCTCTGGCTCCGCGATGCCCGCACGCCGGGCCGCCTCGATAGGATCGAAATCAACCAGATACTCTTCGGCAAACCATGCCTCTTTCGGCTCCAGCACAAAATCGCGCTGTGAGGGGGGGCGAAGATAACGGGCGCTAGGCGCAGGGCGTTTAGGCTCCGGAGTAGCGCGGATATATCCAGAGGGGAGCGGCATTGTATTGGAGTCAAATCCAAGATTCTGATGGAATCCGAAAAATTAGGGCTTTACTTTAGGCGGTGATAAGTAGATAATCTGTCTTGTCAGACGGAGGGAAAACAGACAGATGGTTCGCACAACGCTTTACACCATACACGGCGCCGGCCATGTCGAGGTCGCGCCGCTTCCACCGGATGAAACAATCGTTGTGGCTATCAAGCCGGAGGCGTCCGATGCCTGATTACCCGATACCAATCAGCTCGAACTTCGCCATTATAGATATCAAAGCAGGGCGTGGTTTCATACGCAAGCGTATCGAAAAGGCCGGCGGCGACAACGCACGCATTCCCGTGGTCATTCGTGGGCATATCGACAGAATTCATAGTCGTGACGATGGTATCTCACAAGAGTTCTCCATTGCCGTCGTCAGTGCAGTCAAAGTTCCCAGTACCAAAATCATTATCTCGGACATCGAGTATGACCGGGCGAAGTCACTGGAGCTGCGTGAGCGTGTAATCGACTTGCGCAACGCTTTGCATGGCAGCTTGGACAAGCACGGCGACATGGCTGTGTATCTGACTCACCTTGCTTCATGGATGACCGTCGTCATTGACGAGCGTTGGCCTGAGATGGGCAAGCACGATAACCAGCCCAAATCAAAACAGAAGGGTAAGTCCTGAGATGGCCCACAAGCTGGCACGCGGGCGCAAGCTGTACCGGCGGATGAACGCGTGCTGGGATGCCGGAGGCTTCGTGCGCGTCGGCACGGCGGCCCGCTACACCGATCTAAAGGCTAAGAACCGGGAGCTGGTTAAGCTTGGCGCGTCCGGGTCAGTCTACATGGCCCGTGGCGTTCTCCTAAACACGGAAAGATATTCCATGAGTAGGTTCCTGCTTCGCAGCAGTCCGTTTCGTCTTAACCGCAAGGCTAAGACCAGAGCGTCCCGCTCCACAGGCTGTGACCGAAGAACTTCCGGCCCCAACGGCTGGCGATACACGTTTCGGCCAATATCTAAAGATTTTGGCCGAAACGTGTATCGAAAACACACGGATCACCATTAACGCGGGCGCCCTTAACCCTAGGCGGCCGGATGTTACACGTCCTCTAAGGTAGAGCCTTAAGCTCAAAAGGGACTAAACACCAAAGCCTATATAGCGGGCAAAAGCGACCGCGTAAAGGGATATTTCGCTGTCTGATCCAAAAAATTATTACTGAATTTCAGAAATTAGAGCTTTTACTTTAGGCGACGATCTGTCTTGTCGAACGGAGGAGAGAACGAAGATGCCTATGCACGAACACGACGAACTGCAGCGTGAGCTCGACAGCGGCGAAGTGATTACCATGTACAAGCTGGAGCAAGACTACCCACCGGGCAAGCCCTGGGAAGTCGCCTGCTGGACTAGCACGTACGGCGACAACAGGTGGACCAGTTATTTTGCAACCGAGGCTGAGGCATTCAGGGAGTATATGCGCTACTAGCTGGCAACTCTCAGAGAGGGGGCGGGCTGTGGGGCCTGCCCCCTCCAAAGCATCCCTTGGCCACCTGGATTAAGGGAAGCAGACGTTTTGAGACTGAAGAGGAAGCTCACAAGTTCTTGGAAGAGGTAGCCAAGCCGGTGTACGGGAAGCACAATGTTCGCATTTTTGCTATTACGGATTAACAATTCGCAAGGGAGGGTGTCTAGGCACTCTCCCATATCACCCGACAGGCCAGGCGCTCGACGTGGCAACGTGCCACCCGGCAATGTGGCACAGCCGGCAATAGCCGGACGCAATCGAGCCGCTATCCGCGAGGATGAGACGTTGGAAACCGCCGCGCCGAAAGGGGATCGACAATACGCAACAAACGCTTCTTCTTGCCTAAATATGGGGTTAACAATAGATTTTCCTCGCTCTTACCTATCTTATCCAAAATCCTGGACGAATGAGGAAAATAACCTTCTACCTCGCGCCCTAGCATTTGATAAACCACTTTGGCACCCCTTACATCGGACCAAATAACGCGGCCGATAACAGCTACACTGTCTCCCTCGTTATTGGCCGCCGCCAGAGCGGCCAATATCCTGACACGATCTCCTACACACAAATCCACCCGAGCGACTTCCTGCGCCGGCGCAGGCATCAATCCGCGTGCGTCGGCTCCGTACAAAATATGTAACGGATCGAAAGCACGCTCCGGTACATCCAAAGGTCTCTCCCCTCCAAAGAAACCGCGAAACCCGTCCCGAAAACAGTCACGCACAGCGTGCCATTCGTGCGGGTCGTCCGCGTCGAACCGTACAAACATCAACCTTGGTGAAAGCGGAACAAGACGCTCCATACTACGCCCAAGGCGCATGCTATTCGTGACCCAGCGCGGATAGAAGTAGGCATAACCGCGATCCTCCAAACTGAGCAAAGCGCCCGCAGCCTCCCGCGCAGCGAATTCGGCGACGTGCCAGGGGAAATTTTCCATTTTACCAACTCTCCCTTTTCCTAGAATTCTCCATTTTCATTTTACCAACTCTCCCTTTTCCTGGAAACCGGCTGTGTTGGGGGCGGCCCCGAATGCCCAGCGAGCGGAAACCGCCCTCCGCCGCACACTTCAGCCCCGTTGGCAGCGTGGCTGGGGCGGATTTGCGATACCGGCTACTGACAGGCATCATTCGTTCGATTGGCCTTGGGGCGAAAATATATGCCGACGAGATGCACCCGCAATCGGCTGCTAATCGTGCGAGGCGATCGCATGATCCTTCGCTTTGCCGGGTGCCGCTGAATCGGCTGTACGAGGCGCAGGCTGAGATGATCCGGCGCGGAGAGTTGTTGTTGGTCAATGTGGCTGCCCGCGAGCGGCCCCGCCTATTCGACCGAAACGCCTTGGGTATGAAAGGCCGCTCCCCGAGAGATAATCCCTCGGGGAGCCTGCTTGCGGGCCATACCCGGCGGTGACTGTCGCCGAGGAGAAAGGCTGCGACGGTGCGATACCGTCTTGGGTCGGGGGTGTTGAACCCACCCCTGTACCCATTGCTCTTAAAGGTGGAACCCGCAGGACTTAGTGACCGTCTGCGGGAACGCTACGCTTGCGTCCTCAAGTTGGGGTCATTAGCCGCGGAATCGAGACGGCCGCCGACGACTCGTGCGGCGTCTGCGAGTATGTTCAGGCAACCACTGGCGGTCCACGTCACATTTGTATTTAGGCATATGGTTTCCCCTTTCCCGTACCGTCGGCCGGGACGATTCCCGTGTCGCTGAGAGGAATATACGGGGGCACTACCCGCCCGCCAATGGATTGTTTTGCGTATTTGCATGTTTAATTACGGGGTCAGACAGCGGAGGCCGTGGGCACCGCGGGAGGGCTGCTGCGGGCCTTTAATCCCCAGGCGCGCCTAGATCTTCCAATACGGCGTTGACCAGATCGAGCACCGTCAAAAGCGCCATCGCCGGCGGCCCGGTCAGCCACCAAACCCAGCGTTTTGCAGGATGCTTCCGCAGGTCATGCCACAGCCCTGCCCATTCCCATTTCAGGCGTAGCACTGCGCAGCGCAGGAAAAGCATGCTCATTACGCTATGAGCCGGCCTCGCCCTTATTGGTCAAGCTCTTCCGGGGTCATCTTGTCGGTCCCGTTTTCCGCATCGGCGAAAAACTTGTTAATCTCTCGCGCATAGTCATCAGGCGAGACATCACGGTCCGATCCAGGGAAAAACTTGATGTTCCTTACGGAGTTGTCCTCGAACAACCGCTTTTTTAGAGCCGCTATTTCCATCACGGTGGGACACCTTCGTTGTAAAACCGCATCATGCGGCAGCCCTCCGCTTCTCAATTTCCTGTTTCAGGGCGCTAGCGGACCCTTTCCACAGCAGAAACGGGTTGATTCGGTAATATCCGCGGCTCGTTTCCGGGCGCTCGATCAGACCGCATTCGACGAGCGAGCGCGTCGCTTTGCTAACGGCTGCCTGATCCATTGCCAGATGGGATGCGAGGTCTTTCGGTCCCATGCACACCCGATTCCCGTAGTCGCAGCTTTGCAACATCGCGACCAGCACGCGTACGGCCTGCATGCCGAGGGAGCGATCGGCCAATCGGCGATCAGGCTCGGTCAATCCGTCTCTCGATATGAGCATGAAGCCTTCCGCTCCGTAGGGGTGCAGCGGCATTTTCGGCCGCTTCTCGATGAACACCGTCGTTGTTTTCGAGGCGTCGGATTGCATCTAATTATCGCATTCGTGAACTTCAACACATTTAATAGGGTAACTAAACACATATCACTTGTCTACTAACACATATCGCCCCCTTACAGATCAAGGGCTTACAGGTCGCTCTTTCTATGATCTTATCTATAGGCATCGGAACTCACGGAGGGAGAGCGTCCGATGCGCAACCCGAGGCGTAGCCGAAGGCCATCGCGATAGCGACCCAAACGCTCGACACAGAGCGGGGCCGATCGCGCTCCAGCTGACGATCGCATGATCGCAGCGCAGCCCGCGGGCCACCACCGCCCGCCGGCGAGCGTAACCGCTTCGCCCACCGCACACCCAACCGACCAGGTGGCCCTAAAAGCCGCCAGGAAGCCCGTACAGCACACTTCGCCAAACGGGCTACCCAAGTAGCCCAGGAGCCGCAAACGCCCCTCTGCGGGCTTCCTACGCGGTTTTTAGGGCCGGTCTAGCCGACCCGCTTCTGTAGTCGGGCATGCAGACCGTGCGCGTGCTGGTCGCGACGGGCCAGGGGAAAATTTACCATTTACCAACCCTCCTTCTGAAAAACCAGGGAAAATCCCAGGGGGCGCCCCCTGGCGCGAATAGCAGGCAGAAATTACCCCACTTACCCCTTAGTTACCCCATCACTTTTTTTTATGGGGTAATTTCTATACCCTTGAAACTACTCACATATTTAGCGTTATTATGTAATATTACCCCTATTACCCCTTCTTTCTACCTTCCTAAAGCAACTGAAGAAGAGGCACATTGCGTTGCGTTACGTTACCCAGTCTTAAAAAATAACTTATAACGCACACAAATTTGCGACGCAAACGTACTCTTACGGGGTACCCGATTGAGGGGTAACAGGGGTAATTTCCGCACCACTTTCGTTACGATTTACCCTCCTTTTTAAGCTATTTCGACCGATATCTCTACGATCTAACCCTAAACCTCACATTAGTGGGCATAAACCCCTATTTTCCGCTAGCCGGCAATCAGGCCGTAACGCTGCCGGCGATAGCCGGCAATCAGGCCGTAACGCCCGTAACGCTGCCGTAACGCTGCCGGAAATCAGGCCGTAACGATAACGGGGGTTATCGCCCCCGCCCGTAACGCTAAAACTCCCTATTTATCGGCAAAACTATCGCTTTACTCACACTTCAGACCCCGCTATTATATCGCCCCGGTGATGAGCCGCGCTGAACGGGGGGATAGCCTATGGACATCGCCGAAAGTTTCCTCGACGATTTCAATTCCCTCTTAGACGACGATTTCAATTCCCGTGACCGCCCTAATAAACCTAAACCTAAACCTAAACTTAAACTTAAACTTAAATCGCCGTCTCTGACTAACGCCGAGCGGCAACGGCGTTATCGAGAGCGTGGCCGCCTCTGGCGTGACAGCATACAAGAGCGCAACAGCGTTGCGGTCGCTGAAGCCCGCGCCCAGATTGCTACCCTGTGGGCTGCTAATTTCGGAAATGCGGCTTTTACTGCCGGCACCCTTGTCGAAAGCGCCCGAAGCGTTCCGTCTCTCACTGAAGCCCTTCACATTTTGGCACCGTCCACTGTAAGGGGTGGGCAGCCCTCACTGAATCGTCTCGGGCGTGAACTGCGGAGCGCTTCTAACACCCTTTGGGCACCGGAGTTGCGCCTCTGCATCGCCGCTGCGCCGGATATCTGGAGATTCGCCAACTAACTAACTCACCCCCAACAACACACAAATGCCCGCCAACACCCCCCAGGCCGTTGCATGGCTAATCGCGTGGTATGCGGGGGGGCCTTATACCATTGTCCACGACCGCGAGGCCGACGGCGGCGCAGGCACTTGGCGCGCTCGGCAGTTCCCCCGCGGGCAGGAAGCCGCGCTAGCAGCCTTTATCGAGGCCAATCAGGGCCGCAACAACCTCTATTTCGTCCCTAACCTTGCAACCTTGGGCGTGCGCTCCTCCCCGCTGGAGGAGGACATGCGGGCGCGCCTCACCGTCGTTGCGGACGTTGACCTCCCTATCGTTCTCAACCCTAAAGACCCGCTCGTCCTTGACGGTATGGCCCTCCCCCACGAGCGCGTCGTTGCGGAGGCCGCTCTAGCCACTTTAGAGGGCTGCGAGCCGCCCCCGAGCGCCTTGGTGTGGTCCGGGGGCGGCTATCAGGCTTTCTGGCGCCTAGAGTGTGCCCTGCTGGCCGAATACGATGCGGAGGTCGCGCCCCGCATCGTTGCCCTCGCTGACGCCGTGGGCGGCGACTATGTGCAAAATATAAATCGCCTGATGCGCCTGCCGGGCACGGTAAACGTGCTCAACAAAAAGAAACGTAACGAGGGGCGCATCCCCTCGATTTCCTTTGTCCTATTTGCCGATTGGGACCGTGTCTATCCCCTAGACGTTGCGCCCCTCCCTATTCCTCCCTCTCCCGCAATCGACCCGCTCGCATCGCTTCCGCCTTCCTGGGCGGAGCGCATTCGGGACGGGTCCACGTCCCATCTGAAGGGCAAAGATAAATCCCGCTCCGCGGCGCTTTGGGCAGTTGTTTGTTACTTGCTACGGCAACATTGGTCCGATGCGCAGATTTTGCCGATCCTGCTCAACCCCGATTACGGAATATCGACGCACGTCCTTGACCAAGGCAATCCCGAGGCATACGCGCGCCGCCAGATTGCCGACGCCAAAGCTCTTTTAGAAAAAGACTTTACACGCGACGAACGCAACCGCATCGACTCGGATAATCTAGATAATATCAACAAAGGTTTAACAGCCTTGAATACAACTCTTTCATATAACTCTTTTTCCGACAAATTCTATTACATGAATGGCGATGCCCGTCCGAAAGCTCTCGACGATGCCTCCATTATTCATTACCGTTTTCGCTTTGAGAAGGATTTGGGGTTTCGCCCCACAAAAGAATATTTCCGGGACGCCCTTACCGAAACCGCGCGCCGGACCTCCTTTCATCCTATTCAGGATTACCTTTCACCCGCGAACCTTGTTTGGGACCGCACTCCGCGCCTCGACACCTGGGCGATCGAGCATGGCGGCGCGCCCGATACTCTTTATGCCCGCGCAGTCTGCTCTTTGATTATGATAGCCGCGGTGGCCCGGATATATCATCCCGGTATAAAATTTGATCAGATGTTGGTTTTAGAAAGTCAGCAGCAAGGAACAAACAAGTCTCAAGCAATAGAAACACTTGCGGTAAATCCGGACTGGTATACCTCTTCCCTTGAGTTGGGAGACACGGAGCAAAAGATCATGGAACAAACCGCGGGAAAATGGTTCGTAGAGTTTTCCGAGTTAGGTGGAATGACCAAGAGCGAGGTAGAAAAAGTTAAGAGCCAGATGTCACGCACCGTGGACTCCGCCCGCCCTGCTTACGGCTATTTCCGGGTTGACCGCTCTCGGCAATTTGTATTTTGGGGCACCACCAACTCGTCTCAGTATTTAAGGGACGATCAAAATCGTCGTTTTTGGCCTTTGATCGTTTCGGAGTTCGACCTAACTGCGCTGCGCGCCGTGCGTGATCAGCTTTGGGCGGAGGCCCGCGATCGGTTTTTCCTCGCTCGGGACCGGGCCGCGGCCGCAGGCGTTCCCATTCACGAAAGCATTACCCTATCCCGCGATCTTTGGCCGGCCGCTGCTGCCGAGCAGGACGCGCGGCGCGAGCATGACCCCTGGGAGGACATCTTCGACCGAGCTTTCCTCGATCTTAAGGGCCATATCGCTACGGGCGAGGCTTTCCAAGTCATCGCCAAGCCCGACGAGCGGTTAACCGAGATTGACCAGCGCCGGGTCGGCAAGATCATGCGCCTTTTGGGCTTTCAACGGGTTCATACTACCTATAAGGCATCCTCCCCGCGAATTGGTTATTACTATGCGCGCGGCACGCCGGAAGAGCGTCACACACCTCTATTTGTTTTCCGGGACGTACACACAGGGCACGTGATTGTCACTGATAACTGCGTGGACCCCGAGACCATCGACCCCGGCGACAACCTTCTGGGCTTTTCCAGTCCCCGCGTTAGGCATTAGGCCACCCTTAAAATAGTGCTTTACTTTAGGTTGAAACCGCGCTATTCTCTCTTTGCCTCCGTAATTCTTAGTCATCGAACAACCAATGAAAACCTCAACCCAACTCATCGCCTTCGAGGAAAAAGTCGCCCGCGCGTTTAACGACGGCCAAATACGTGCGCCGATACATCTATCAGGAGGAAACGAGGTACAGCTCATCAACTATTTTTCATACCATTTTCGTCCTGGAGACTACGTTTTTTCAACCTGGCGTTCGCACTATCATGCGTTGCTGGCAGGAATTTCTGAGGACGACGTTTTCAACGAAATCCTAGAGCACCGCTCTATCACGCTGTGCTTCCCTGAGCATCGTTTCTATGCCTCTGGTATCGTCGCCGGCCTCGTGCCTGTCGCTCTGGGCACGGCCCTTGCTCTGAAGCTGGCTCCTAGGTCTCTAGAGGGGCACAAAGTCCATTGCTTCGTTGGCGACATGGCTGCGCGCACTGGCGCCTTTCACGAAGCTTCTGAATACGCGCTCGGTCATGAGCTTCCTGTGACTTTCATAATCGAAGATAACGGCAAATCCGTCGCCTCGCCGACCGAGGAGATTTGGGGATCTAGCGGACCTTGGCGAAATCCGCACGTCGATCTTTATTCTTACAAATTGTCTTGGCCCCACTCGGGCACCGGCCAGCGTGTCAATTTTTGGTGATCCTCACAATTCAGGAGATGGATTCGATGCCTACGGCGCGCCAGATGAGCGACAGATCGATCGGGCGTTACCGCGCGTCGTTCGCAAGCATTTGCCCGGAATGCGGGGAAATCGTCGAATCCAAGTGGGTCGCTGGGGGCGGTTGCTTGCCCAGTCCGCGTGAATACCAACTGGTTGCGGACTGGGTTTATCACGCGCCGTGCTGGGATATAGCGCTCGCGAGACTGGCGCCGTCTATGCACACAGGAGAAAAATGACCCCCTACCTTTCGGCCCTCTCCGAAGCGATGGGAATCCTTGCCGCAGACCCGCGGACCCTCTTTCTCGGGCAAGGTGTCTGCTATCCTGGCGTCGGCTACTTTCAAACTTTGTCCTCCGTTCCCGAGGACAAACGTCTTGAAGTTCCAGTTTTTGAAAATACCCAAGTCGGTCTAACGCTGGGCCTTGCCGTCGCCGGGCGCTTGCCGATCAGCCTTTTCCCGCGGATCAATTTTTTGATTGAAGGGACCGGGCAACTCGTACAGCACGTTGATAAGTGGCACGCCCTCACCGGCACGCACCCGCATTTGATAATTCGCACCGTCGTGGCTGACGGCGACCCTCCTGGACTTGATCCCGGACCCCAGCACCTGGGCGACTACACCGAAGCGCTTATGCGGATGTGCCCAAATATCGAATTTCATTGTCTACATTCCGCAGAACAAGTGCCTTTGTTTTATAATCACGCATTTCATGTTCGTGTTCCCCACATCCTGGTTGAATATGCGAGGCTGTATTGAAAGACGACGATCTCATCATCCGCCTAGCCCGTATCATCGAGCCTGTTTTCGATCGGGCTTCTAGAAATACGCGCAACAACGCTTTGATCACGGCGCGCGCTGTGCTGGCCGAGGTTGAACGTTCCCGGTTCCTTGAGGGCCGCGCTATCAGCGAGCTTTATTTGGGGCCTAAAATCGGTTAAAAAGTCATCCTATGGGATAGGAATTGCAGCACCCCTAAAAATAGTCCTTGTCTTTTATATAAGCCGAGGCTATTTTTAAGAAATGCTCGACGCAAGCCGAATTCGCCTATATCCGACTTCCTTGCAAGCTCAAACCTTGGCCGTTCAATTTGGCTGTGTACGTTGGGTTTGGAACAACGCTCTAGCCGCAACAGGCGATCTTTATCGCGCCACAGGCAAACGCTTGCCCTATCATACGATGTCTATTCGTCTTCCGAAATTAAAACAAGAATATGAATGGCTACGCGCTGCTGACAGCCAAGCGTTGCAACAATCCTTGCAGAACCTCGCCAGGGCGTTCGAGAACTTCTTTGCCAAGCGGGGTAAATATCCACGCTTCAAGTTCAAGCACGGTCGTCAGTCTATCCAATATCCCCAACGGGTGAAGATCGAAGGCCCGCGCATCTACCTGCCGAAAGTCGGCTGGGTGAAGTGCGTCGTGCATCGCACGATTGTCGGCAGGATGAAAACCGTAACGGTCAGTCGCAACACCTGCGGGCAGTTCCATGCCTCGATCCTGACCGATAATGATGCACCCCTGCCTAAGGTGAGTACCGAGGGGCCGGCGATCGGCATCGATGTCGGGCTGACCCACATTGCTATTACCAGCAACGGATCGAAGTTTGAAAACCCCCGTCATCTACGCAAGGCGGAAAGGAATCTCAAGCGCAAACAGCGCAAGCTCTCACGCAAAAGGAAAGGATCGAACAGCCGGAACAAAGCCCGACGGCTGGTTGCTCGCGCGCATGAGCGCGTCGTGTGCGCGCGAAAGGATAACCTGCACAAACTGTCTCGCCGGATCGTCAACGAAAACCAAGTTGTCGTAGTCGAAGACCTGCATGTGAAAGGGATTAGTCTTGCGAAGGCCGTTGGCGAAGCAGGATGGGGCACGTTTACCAGGTTTCTTGAATACAAAGCCGCGCGTGCCGGAAAGGCATTCATCAGGTGCGACCGCTGGTATCCGAGTTCCAAGGCATGCTCTGCGTGCGGTTCGATCTGCGATAAGATGCCGCTTTCTGTTCGGGTTTGGAACTGCGCCCATTGCGGCGCTAGCCACGATCGGGACATCAACGCGGCGATAAATATCCGCGACGAAGGTTTGCGGATATTGGCGGCCGGAGCGGTCGCTACTGCTAGTGGAGGCAGTGCAAGTCACGGCAAGAGGCGCAATCCTCGTGTTCGTGCGATTGCCGTTGAAACTAGAAGCTCCACCCCATGAGAAGGGGTAGAGTAGTTCACCAATATCCTACCGCATTCAAAAATTGGGGAATCGAGGAAATTGAGGCGATCGAGCGCGTCATATCCTCGGATCGGTTCACGCAAGGCCCCGAGGTTGAGGCTTTTGAGGCCGAATTCGCCGCCTATCACGGCCGTTCTTATGCAATCATGACCAACAGCGGCTCGTCAGCCAATCTGGTCGCCACGGATGCGATCGTGATTCGAAGGGGCCTACAATGCTCTCTTTTTGATGTTTTAGTACCCGCCATAGCTTGGTCAACCACTTATGGGCCGATCATTCAAAGAGGCTTCTATCCAATTCTTAACGATGTTGATGCAACCTGGAATGCAGATCCTGGCTTGCATCCATCATCACTTGTTGTCGGTTGCTCCATACTAGGCTGCCCCGCGCGTCTCGATCATCCCTTTTTGGAGGACAACTGCGAGGCGTTAGGCGCCCGCACCGAAACCGGGCAGCTAACCGGCACCTTCGGAGACCTTTCAACCTTTTCTTTTTTCCATAGCCACCAAATTTCGGCCATTGAGGGCGGTTGTATCCTGACCGACGATCTGGAGCTAGCGCGGCTTTGCCGAGTGCTTGCCAATCACGGCAATGAGGGTTTCGCTTTCCCTACCAAGGATTTTGACCATAGTTATCGGTTCACTCAGTTTGGTTTCAATGTCCGGGGCCTGGAGATGCACGCAGCCATCGCCAGGGAGCAGCTTAAAAAGCTAGATCACCACAACGTCGCGCGCCGTTCCAACCTTGCGCATTTTACCGCGGCCACGGAGGGCCTTCCTATCACTTTGCAAGCCCAGCGGGGCACGCCGGCCCCCTTTGGCCTGGCGTTTACCGTTGACGGCGGCAACGCCGCACGTGCGCGGCTTGTAGCTGCGCTGCAAGCGACAGGTATCGATGCGAGATTGCCAACCGGGGGCAGCTTTTTGCGTCATCCTTACGGCGCGCCGTGGCGGGATCAAAAGACCCCGAATGCGGACCGCATTCACGACACGGGCCTTTTCCTGGGCAACGCGCCCTTTCCCATCCCCCACTTGATCGAAAAAGCTGTGGGGGTCATGCGTCATTCGTTGGAAGTCACATCGCCATGAGAGTCTTGGTAACTGGAAGCTCCGGTTATATTGGTTCTATTCTCGTCCCTCTATTGTTAGAGAAGGGCCACAAGGTCATCGGATTTGATTCCTTGCGCCACGCGCTTCCCGCAATATCCCATAACCCGAGTTTTACTTTTGTGCACGGAGACGTGCGTAATCCCTTTGGTCACATACTCCCTAAAGCCGATGCTGTGATTCATCTAGCGGCCCTGGTTGGTGCGCCCATTTGTGACAGATTTCCCGACGAAGCAACGGCCGTTAACGATTTAGCGGTGCGGGAATTGGTTTCCCGGTTGTCACCTTCCCAAATGTTGATCTATCCGAACTCTCAATCGGGTTACGGAAAGACTCCCGGTATACCGATAGACGAGTCTGCGTCGATGCAACCGCTATCCCTATATGCTTTCTCCAAATGCAACGGCGAGCGCCACGCGCTTGCGCATCCCCGATCTAAGGTGATGCGGCTTGCGACTCTTTACGGCGTTTCCCCGCGCATGCGTACCGACCTGTTGGTCAATGATTTTGTCTTGCGTGCTTACCGCGATCGAAAGCTAACGCTTTACGAAGGACATCACTGCCGGGCTATTTGCCACGTTCGCGATGCAGCCTACGCACTCTCTATGTGTTTGACCGAGGAAATACCCTTTCAATCGGTTCATAACGTGGTGAGCGATAATGTAAGCAAGCGTTCTCTGGCTGAATGTATTCAGACATTTTACCCTGAATTTATCTTTGATGAAGATGAATTCAAAAAAGACCCGGATCAGCGCGACTATGCCGTTTCGGCCGATGCTTTGAAGGGCCGCGGTTGGAAACCTCAGCATAGCCTCACAAACGGGATCCCGGAACTGCTAAAGTTCTACTCGACGGTTCCGATAACCTATGTTTCGGGAAACATATGAGCACGGACGTGGCTTTCATACATCCGGGCGGCGTCCACGGGATCTTTTCCACCGAGTTGGTTGAGTCCTCCCTTGTCGCACGTGAGCAGCCGCTTTGGTGTCGGATTTGCGCGTCCTACCTTTTGGACCGCGGATACACCTGCGCGATTGTAGATCAGGAGGTTTCGATAGACGACGTATCTGTTTTGATAGAGAAGCTAGACCCTAAGATTGTCGTCATCGTCGCTGCGGGGCATCAACCCTCAGCCTCAACTCAATCTATGGTGGCGGCAACAAAAATTGCTGATAGCCTTCAGGGTCATACCACCAAACTGGTAATTATGGGAAACCACCCCTCCGCGCTTCCCGAACGAACATTGAGGAGTGTTGCGGTAGATTATGTTATCGACGGCGAAGGTCCAGCTACCATACTTGGTTTGTTGAAGGGTGACAAGTTAGAGAATATTCCTGGACTTGTCTGGTTTGACGAATTCGGCGACGTTATTCGCAACCCTGCCGCTTCGCTCCTTGATCTTGATCACGACCTGCACGGTTCGTCGGCCTGGCACCTGCTTCCCCCGCCAAGCCGCTATATGGCCCATCAGTGGCAGTGCCTGGACGATCTCTCGCGCCGCACGCCTTATGCCGCAATTCATACATCTTTGGGTTGTTCTTTCAAATGCCATTTTTGTATGATAAATGTATTTCAACATACGAACCGTTATCGTATGCGCTCTCCGGCTGCGGTTGTCGAGGAGATGGAAACGCTTTATCGAGATCATGGAGTTAAAACTTTCAAGATCATCGATGAACTTTTTGTTTTGAACAAACGACATTTTCGTGCTGTCTGCGCCGGCCTTGCTGCCTCTATAGGGCCGGATATCAATGTTTGGGCTTACAGTCGCACGGACACCGTAACCGAGGAGGATCTCCCGATTCTCCGCGCGGCCGGTATCAAATGGCTCGCTTTGGGTATTGAGTCGTCAGATGCGGGGGTACAAGCCGCCGCGGCCAAAACCCAGAAAGTAGATATCCGTGCGGTCGTTCGTCAAATCCAGGCTGCTGATATATCTGTCATTGGCAACTATATCTTTGGCCTTCCGGAGGATACCGGGGAGACGATGCAAGCCACCTTGGACCTTGCGCTGTCTTTGGGTACCGAATGGGCGAACTTTTACGTGGCGCTCCCCTATCCGGGATCCCCTCTTTTCGATGAGGTTCAAGCTACCCGGCCGCAGGATCTTCCCCCCGCTTGGGAAGCATACAGTCAGCACAATCCCCATACTTATCCGCTTTCTAATGCCAATCTCTCCGCAGCAGAAATCCTGGCTTTTAGAGATCAGGCTTTTCTCACTTTTTTTACCGATCCGTCTTTCCTGGCCCGTACCGCGGCTAAATTTGGATGCCCCGCCGTCGATCATGTTCGAGACATGACGCGCTATCGCTTGCGTCGTAATCTGCTGGAGACACCGGAATGAAAAACACGCGCTGTGCAACCTGTGGCGCGGAACAATGTTCCGGCGGCTGCACCCCGCGCCGATGCGTTTGCGGAAACGCAATCATACGCAAGGTTTATCCCGGCGGCGGTAGGGAGGCATGGAGTCTTTTCTTAAATCGTAAGACCTGTGGTCGCCCCGATTGTATCCACGCCTCTCGCGTGCGTATTAAACCAATCCCCGACGTACAGCCTATTTGGCCCCCGAACTGTTTCGCGCCGTACAACCTGACATTTCGGCGCCTATGCTCCCTTCAACCATAATCCTGGCAGGCGGCAAGGGCGCGCGCGCGCGCGCTTACCTGGGCGATACGCCAAAATTCTTGGCTCCGATTGGCCGTAGCACGGTCGCCGGTTATTTGCTTCCATGGTTGCGTTCATTTAATCCGCAATCCGTTTCCCTGTTGCTTACGGCGGGTTGCGGAGACGAGGCGATCATGTCGCACCTTAGTCATAACTTTGTCGATGCGACCTATGTAGATTGGGGGGCAGACGGCACGCTTACGAGCTTAAGGCGCACTATGCGGTTTTTGCGCTACTCCGCCGATGGCGTTCTGCTTCTGAACGGTGACACATTGCTCGATGCCGATCTTGTCGCCGCTTATGCGCAGCACCGTCGTCAAGGCGCGCTTGTCACGGAGGTAATCGACCCGCTCACGGGCGTGTCGTCAGGCTGCCGATTCTTTTCGGAAGCGACTTTTCGTCTCGCGCTTCGCTCCTCTCAATCCCAAGTGGAGGACGCTATCCCGCTTCTTTGTTCGCCGATGATCTACCCCGCGCGCACTTTTGTCGATATCGGCACGCGGGAGGGTTGGGAAGAGGCTCAGAAGTGGACTATGTGATCTCGCCTCCCTTCGGGGCTTATTTCCGCCATCCGCGAGCGATATCGATTCACGGCTCCTACACAGTAAGACCGCGTCCGGGACGCCTTAGACAAGTCTTGCGGACGTTTCGTCCCGCGCCGGGCGGATGGATCAATGCTATCGGGCTGCGCAATAGCGGGCTGGAATCTGCTCCTAAAAATACTAGCGTGTCGCTTGCTCCGATTGAGCCTCAAGATTGGGAGATTTTTGATCTTTGGTTAGGTAAATTTCGGGATATAGAATTTAACCTCGGATGCCCCAATATTGACGGCGATGCACCGCTGCCGCCGGAGTATTTGGTTGCTCGCACCGATGTAACCTGGAAGGTGCCGCCGGGTGCCAATGATCTAGTCGATTGGCTAGCCGCGCGCGGCGCGCGGTCTTTGCATCTTTCCAACGCATTACCCTCCCCGCGGGGCGGTATATCGGGGGCGCAGCTTAGGGCCGTCAACCTACCCTTCGTGGCCTCTGTGGCGCGTCGTCTATCAGGCATAGAGATAACGGCAGGCGGCGGGGTTTACGCGCCCGAGCACGCTCAGGCTTATCGCGATTTAGGCGCGACGCGTGTTTCGCTCGCGACAGCTTTCATGTGGCCGCCGCGGGCGTTCAGAATCCTTACAAAAACCGATTCCAGTCACGAGAGAGTTACCGCTTGTCGCGGGTGACGAATTGCCCAAACATCAACAGGATGTTCTCGATTTCCTTCGTAAGCGCAGCAGAGCTTGCACTGCGAGGAACCGGCTCAATCTAGCTCAGCCCTGGCTCGCAGCGTGCTTAATGAATTGATCAAAAAGGGAATGGTCGTGCGACGACGCAGAGCTAAAGATCTATTTGAATATGAGGCGGTAAAGAATGGCTGAGCGATTGGCCAACCGCGTCAACGATCTATGATCATCACGCGCACGCCGCATCGTCTGTCTTTGGTGGGTGGTGGGACGGATCATCCCGCGTGGTACAATGAGCACCCCGGCGCGTGTATTGGCTTTGCTGTCAAGCTGTATTGCTACGTGGCGTTGCGCGCATTGCCGCCATACTTTCCGGGCTATCGGCACAGATTTAGCTGGTCCCGGATCGAGTTGCTTGACGACCATGCGGCTTCAACCCATCCCGCAATGCGGGCAGTGTTTGCAGACAAATGCGTAGAGGAAGGGCTAGAGGTCCATCATTTTGCCGATGTGCCGGCCCGCGCCGGCTTGGGATCGTCGTCAGCTTTCGTTGTAGGACTTTTGAACGCACTTGGCGTTTATCGCTCGGGCACGGCTGACGAACGCGCGTATCTTGCTCGCGAGGCGATCCGCCTTGAGCGCGATGTTATGCGGGAAACGGTCGGCGATCAGGATCAGTATTTATGCGCGTTGGGAGGCGTTAATCGCCTTGATTTTGCAGTTGGAGAGCCTGCGCGGATCACGCCGCTTGCTATAAGCGCGCACATTCTTGATCACTTGACACTTTTCTATACGGGCCTCCAACGCAACGCGAGTGAAATCGAAGCCAGGAAGGTTGCCCGGAAAAAGGATCTGACTTATTTATATAATCTAGTGGATGAAACCGAGGGCATCCTGGTTTCTGGCGATCCTTGCCGGCTGGGCGAGATTTTCAATTTCGCCTGGGAGGTTAAGCGTAGCCTCGATCCTGCTGTAACCAACGATCATATCGACAGCATCTATAAGTGCGGCATCGCAGCCGGTGCCACGGGCGGTCGCCTTGTAGGCGCGGGGGGAGGCGGATTTTTTCTCTTTTGTCGAAGCCCCGACAAAGCGGCTGCTTTAAGCGCTGCTTTGAGCGGGCTTATCGAGGTCCGCCCTGAGATCGATCACGAGGGAACTAAAGTTTTGCCGGTCAATGGGGAAACGTGAGCCACTCTCGCGTGGGGGTACTTTACTTTTACCCCTATTAAGGTTTATAGATATCCTCGTTTTACTGAAACGAGGGCCATGATAACCCCCACCAACGAGCAAAGCTCCGTAATTCGCGGGATCTTGGAGTGGTACCGCAGCGGTGCCGCGCCTTTCATCTATATCGCCGGCTATGCGGGGGTCGGTAAGACAACTACAGTTCGTTTCATCCTGGATGAGCTTAAAGTCCGGGCTTTGGCCGCGACCTATACCGGGAAAGCGTCGGCCGTGTTGCGCTCTAAAGGAATCAAATCTCAAACAATCCATTCTTTGATATATGCTCCGCTGCCCGGATCCTCCCCGGTAGAGTTTGCTCTTAATCCGGAAAGCGATTTGCGCGATGCGGATTTACTCGTATTAGACGAGGTTAGTATGGTTGACAGGCAAACCGCTGAGGATCTGCTTTCTTTTGGTAAAAAGATTATTGTCCTTGGCGACCCCGGTCAATTGCCGCCGATCCGGGGCGCGGGTTATTTCACATCGGTAAGCCCGGATTTCTTTCTAAGTGAAATCCATCGTCAAGCTAAGGAATCTCCGATTCTACGCGCAGCTACCGCGGCCCGCGAAGGGCGCCGGCTGCCGCTTTATCGGTCCGAGGCCTTGAGTATCGTCGAGTTTAGGGGCTTTGACGAAATCGATCCCGACGCCCAGGCACTTTGCGGAGTGCATAGGGTACGGTGGGCCTTAACGCGCCACCTGCGCGGGGCTGATGCGCCCGACCTGCCGGGGGCAGAGCGCGTTATCTGCCGCCGCAATCAACGATCCCGCGCGCTCTATAACGGTTTGATGGGCAATGCGGTTGGCTGTGAGATCATCCGCGATCGGGTATATTTAACGGTGCACATGGATGACGAGGAGTTTACTCGATGCCTCGTCGTGGATCGCACGCCTTTCGACGAGCACCGTCAGCAAAGGGTGCTCGACAGCCCTCGCTATTCGCGGGATGTGGACCTTTTTGATTTCGGCCGAGTTTTAACCGTTCACTCCGCCCAGGGGTCCGAATGGCCGGCTGTTTCTCTGATCGACGATAGCGGCATGTTCCGTAAGGATGCCAATCGCTGGCTCTATACGGGCATCACCCGCGCTGCGGAGAAACTGACGATTTATCGCCGTTAGGGCTTTACTTTATCCCCGGTAGCCTTTATACAAGGCCCTACCGAAACGAGGAGACGCCCTATGAGACAGAAACGCATCACGGAAACGGTCACGAGCATAAAGGGCTTCGACAAAGATCTTCGCTGTCGCGGTTTTCAATTTGAACTTGGCAAGACATATGAGCACAGTGGTCCGGTGATAGCCTGCGAAAGCGGATTTCACGCGATAGAGGGAAATCCGCTATATGTGCTTAACTACTACGCGGCCGGCAGCCGTTATGCGGAAGTCATTCAATCGGGGCAACTGATGCGGCATGAGGCCGACAGCAAGGTCGCGTCCTCGAAGATAACCATTGGTGATGAAATCCCTCTGCATGAGTTGATTGGGCGTGCGGTCAAATGGGTATTTGATCGCGCGATACCTGAAGGCTTAGGGTCTCAAGCAACCGGCGAAAGCGGCGCGGCATCCGCAACCGGCGACAGCGGCGCGGCATCCGCAACCGGCGACAGCGGCGCGGCATCCGCAACCGGCATCAGCGGCGCGGCATCCGCAACCGGCGAAAGCGGCGCGGCATCCGCAACCGGCGACAGCGGCGCGGCATCCGCAACCGGCGAAAGCGGCGCGGCATCCGCAACCGGCATCAGAGGCGCGGCATCCGCCACCGGCTACGGCGGCGCGGCATCCGCAACCGGCATCAGAGGCGCGGCATCCGCAACCGGCGTCAGCGGCGCGGCATCCGCAACCGGC